CAGAAAAGAAAATCACGTAGATTGAAGGGTCGTAAGAAGAAGTAATCATGAGAAAGCTGGATCTGGATCAAGTTAGAGAATATATTATTAATACATCTTTGAACACTAAAATCTATATTGGTTCAGATTCAGCTAGATATAAACGTGGTGAAACTTGGTATGCAGAATATGCTACCGTGGTCGTTATTCATCATGACGGTTGCAGAGGTTGTAAGATTTTCGGTAGACTTGAATCCGAAATAGATTATGATCAGAAGCGTGATAAGCCTAGACTTCGACTTATGAAAGAGGTAATAAGGACGGCGAATCTTTATATAGACCTAGAAGAAGCAATAGGCATACGTCATGTTGAAATCCATCTTGATATCAATCCTAGCGAAAGGTTTGGGTCTAGTTGCGTTATTGGCGAAGCTGTTGGTTATGTAAAGGGTATGTGTAATATAGTTCCCTTCGTTAAACCTGACGCATTCGCTGCTTCCATCGCAGCTGATAGACTCTTGGCGTAGAGACAACGACCCTTAAAACTTAAAATATATAAATACTCCTAAACAGGAGATTTATATGTGGACACAAGAACATCGAGAAAAAGCAACAAAATCAATAAACGATAAAAAGAAAAAAGAAGTTTTTGTATTGGGTTCATCCAGTTCTACTGGATTTCTTAAAAAACTTCTTTTAGAAGAAGGAAGACAATATGTATGTGAAGAATGTGGTAATGATGGACAACATAATGGAAAATCTTTAAATCTACAATTAGACCATATAAACGGTAACTGTGTAGATAACAGAAGAGAAAACTTAAGATTTTTATGTCCTAATTGTCATAGTCAAACGCATACATATTGTGGTAAAGGAAATACAGGTAAATTTAAAGTGAGTGATGATGAATTATTACTAGCTTTAAAAGAAGAACCTAGTATAAGAAAAGCTCTTTTGAGAGTAGGGTTAAGCCCAAAAGGAGGAAACTACAAAAGAGCTATGAAGTTAAAGCCCTTGTAGACCAACAGGTAGAGTCAAAGAGCTTAAAACTCTTAAAGGTATCGGTTCGAATCCGATCAAGGGCACCAACGTCTCAGTAGAACAATTGGTCAGTTCTCGCTGCTCATAACAGCGCGGTTGTAGGTTCGAGTCCTACCTGAGACACCATTCACTTAAAGGAAACATTATGAAGTATATTTTAGCCGTAATGGCAATGCTATTGGTAACGCCTGCAAATGCAGGATTTCTTGATGATCTTTTTGGAAGTCCAGTAGAACCAGTGGCTTACAGAAATAAGCATGGAAATAGACTAAATACTTATTCCACCGGAGCGCACAATGCTTCGTGGTATAACGACCGGCGTGGACGGACAGCGTCGGGCATGCGTCATCACTATGGTGTTGCGCATAGAACTCTACCGTTTGGTACAACAGTTTGCATTCACAATCCTGCAAACGGTAGATCAGTAGAAGCCGTTGTAACCGATAGAGGGCCATTCGTCAGAGGTAGAACCATTGACGTAAATCAAAACGTGGCTCGTGCCCTCGGATTCTCAGGAACCGCACATCTCAATTATCACGCGTGTTAAAAGGGTCGGTTGCGCATAACAGAAAGGTAAAATTATGAAGAAGATTATTTTTGCTGTTTTGACAGCAGCAGCTTTGTTTGCTTTTAGCGACATAGCTGAAGCCCGTCACTACAGCCAGAATACTCAGTATTCAAAACACGAAACTATCCCTTATGATCCTATTGGAGACATTCTCGGTGGGCCAGATCGTGGCTGGTCAGTTATGACTCCAATGAATCACTATCGTACGAAGCATACTTCTTACCATAGCAAGAGATATTCAACATACACAAAACATTACTCTGGTCATATGTCTTCATCGATTGTGTCTTATGGACATCTTCTACAGAACATGGGACTAAGAGTTTCCGAACATCCAGCTTTCGGCGGAGTCCATCATGTTCATCATGGTTGGGCACATTATGCTGGACGTGCGATTGACGTTAACGTTGGTCGTGGCGTATATGAAGCACATTCCAGATACGGGCGTAAGTTTGACCAAGTTGCATCTTCCGCTCGTGCTGCTGGCTATACCGTTCTTTGGCGTGTTAAGGGTCACTACAACCACATGCACATTCAGAGATAATAAATATGGGGAGGCAATGTCCGTGCCTCCCCTTTCTTAATGGAGGATTAGGTGAGTCTAGATAAAGAAAAAGAAACCCCAGAAGTTCCCAACATCGAAGATTTTCACTACTATCTTTTTAATTCTACATTCGATGCGTCTAGCACTGGCGATGCTCTTAAGTTTATTCTCGCCAGAAACCTAATGCGAAAAGATCGTCCTAAACAAATTAAATTTATCATCAACTCTCCCGGTGGAGAAGTTCCCTCAGCTTTTGCTCTAATTGATACCATCAAAGGTTCAAAGATTCCAGTATTTACATATGGACTTGGTGAGATTGCTTCTTGTGGTTTACTTACGTTTATGGCTGGAGAAAAAGGCCATCGTTACATTACCCGAAATACTGCGATCTTATCGCATCAGTTCTCATGGGGAACTATCGGTAAAGAACACGAACTCCACGCATCAGTAAAAGAGTTTAATAATACAAGTCAACGTATTATCGATCATTATAAGAAATGCACCGGTCAAACCGAAGCAGTAATTAAGAAATTTCTGTTACCACCAGAAGATGTATGGTTGACGCCCAAGGAGGCAGTGAAATATGGTATCGCAGACCAAATTGTGGATTTCTATTGAGTGGGCAGCAACGATAACTTTAATTATCGCTGTAGCTCTTACTTCATGGAATGTTTATCCCGCTAACATATATATGAGTGCACTAGGTAACTTTCTTTGGTTACTTATGGCTTTGCATTGGAAAAAACTTTCTTTGATTACAATTCAAGCTTTTATCTTACTACTATATACTGGCGGTATGATAAAAGCATTTATGGGAGTTTAAGATGATTACATTATTGAAAAAGATTCTAGTAGCACTAGAGAACAAACAGACAGCTAGAGAAAAACATTGTGGTATTGGTTATAACGGAGTGAAATGATGGCTATTATTCGTTTTAGTGATGAAGAAGTATTTGGTACGGATTCACAAGAGTATGAGATTCTAGTAAACGCAGTCCAGAAGGTAGGTTCAACACCAGGAGCAATCGTAGAGATTGGAACTCGTCGTGGTGGTTCTGCTAAGATGATTATTGATTATCTAGAAAATAAAAATCGTTCTATGTTCTGTATCGATCCTTATGGTAATATTGAGATTGAATGTACAAATCTTAATATGACTATCCATAATCCAGATCGTCAGATCGAAGGCGATAAGATGTCTAAGGAACTTACTTCCCCTCAGCGTTTTGATTACGATAATAACATGCGTAATCGTATTATCCCCTCACTATACTTTTATGCATATAATGCCGGTCTAAACTTTACATTCTTCTGCCTAGAAGATACAGAGTTTTTCAAGCGTTATCATGATGGTGTTCCAGTGTATAACGATGAGAAGAAGCTAGAGAATGAATATGCTTTTGTATTCTTCGATGGTCCTCACGATAACAAGACGCTAGATATTGAATGCAAGTTCTTTGCTGAGCGTGCACCAATTGGAGCAGTATTCGTATTCGATGATATCTGGATGTATGATCACGATAAGATCGTAGAGCAGGATTGGTTGTTCCCACGTGGCTTTGAACTTCTAGAGAAGAAAAACATCAAAGCAAGCTATGTTAAGACCAAATAAAGGCTTTTCTTCTACCGAAAAAAGGCTATAATACAGTTCCTCAAAATAAGGAATAAAAAATGGCATTCAGCGATTTAGAACTACTCGTAAACGCAGACATGTTTGAAAGAGGTTACGATCCAGCAAACATGGATGATGTAGAAGAATATTGGGAGGATTATCTATATGGGTATTGAGATTTATTCAAAGGATAACTGTACTTTCTGTGAACAGTCAAAGCAGCTTCTTAAGATTCATGGTAGAGATTTCGTTGAGTATAAGTTGGATAAGGACTTTACTCGTGAGATCCTTCTATCAAAGTTCCCAGAAGCTAAGACGTTTCCAGTGATTGTAATCGATGGTTTCAACATCGGTGGTTTCAATCAGTTGAAGGAACATCTAGTAACAGATTCAAATAGCGGTTCTTTGTTACTGGAGACTAACTGATGGCTAAAGTAACCTTTGATCGTGATAATCTCATCAGAGACTTAAAGAGTAACGCTGTTAGAGTTTACTTCACAAAGGTAAATGGCGATAAGAGAGAGCTTCGTTGCTCTCTCAAGCCAGACCTTCTGCCACCTCAGACGATTCATGAGCATTTAGACGAAATGCACAATAAGCCTGAGAACAAGGAAACCGTAGCCGTATGGGATCTTGATAACGGAGGATGGAAGTCTTTCCGTATTGAGAACGTCGAATACGTAGAATTTCTTGATGCGTTTTAATGTTATAAATAACATCTTTAACGCTAACGTTCAGGAGAATTGAATGAGCGAAAACGCCTACTGGGGTTATCACCTTATCGTTAATGCTGGAGACTGCAATAGAGAAGCAGTTACGAACGCAGAAACAATTACTAAATTTGCTAAAGAATTAGTAAAAAGAATCGACATGGTTGCCTATGGGGAGCCACAAGTAATTCACTTTGGTGAAGGAAATAAAGCTGGTTATACTTTAATTCAGCTCATTGAGACGAGTAACATCTGCGCTCACCTTTGTGACGAATCAGGTGATATTTACCTAGATGTGTTTTCGTGTAAGACTTTCGATCAGCAGGTTGTTCTTCAGCTTGTTGATGATTATTTCTTGCCAACGAGAGTTAATCATCACTTCCTAGAGCGTCAAGCCTAATAAAAGGAACTTCGTTATGTTAAATACTGGATATTGTACTACTGCTATACCTGAAGCTTATCCTTATTCGACCGAAAAGGATTGCTATAGACGTAATATAGGAATCACTTTTGGTTCTTTTGATTTGTTCCACGCAGGTCATTCTATTATGCTAGAGACTTGTAAGAGACAGTGCGATTACCTAATCGTGGGGTTACAAACTGATCCCACGATTGACCGCCCCGCCATCAAGAATAAACCAATCCAAACCGTATTTGAACGCTACGCTCAACTAGAAGGTTGCCGTTGGGTTGATCAGATTATTCCTTACGAAACAGAACTTGACCTAGTTAATATGTTAAGCGTTCTAGAAGTCAGAAAGAGATTTCTTGGCGAAGAGTATAAGGGTCAGTTAATTTACGGCCAAGAGATCTGCGAAGAAAGAAAGATCGAATTGGTCTATGTTGAGCGTAGACATGGTTATTCATCAAGCGAATTGAGAATGAGAGTCAATAATGAGTCATACCGATAATTACTTCACAGAAGTTTCAGTAATCTCTGATGCTATTGATAAGAATCAGATCGAAGAACTAGCTAAGACAATCAAGGATATTAGAGATCACGCAGGTCGCATCTTCGTATTAGGCGTTGGTGGATCTGCTGGTAATGCATCCCATATGGTTAACGATCTTCGTAAGCTATGTGGCGTTGATGCTCTATGTCCAACCGATAACGTATCAGAACTAACTGCTCGTACAAACGACGAAGGCTTTGATACTATATTCAATGAGTATCTAAAGACAAGTCATTTCTGTAGCCGTGACGCTATCTTTATTCTATCCGTTGGTGGTGGTAATAAAGAGAAGAACGTATCATTAGCGCTAATCAATGCTATTGATCTAGCAAAAGAATACGGCGCAAAGGTTCTAGGTATCGTTGGTAGAAAAGACGGTTACGCTGCAACTCAGGGTGATAATGTTGTAGTTGTTCCTCCGCTATACGCCGAAAGAGTTACACCTCACTCAGAAGCTTTCCAAGCAGTAGTTTGGCATTGCTTAGTATCTAATCCTGTTCTTCAGGTAAAGGCCACAAAATGGTAAAAGCAGTATTCTTAGATCGTGATGGTACAATTAACGAACTAGTTCACGGTAGAGAAGACCCAAAGCACGTTTGTCCTTGGTATTACGCTGAATTCGATTTCATCGATGGAGTTGAAGAGGCAGTCAAGAAGATGCGTTCGCTTGGGTTCTCTCTTCATGTTGTAACTAATCAACCAGACGTTGATGATGGTTATACAACAGAAGAGACGATGGATGCTATTCATCTTCTCATTAAGAATAAATTAAACGTTGATACCATTCAGGCTGCGAGAACTCGTGGCACAGAAGAGTATAAACCAAAATCAGGTATGCTAGATAAGATCGTTAAAGAATGGCACGTTACAAAAGAACGTAGCTGGATGATTGGCGATACTTGGCGTGACGTTGTTGCCGGACATAATGCCGGAGTAAAGACTATATACCTTGGTGAAATATACAACGCACCTTCGGAATACTTGCATATTAAACCAGACTTTTATGCTAAGAATCTCCTTGAAGCTGCTAATATTATAGAACAGAATGTAGGTGGACAATGATTGAGATTTACGCTGATGGTGCAGACTTTGAGGGTATTCTAAAGGCTGCTGAGAATCCAAGAGTCACAGGATTCACTACTAATCCAACTCTAATGCGTCAAGCTGGTATTACTAACTACGAGAACTTTGCCAGATCTATTATTGACAAGTTGGCTTTCCTTCGCCCTGGCACAAATATCTCTCTTGAGGTATTTGCTGACGATACAGACAATATGTATCTACAGGCTAAGAAGATCGCTGAATGGGGCAAGCAGTATAACTATGATGTATTCGTAAAGATTCCAGTTACAAATACGTTAGGCGAACCAAACTATGGTTTGATTCGTTTGCTTAACGAAGAAGGTGTTAAAGTTAACGTAACCGCAGTCTTTACTCCTAACCAAACTCATAATATATTAGAGCATATTAATAATCCAGACGTTCCTGTTATTATTTCTATCTTCTCTGGTCGTGTTGCTGATACACTACGTAATCCAGTTACATGGACTAAGCAGTGTATTGGTGAAGCAAATAACAAACCAGCAGAGTTTGATAAGATCAAGTTTCTTTGGGCTTCATGTCGTGAGATCTATCATCTACAGATGGCTGACGAAGCAGGTTGTCATATTATTACGATGCTTCATGATCAGATTAAGAAGCTAAATCTACAGGGTAAGAACCTAACAGATTTCTCTAAGGAAACTGTTCAGATGTTTTATAACGATGCTAAGGCATCAGGATATAGGATTGAAGTATAATGAAGGGGTTTGAAGAAAACGAGATTTCAGAAAAGGCTCAGGGAGGAACTGAGCTTGCTAAGCGTAAACTAGCAAACATTCTAGATCAGGATCTTCTAGATAATTGTCAGATTATCTGTTCTCGTGAGCGTGAACTAGAAGAAGATAAGATTAGAATTTTCTGGTGTCATGATCTACCAGAAGATCCAGAGTCTGCTAAGTTTAGAGATCCAGCTTGGAGAGACAGATACCATAAGTTCGTCTTTATCTCTAACTGGCAGTATCAGCGTTATTGTCTGGTTCACGGTCTACCTATGGATAATAAATCTATTATCCTAGAATCGGGTATCGATCCCGCCCCCGAAAGCGTTCTAGAGAAGCCTAGCGATAAGATTAGACTAGTTTATACGTCTACCCCGCAAAGAGGATTAGAAATTCTAGTCCCTGTTTTCGAGCTTCTAGCAACCGATCAGTCAGATATTCATCTTGACGTATTCTCATCGTTTAAGATCTACGGTTGGGATGAAGTGGATGCTCAGTTTGAACCTCTATACGATAGAATCCGTAATCATCCACAGATGACCTATCACGGTTTTACTCCCAATGATCAACTCAGAGAAAGTCTTAACTCGGCTCATATCTTTGCTTACCCCTCTATTTGGACAGAAACATCCTGCAGAGCCATGCTCGAAGCTATGTCCGCTGGTCTGGTATGTGTTCATCCTAATCTTGGCGCTTTACCAGAAACTTCCGGTGGGCTAAACGTAATGTACCACGGCAATATGGAAGATAAGAACCTTCACGCTAGTATGTTTGCTGGTAATCTAAATGCTGCTATTCAGCTTGTTAGAGATAACAACCAAACTAATATGGTTAAGTTTAATAAGCTTTTTGTTGATAGCCGTTATAACATTGAGTTTATTAAGAACAAGTGGAACCATATGCTGAAGGATCTAGTCAATCAGTATCCAGATGCTGATTCTAGAAAGTTCCCAGAAAAGATGTTTGTTTATAGGACATAATCATGATCTTAACAAGAACTCCGCTACGTATTTGTTTCTTTTGCGGGGGTAGCGATATGCCGTCATTCTATGAAAGGGATGACGGTGCCGCCCTTTCCGTAACGATTAACAAGTTTATCTATGTCTTTGCTCACAAAGTTCCCCATATGGGCGTACGTTGTATGTATGATGACGTAGAAGAACATCACGATATTGAGCAGATGCAGCACGCTATTACTCGTGAGACTTTAAAGTATTATGATATCAATAAAGAGATTACGGTTGCATCAATCTCAGATATTGTAACTAAGGGGTCTGGTCTTGGTAGTTCTTCTGCCTTTGCTGTTGGTCTAGTGAAGGCACTATCCACTACCAAATATGATAATAGCACTCGTAGATACGTAGCAGAGATTGCTTGTCAGATTGAAATGGAAAAGTGCGGTTATCCTGTCGGTAAGCAGGATCAATACGCAGCTGCTTTCGGTGGTTTCAATCTTCTAAAGTTTAAGAGAAACGGCGAAGTTGATGTTGAAGAAGTTCGCTTAACTAATCCGAACGTTGGCAAGCTTGAAAAGAACCTTATGCTAGTCTATTCTGGTAGAGGAAGAAATGCTAATAACATTCTTCAGAAGCAGCAAAAGGCTATGACTATTGATATTGAAAAGTTCAATAAAGTAAAGTGTCAAAAGGAAAAAGCTTATACTGCTATGGATCTTATTCATAAAGGTAAGCTAGATCAGTTTGGTGAATTACTTCATGAATCTTGGATTGAAAAGAAAACAGTATGTGAAGATATCACTCAAGACTATTTCGATCAAATCTATACCACGGCTATTAACGCTGGAGCGATTGGTGGTAAACTATTAGGCGCAGGCGGCGGTGGATTCTTTCTTTTCTACGTTCCAGAAAATAAAAGAACAGCTGTGGAAGGTGCTATCTATACCAATCATAAAGATTGCAGAATTTACGACTTTCAATTTTATGGTTCAGGTAGTAATGTAGTGTATCATCACGAATAAATACCTTTACGTTCAGTATAGAATAAGGTAATATACTTGTCAGGAAAATCAAATAACGTTATTACATTTCCTAAGCAGCATAACAATTCTGCTAAGGAACCAAATCTAGAAGATATACATCACAATATGGATATGATGCGTCAATATCATATCCAAGAAACTATATTAAATCTTGCTCCTATCATTTTTAATCATTTAGATATAGCAGGATTTGGTTTAGCTGATGATGTTGATGAGGATATCAAAGATGGGGCTTTTCTAATTGAAGCAATTAGATCGTTGCTATGTAAACAATATGAGATCTTTCATCCGTTTCAAGTTATAGCTGATAACATATTCGAAGAACCAACTGACGAGAACTCTCCTTATAAAATAGTAGATGAAATCAGTTTAGATTTAAAAGACCCAGAAGAAGCTGAAGAAACCGAAGAATAGGTGTTTCGTGATTATCGTTGATCTGAATCAAGTGATGCTATCCAACCTACTAATGCAGTTGGGAAACCACACTAACGCACAACTCGAAGAGAATATGGTTCGCCATATGATTCTCAACTCTCTTCGATCCTACAGAGTTAAATTCAAAGAAGACTATGGCGAAATGGTTATCGCTTGTGACAATACAAACTATTGGCGCAAAAAGATCTTCCCATACTATAAAGCCAATCGTAAGAAGAACATAGAAGCCTCAGAACTAGACTGGAAGAATATCTTCGAGTGTATGAATAAGATTAGATCTGAACTCAAAGAATATTTTCCTTATAAGGTAATTGATATTGAGTCTGCAGAAGCTGATGATGTTATTGGCACACTTGTCGAAGAATTTGGTTCTAGCCTAAATACTGGAGAAAAGATTTTGATCTTGTCAGGAGACAAGGATTTCATCCAGTTGCACAAGTATGCTAATGTTAAACAGTATGACCCTACCAGAAAGAAATGGATCACTCACGACGATCCAGATAGGTTCCTAAAAGAGCATATCATGAAGGGCGACTCAGGCGATGGTGTTCCAAATATTCTTTCATCAGATAACTGTTTTGTTATCGGAGAAAGACAGAGACCATTAACTGCAAAGAAGATTGAAAAATATATTACTATGAATCCTAATGATATGGAAACAACTGTATCAAGGAACTATCATCGTAATGCACAGCTTATTGATCTTAGTTATACTCCTAGCGAAATTCATGAGAAGGTTATGTGTGAATATAATTCTCAGAACAATCGTGATAGAAGTAAATTGCTAAGCTATTTTATGGCAAATAAACTTAAAAATTTAACTGAATATATTTCTGAATTCTGAGGAGAATTAAATGCAGATTGGACTATGTGAGTTTCTAGCAAAGGTTGCTAAATTAAAGAAGACTCAAGAAAAGATTGACGCAATAAAAGCTAACGATAGCATTCAACTAAGAATCATTCTACAGGGTGCTTTTGATCCAAACGTAGTATGGTTACTTCCAGAGGGCGAACCTCCCTATAAGCCAAACGATCTAGTTGACCAAGAACACGTTCTCATTAGAGAGTGTGAGAAGCTACGTTATTACATCAAGGGCTTCTATGATAACCTACCACAGGCAAAAAGAGAGTCTATGTTTGTGGAGTTACTAGAAAGAGTTGCACCAGAGGATGCTAAACTTCTATGTGCAATTAAGGATAAGAAGTTACCATTTAACGGTATCACAATCAATCACGTAAAAGAAGGGCTACCAGGGCTAATTGTAGAATGAGTAAATCAGCACTAAAGAAATTTCGTAAAAACGATTATTCAGATCACGACGAATACAGCGATAATCCTCGTGAAAGAGAAAACAAGCGAAACTCTAAAAGAGTTGAGCGTGCATTAAGAACCAGAGATATTTCTTCATTAGTTGAAGACGAAGAGTCTGGTGATGATTATCAATTCGAATGGAATAAGGATAGCGATTGATGCCTATCTATAAGCTGCGTAATACTCAATCAGGAGAAGAATGGGAAGAACTAATGTCTATCTCTGAAATGGAAGAGAAGATTGCAGATCATCCTCATGTTGAACTTCTAGTTAACGGAGCGCCCATGGTCACTGGTACCATGGGCAAGAACACTCCTATGAAGACTAAGTATAAGGATGCTACTTCGGTAAAGCGTCCATATCTCGATTCAACAGGTGATTAATGCCCACATATCGTTTTCTTAATAATGAAACTGGCGAAGAGTATGAAGACTTCATGAGTATTTCTGCTCTTGAAGTTTACCTTGAAGAGAATCCAAATGTAACTCAACTCGTAAATGGCGCTCCTATGATCCATTCTGGCAGAGGTATGGCTAAACCTGATCAGGGTTTCCGTGATCTGTTAAAACATATCAAGAAGGGAAATAATAAAGGCATTACACGGAGTACCATCAACACATTTTAGAGGTAAAATGGAAGAAGAACATATAACAAAAAGATTAACCCGTAGAGAAAAAAGACTTCTTCGCCAACAAGGAAAACCACAAAAAGAGAATTATCAAGAGAAATTAAATTTCAACTTAAGACACTTTGATCCATTGACTGAAAACCAAAGATGGGCTTTCAAGGCGTTTTCTGAAGATATGAATCTTATGCTCCATGGCATTGCCGGTACAGGTAAATCCTTTATGGCAATGTATCTATCGTTGAAACAAATACTAAACGATCCAGAATCTGTTTATAAGAAAATTGTAATCGTTAGAACAGTTGTTCCGACTAGAGATATGGGCTTTCTTCCAGGTAACTCTAAAGAAAAAACGAAAGTATACGAAGCACCATATTATGCAATATGTAACGAACTATTTGGTAGAGGCGATGCATACGACTACCTTAAGAATAAGAATATTGTTGAGTTCATGTCTACATCTTTTATACGTGGTATTACTCTCAACGATTGCATAGTTATCGTAGACGAAATGCAGAACGCTACTTTACATGAACTTGATTCCGTTATCACACGTGTAGGTCATAATTGTAAAGTTATCTTCTGTGGAGACTTCAGACAGTCTGACTTCACCAGAGAACACGAGAAGAACGGTTTAACTGATTTCATGCGTGTTGTTAAAAATATGAGATCATTCTCTCTCATAGAATTCAATGCTGAAGATATTGTCAGATCTGCTCTCGTTAAAGAGTATATCATTCTTAAAGATAAGATGAGGATTCAAGTATAATGGCAGATAAATTCTTTGTCCCAAATTATTGGCCTAGTCCACTACCCGGAAAGATTCACAACTTTCATTACAAAACAGTAGATAAGTCTATGCCAGATCTTATCGTTAAGTTTGTTCTATCATTAGATGGTAAAGACTTACTTTATGTTGATTATAATGAAAAGGGAGAATGGGTAGATACTTGGTATCTACGTTATGAGGCGGGCAAAGGGTTAATGGAATGGCGTGATGATTATCCAACTGGTGGTTGGTTTACTAATCGCAAAAAAGTAGTTATGAATCCGGGTATAGGTTGGGGAGAATTTGGAGAGATTGGAGGCTTCTATCGTAATTTTCCTAAGATGGATCCAATTAGATCTAATCCTCCCCAATTCATGTCTGGAACCCAAACGGTTATTTGGGAATCACATATTCCAGAAATGACTTTATCAAACGGAGATAGATACACCGATATTATCACTATGGTGTATCAACAATCTTGGGGTAAGAAGACAGCTGGTGCTCGTTATTATATGGCGAAAGGTATTGGTCCAATCGCACTTAACTGGATAGCACCAGATCCGAATAACCCAAATAACTTCATTACAACTTCTCGTATGGACGCAATATATACGGTGACTGATGGCACACAGAAAGATATTCAAACATAATTTTGTCGCAGAAGTAGATGATATTGGTATGGACTATGAAAACGGTAAAAGATATTACTTCTTACCAAACGGTCAGAGATTCAGATCAGTAACCACTGTTATTTCCGAAAAGGCAGACAAATCTTTTCTTATTGAATGGAGGAAACGAGTTGGTGAAGAGGAAGCTCAAAAAACCACAACTCGTGCTTCCAAGAGAGGAACTGCCATGCATACCTTGGCAGAGAATTATATCTTAAATAAAGATTACAAAGATGGAGTGATTCCATCTAATCTAGATATGTTCAATACTATAAAACCCTACCTAGACGAACACGTAGATAACGTCTTAGGGATCGAGTTAGCCCTTTACTCTAATTTCCTACGGGCGGCGGGTCGAACCGATCTAGTAGCCGAATATAAGGGTATACCGTCGATTATAGATTATAAGACTTCCGCTAAGAAAAAGAAGGAAGAGTGGATCCAAGATTACTTTATTCAGTCAAGCTGTTATGCTATTATGTTCGAATGGATCTATAAGATTAAGATTCCACAGATTGTTATCATGATAGCTGTTGATAACGAACCTGCTCAGATATTTGTGAAGAATAAGGTAGATTTTGTAGATAAGGTTTATGAGACGTTTACCACTTAGTTGGTATCTTCTCACAATACATATAATCATCGTCAGTAGAATACACAACTCGTTTAATCTTAAAATGACGCAGAGCCTGTTGACAACCAATACAAGGCTCTGCGTATCCATCAGACCACTCTACGTGATCTTTAGTTAGTTTCTTGACTCTGTAGACGTAGAGCGTCCCTTTCGCCATTTCTTCCTGTTCCACATGGCGCAACGCACTAATAATACAATCGACTTCAGCATGTTTAAATATAGCCTCTATGTTCTTTGAAAATCTCTTTTGAAGAGGATGGGTCTTGTATGAATTGTAGCCAACCGAAATAATCTCGTTACGAATAACAAGACTAGCCGCCAACTTTGCTCTATTGTCGTTATGATTATTTATGGCCATACGTCTAGTAAAAGCCATGTATTTGTGATCACGATTCATAATATATTGATCAAGCCCCGTCTAACCTAGACAAACTAGACACCTCACGAAACCTGCCACGCAGATCCCGCTTGACCTTGCCCTAATATTACCCTCAACTTGGAGCGGGCAACAGGATTCGAACCTGCGACGAACAGCTTGGAAGGCTGACACTCTACCCCTGAGTTATACCCGCATTAACCGCCAAATAGATCTGCACCAATAAAACCGAATACAATCATAATAATAAAGAAAGATAAAACTCTGAAAACGACTAATAGTCTATAATCTACTTTCATAACGTGTCCTTTTGGAAGCGGAGTGTTGGAATTGCGCCAACTTCTATCGGTTTATGAGACCGATGAGATACTATACCTCCCACCCGCTAATTATGGTGCCCAAAGAGAGATTCGAACTCCCGACCTACTGATTACAAATCAGTTGCTCTACCAGCTGAGCTATTTGGGCGTATTAGTTTACCAACAAGATTGAACCAGATCTGGATTACCGAACAACTGTCCGAACAGATCGTATGGATCAATATACCAAGCACAAACTCTAGGAGGTGGTGCTACAGGAACTGCTACTGGAACCATCATAGTTGAAGTGATTGGTCCAGGTCCAGCAGGATAATACTGAACAGCTACAGGCTGTTGTATTGGAGCCACTGGAACCGCAACAGGAACAGGCATTGGTGCCGGAGCAACAGGGACTGCTACTGGAACAGGAACTTGTCTCGTAACGGTTTTCTTTACTACAACTCTTCTTGGAGTTGAATAATAAATCTTACAACCGTTACACACATCTATCTCGTTGCCCGCATAAGCACTCGATGCTATAAGCAACGATAAAACGAGAATGATCTTTTTCATGATTACCATCCGTAGTAATATCCATTAGAAGGATAACCATAAGGATAACCATAACCACGTGGTGGAGCATATCCGTAATATGGATTATAGCCGTAACCATATCCATAACCGCCAGAAGCTGCTAGTCCACCTAGAACGCCGATAGCTGCACCGATACCCATAGCAGCACCGTAACCGCCCCATCCATAACCACCGTAATATCCTCCGTAGTAACCACCACGCCACCAAGCGTTAGCTGGAGCAGCAGTCGTTGCTAGTGTTAGCACGGTTAGTAAAGCAATAAGGGTCTTTTTCATTTTAATCTCCATAGTTGTGGACTAACCTTAGATCCACACGAGTCTATTTATAGCGACCAACCTAACTGGCTCCCCGAGAAGGACTCGAACCTCCGACCCAGGCATTAACAGTGCCTTGCTCTACCAGCTGAGCTATCGGGGAATAACCGTATACTGTACGCCGTACAAATCTCTTAGTTTAGCGTTAACAACAAAGTTACTCGCCGCTAAGAATATTATACTTATTACCGCTATGAAAATAAAGAGATTCCATATAACATCACCAAGAAGGTTTCTCTTTACTTCACAAAATGGTTTCATACACCCCCAAGGGTAGAAGCTAGTTATACGAGAACATGTTCTACACCTGTAATAGGTAGGCATATAAACTCCTGTAAAGTTATTCCGTGGGTGTTGGTGTCTGTTTAAGAACCGTTGATTGAAAATCATTAAAACCCCATTGTGTTTTAATGACCCGGTTCCCCTTGGGCTGGCCTTTCGTCCGGTTGCGCCGGAAATCTCCATACGGACGGCGTGTATCCAAGGGTGGTGATCTCCCTTACCAACTAGGGTCTTGCGTTCTTTCGCCCAGACCCACGAAACTTTATTTAGCCTACGTATGTATACTTCGAAGTCTCACGACCACGAGAATCCTTTGTGGTAACTAGCTTGATGTTTAGACCCTTCTTACGAAGGCTGTAAACTAGACCATGTGGATTAGCTGCACCGAAACGTGCTGAAATCTGCTTGGCTGTTAGAGCCTGACCCTTAGTCACGAGAGCATTAATAACACGATCTGTCTGAGTCTTTACCATTATATATTTCTCCTATTTAATTAAAGTATGTCAACTACTCTACCACAATCATCAACAGCACGAATGCGTCTCGAAGGAAACTGCCACTGTAGCTGTCGCATCCCCATTATGATTAACTGGGAATTATTTTGAGTAACGGTATATGTACGCCAGTTTCCCGTCTCGTCTTGGACTTGGAGATTGATGTTGTCCATAGTCGTTACTCCTTATTTCTAATATATCTATAATATAGTAACTCAACCTAGAAGTAAATGGTTTTTTTCGATTTTTTCAAAATTCTTTTATTTTTTTTATTAATTCTTCTACGACAACTTGATATTCGGCGTTAATAGCTCTACATGTATTGTAGTTTTCATATTCTCGCTCGTGTAGATAATGATATCTTTTATCAATCATCTTTTCGATAAGCTGAACTATCTCTTTAATGTCATTCTCTTGAATCGACATCAATCTCTTCCTTCAAGTTTTCAACAACTATGTAATCCGCTTCCTTACTTAGCTGCATGTGTTCTTCTAATATTTCTCTAACTTTGATAAGTCTATCCTGAATATCATTAATGGTATTATGGACTGCCTTATCATTATGGCCTTCTTGAAGATCTATTAAAGCCGCATAAAGATTCATATCAGCAGAATAATCTACTTGCCATTTACGCAAAACACCATCTTCTCCATACTGCTCATCTACTTTTGTAGGAGGAAACAGAATATTTCTGATTAACTCAATCTGTTCTTCTGCTGGTGTTCTTGGTTTCTTTTCAACTTTAAATGGCCACATAATATAATTCCTTCAATTACTTTTTCTTACGACCCATATTATACTTAGCCTCAAGAGTCCAATCATGCTTTTCTTTATGATTGATGATCTTAATCTGACTCATAGATGCTAATGGTTCAGTAATTCTTTCTGGTTCAACTACTTTTAAAAGACCCCATTCCTGAAGAAGATGTGCGATCTTGTTTCTACGACCTCTATCTTCTTCTGAAAAATTAGAATCCTTTCCATCAATCAAAAACATTTCTTTGAAATGTACTATGTAATACTTTCCCTGTTTATGAAAAATATGACATGATTGATATAATTTCTTTTCCTTGCGAGAAGCAACACCAATACGTGTCAAAGTTTCTTTAATCTTTAAAAAATCTTCTTCTTCTGCAAATTTCACCTCTACTAAAGAGTCCAAAAATTCATTCATTTTACTCCACCTTTTTCTTTTCTTTTTCTTATTTCATTAATTTGCTCCGCTGTGAGAATCTTTAGGACTTCCTTAGCACGAACAATATTATATTTATAGTGCTCAGAAATCAAGGAGATAAGTTCTTGTTCTTTCTCTCTAGCTGCTTTTTCCTGTTTAGTTTCACCTTTTGTATACTGACGACGATATTTTCTAACTGCACCATGAAGATAGCTATAGTGCATATGGTTTGAAACCTGATAATTGATATTCATTTCGTTGATAAACGGAACAATATCTTTATGCTTGGAAAGAATATTGTTGATTCTCCACTGAGAGTAATCACCATCTATCTCTACCTTTGGTCCATTCATGATGCTATTTTCATAGCGCCAATCATATGCTTCCTTCTTCTTCGTCTCAACAGATTTCTCTGATTCTCTTTCCTCCATTAGTACATTTAGAAACTTAGTCATCAGGCGAACTCACAGTCTTTCATAACTTCAATAAGGAACGCTAGAAAGTTGATTTCTGGATTAGCAGAAAACGCATTTTGATACTGGTATCTAGCGATATGAAGAATCATCTGAGCACCACCATTCTTAGTGAATACATCGTTTGATACTTCATAGAACTGATTATATAGTGTATTTACGTCTGTATCTAGGTTACTCTTAACCCACTTACATACTTCTGTATAGTTCTTATCTTTAAGCAGAGCGATAAGATCCTTGATGGATGATTCCTGTAGGTTAACAAGAATACCCGTATCAATCTTACCTGTAGCAGAATAACGCTGAAGTTCATTAAGAACTCTACGCCAATCTGGGAAATGCTTATTGATAACTTCTGCTACAACTGCTGGATCGTATTCTACCTTCTCAGCATCAAGAATAAATTTTACTCTCTTGAAGAACTGTGTAGCAAGTTTAGCCATAGCCTTCTTGCTGATCTTAAAATCAATTACAGAACATCTAGAATGAAGAGGCTCAATGATACGGTTCTTGAAGTTGCACGTAAGGATGAATCCGCAATTTCTGGAAAACTCTTCCATGAAGTTGCGAAGTGCAGGTTGAGTGCTGTTGGCATTAAGGTAATCTGCTTCGTCAAGGATGACATATTTTCTCCCGCCAAGCAAACTGACGGATGAGGCAAAGTTGAGAATTTCATTTCGTAAGGTATCGATATTGCCATTCATAGATCCGTTAATTACGATATAGTCACAACCCAACTGTTCTAGCATAGCACGAGCAACAGTTGTCTTACCAACACCGGCTGAACCTGATAGGATTAAGTTAGGGATATTCTTCTGGTCTACGAATTGTTGAAACGTAGCCTTTAATTCACAAGGTAAAATAGTATCTTGAATTGTTGCCGGTCGATACTTTTCTACCCAAAGAAATTCTTCATTCATTATCTCACCTCAAACATAGCGACGTTAGCGAAGTTAGAACGACCATTGTGCTTTTTCCAACAGTTGATGCACTGGTTTCTAACATTATTAGACGTATGAGAAGAATAATAAAAGTTGGATATTGGTAGATCTTTATCGCATGTATTACATGTTTTCATTACTACCTCTGGACCAAACAGAGTTTGAATTATTTGATCTTCTGGCATTCTTCTAGACATATCATCGCTCCATAATAAAGAAGAAGGGGGATAAACCCCCTTCAATTAGAAAGTTGAAGTGGCTTCAACTGCGATATAATACTCTACACCATTTCCCACGAACCGTGAGATACCCTTAGATGAAATACTAACATCATAATCGCCGGGAATAATCTTATTGATATTCTCAGCCTTGAAGATAGCACGGAAGGTCTTGTCTGTTAGACCGATCTCAATAGAGTCAGTTGTACCAGAAGAAACCTTTGTATCAGCTGCCTGGATATAGATATTCTTACCATCACCAGTAATAACAATATCTGGTAGATTGAGAATACCGCTAGACTTTTCGATAGTCTTCAGGTCGTCGTTTATCAGAGTAAACTTAACGTCAACCGTTGGAAGGCTGATTTCGTTCTCTGGTGCCTTAATGACGGTGCTTTCATCGGCATATAGATAATTCGTAACACGACGATTATCCTTAACGTCAACATGACGATTCTTGAAATCCAGTTCTGGATCAGTGAACGTGCTGAGAGTAGCAAGAAACCGATCTAGCTCATAGATAGCAAAACGCTTTGGAAAGTCAGTCTTGACGTTTGCCTTCGCCATGATAGTCTTAGTAGGAGAAATGGTCTTTAGAACATTACCCTCTTGGACTACGATTGAAGAATTAATCTTCGAGAAATTCTTCAGAACATTTACCGTATCTACATCAATCTTCATAATTTAGCTCCGTTATTTCACTTCTTCTTTTTACCACCAAGTTTACCCGGATCAGCCGTTGCCGAAGCACCGATTGAAGCCAAGTCAGCAAGAGAACCGCCAAAAATATAGGTTCCAACATGCTGTAACTTCATCCAAGGACAGAACCACGTACGTAGTCCGATCTCTTGAGCCTTCTGACAGAACCAATAATCCTCAGAAAGATAACGCTTTGACTTTGGATCTACTTCTGCCTGGAAGAACATTAGAATTTCACGAGTGCCGTCAAAATGCTCTGTACGAACATGATCTGGCTTATAAGAATACTGATCCTTATAGGAATCGTAGAACTTCTGCATGGCCTTCTTGGTGACCATCATAAAGCCCGTTCCGATTTCTAATACTTCTACCGGATCACTTAGAGGAATACTAGTCTGATCTCCCTTCGGATTAAACACGTAATCACCAACGAACTTCTCAAGAACGTTTGGATCTTCATCGGCAACGCCCTTATCTACTGCGTGCTTAATCTTCTCCCAAGAGATACACTTCTTAGGATATGGACCACCAATGATATCATACTTCTCTTCCTCATTAGCCTGTAGTGCCATAAGAGCAATAACGTCTTGAGGATTGAAGCCGATATCAGAATCGATAAACATCATATGCTGAGCGTCGGAACGCATAAATTCATCGCAGCAATAATTACGTGCACGTGTAATTAGAGACTCGTTGAATAGATAATAAAACTGAAGTGGAATACCATACTGCGTACAAATAGCAGATAGGTCAGCGCATGACTTAGCAAACATACCTGCACAAACACCACCATACATAGGAGTGGCTACGAATAGCTTCCTATCTCTCAACTTTTCAACTGGGATCTTAATTTCCATAATATACCTTTCTATGCTGTAATAGTATTTTTATATTTGCAAGTTGGACAATGAACTTTTTTTCTAGGAGGGTTTGATAGTAAAATAACACCCGGATCAGAAATAACTAATTCATCACCACAAGCTGGACACTGTATACCTGTACCGAACTCTTCTTTTAGCTTTTTCTTATCTGCCTCGTATTGTTCTAGTGTTCTCATTTATTACCTTTATAATGATCGTTATAAAGCATCATTAACGTATAATGAAGAACCTTCATAAGGTCATCCTTATTACTGCCCTTCTTCTTGCCGTAACGCCAAAGATACTTAATAGCTGTGTTTCGGAAAGTTGGTAAAGAATCACCAAGAGCCAACCAAACATCGAAACATTCTATATTCTGCTCTTCAGTCATATAGTGCTGCCCATACGTCTTATCTATATAGGCATGGAAGTCAGCAATAATCTGGTCTTCCTTATATTTATATTTAGGTGGCCATGTTGATGCAGTAAAATGAGCGCCGCTTTCGTTAACTCTAATTCTCTCTTCTCCACCTACTGACCAAGTGTGACCGTTTTCAAACTTATACTCTTCAGCAGAGCTAACAGAACCTGTTGGTGATGATGCGAATGGATACATGGTATCTATATTAGGTTTTAGTGTCATTATGCCTCCAAAGTCTTCATAATATGATCAACAATAACTTTCTGATCTTCTTTGTTATTGTTTTTAAACTTAACCGTATTAAACATCAAAACCATATTGGAAAGGATATTAGCAATCTTAGTTTGACGACCCTGTAACCAAGTTTCGTTCTGATCGCTGCCTCTTTCCTTATATCTTTCTTCTCTGATAGTTTTATCAGTCTCTAGATAGATGATTTCTGTATCATACTTCTCTACGCAATGCTCTAGAAAAGAGGCAGTGAAGAGCCGGTCACCTTCAAAAAGGACAATAGAATTGTCAGGAAGGGAGGCTAGAAACTTCACTGCCTCTGGTTGAACCGCCATAGACATACGATCTGTGCCAGAGAAGACTTGACCTTCTTCATACTTGCCAAGAATATATACAAATCCTGATTGATGATATGGAACTAACTTTACTTGATCAAACATAGAAGAAAAAACATTCTTTCTAAGTATTTCTTTCATTAGAGTGGACTTACCAGAACCTGGCTCACCACCGATAGCAAAGATTTTCATCCAAAGAACCTTTCAAGGGTATTCTTAGTGTTATCGTTAAAGTCGTTCTTAAAGCAATCCCACTCTTCATCCATCATAATAACTTGACCTGTATTTAGGTAATGATTTTGCTTCTCTTTACATAAACCCGGATCAGCAGGATTGTCTTCTAATCTAAGATGTTCTGGTAAAGAATCTCTACGCATCTTCCAGAAATGTTGAAACTTATCTCCCCACTCTTCCTCTGCGTATTTGATTCTATTATACATCATATCCATATAGACGTTTGGATAACGACGATTAGGACGATGCCAAGACTTATAACAACAGAAGGTTGATTCCATCGTGAAGAAACTAACGTCTGGATGCTTAATCCGTTCTTTAGCTTCCAACAGAAGAGTATCACCTTCTTTAACTAACCATTCAATGGTTTCTTTTTTATAGCCCTCAAAACCTTTATTCTGAGAAGCCTCTGCATCCCACCAATCTAAATCATCACGACCTAATACTTTACACAGACCGTTACGATGAGACTTTGATCCGCTGATATCGTCCAAGAAAAGACTATTACAGTCTATATTAATTCCTTGGATTCGTAAATACTCAAGATATGAAAAAGTTGATAATCTTCCAAAAGATAGAAAATTATTTCTTACATGATCCCATACCTTACCAAAATTATAGAATTGGTTGTCATTAGTAGTTAGACAACCAAACATATTCTCTTGGGTTCCGTATTTGTCTACGTTATCTTTATACGATTTTACGCAAGAAGGGAATCCTGTTTTTCCAACTTTACAGTATTTTCTATCTGAATCCCACCCACTGCCTGCTTTAAATTTGGGATGAACTGTATCCCACCAGTCAGATAATTCATCAACGTTGACATCTTTAAACTTGGGGAATCTCTCGTAGATCATAGAAGATGTAACAATATTCTGAGAGCATCCGTTAATGAACGCTATCCACAACTTATCTTCCATGTCCATCCCATAGTATTTCGTTAACCATGGAAAAGCAAAGTATACACCACCGGGATGGCTTCTATGTTTAAGATGAAACTCATAAAATCTTAGAAAGACTTCACGGCGATACCGTGGCTCACGAAAGTCCATACCATATTGAAGATCTTTTATTTCTGGTTGGTTAGTTAATTCAGACCATCTACCTAGCTGCTGCTCACTCTGCATAGGTAAATTCCTTAATATGAGTTGGGAACTCTCCCAATCTACCTCTTAGCATATCATACATCTTTTCTTTACGTGGCTTACTACCAACAATCCATACCATCGTATTCTCACCAAGAATATTAGGCATACGCTCATTAACGTAAGTCATCATCTTGCCTTCATAGGTAGGATGAAATTCGATTCCACCGTAACTATAAGGCATTTCTTCTTGGTAGTCAACATAATTAGTTGTATGAAGATCATAATGATGCAGATTAAAATTATAATCTGATGTATTATCTGTAAAGAAAGAAGTTAGACCCGACTCATACTGTTGCTGTTTGTTAGGAGTATCATGATAGATTCTAGTAAACGGCTTAGTATAAACACCAGATACGTTCTCAATAATATCCAAACGCTCTTCAATGAAGTCTATCTTGTTTGGTCCAATCCCAATAAGATATACGTCTCTGAGATTCTTAGGGCGAAATCTAGCAAGACCGTAAAGAATAGAAGTGCAGCTATTACAAGAACCAGCTGGTATAACCAAAGTGGTAATATGTTCTGGTATGTTTTTAATTTGCTCAGATCCAACATAGTGAAATCTCTCTACTCTTTCTGGTGAGTTTACTTTGTGATCTACTGTGATACCATATTCCAGATAAAAGTAATCCTTAACTCTTTCATCCTTAGAAAGAATATCTTGAACTCTTCTCTGTAATACTGGATTATAAGCTATATGCTTATTGATGTAGAACTCGGCACCAAACCAAGTAGCTGTATTAACATTCTCATGCTTATGAGCTATATCAGCTTTGGTTGAACCGATAACGTGAATACTCTTAAGACCGAAGTGTTCTGCTACTGCAGATCCCATAGGTAGCTGTGGTGACTTTACGCTCGTACCAGATATAACACCAATAGGATTCTTAGCAGTCTTAACGTATTGTTCAGTTAACCAAATACACTGGCGTAACTTTGAACCGTTAATACCACCATAACCTAAAGGAGCAAACTTATCTTCACGTTTGAAGAATATACCATTTACTTCTTCAACAGGAGTGAGATCGAAAAGATAATCTTCCCATTTAATCTCATTCCTGTCTATTGATAACGTATCGAATATTGTATTCATTAAGCGAAGCTTTCAAACCCTTTGAAGCCTACGTTAACTACGCCGTCTTCATCAACAGCATTATGCTTATCTAAGAAATCTCTCCACTCAGTTGACTTCCACATATCTGGAGAGATACCATTCCATAAACGATGCCAACTAGGATGATTCTGATTATTCTTGCGTTCCTCGACAAACTGCCTACGTAGATTTTCATACTTATAGGACTTAAGCTTTAGCATGTTCTCTCGGAAGTAACACACAACCGAAATACGTTCTGCCTTTGGATGGTCAAGAACAATAGGTGTATTGCCGTGAAGAACCTCGTGATTATTAACCAGAAGTAGATCACCGGGACGAACATTAACTGCTATCCGATACTCTGGAAATACTAGATAACCACCAGTATACTCTCCACTTCCTAGAACAAGAAGATTACTAAGACCGTCTTGGTAATCACCAGCATCGTAATGAGCGGCTGTTCTAAAGGTCTTGTTAACTGTAATCGTAGTGAATACAGTATCTGGAACTAAGAACTTTGAATCAATCTTATCAGCTACTGATCTCTGATTAGACCAACGCCAAGGTAATAGTTCCTTGAAACCTTTATTCAAAGACTGTAGGAAAGGATATGCCCTTTCGAATAGTTCTGGGTGATGCTCGGTATAAGCAGTAGGTCTTCCATAAGGAATACGAGGATAACGATCATACCAACCGGCAACACCAGAGAATACTGGCTTAGCATAATTAGTAGTTGAGATCCATTCCTTAGAAACACGTAGTGCTTCCGTTCTCTTTTCTTCCAGAGAATAGTTATCTAAACCATCAGCCCATCTATCGAACCAATTTTCGGTATCTGGATAATGTTTAGAAATCTCACTTGGAAGCCAAACGCTACCTCTAGTCTCTTCATTATGCTTAAGAGTAGCATAACGCTCTCTGATAGACTTGACGTTTACTTCACCTTCGCCAATGAATGAGTTAAGACTAGATCCACCTTCGATGAAATAACTCAATACCGCTGTCTGGTAAGGAGTTACCCATTCTCTAGAATCATCGCCTTCTAATCCACGAGGACCAGCAGCTAGACCTCTATTAAAGCTCTGAGTTGCTGCACCATGAAGACCGATATAGGCTTCGTCGCACTCTTCCTTGGTGAAGTAGTTCTTACGAAACTTGAAAGCGATTCTTTTCTCATCAGATCCTGCTTCGCAAGATTCGCAATCTTTCATACCACAGTTAGCTTTAGTGAGCATATCACAAAGCGGTGGCATATAACAGTCAGTATCTTCTTCTACTAAAACGTCAAAATGACTTTCGTCTACAAATTGACCTTCTAGTTTAGAACAATCTAATCTGTCTCTAGCAACAATCACATTGACCATTATTAAATCCCTAAGATGCTTTTGATATCTGGAGCAGTCCAACCTTCTGGTTTTAAAATCTTACCATCTTCACGGCGAACTGGCTTACCATCAACTAACTTATCCATATTAGAACGATGGACTTCAGCGAATACTTCGTTTAACGGAATGCCATAAGAAGCAGCAGTCCCACAAACGATGTATATAATATCTGCCAACTCTTTTGCAATATTTTCAAGATCGTGATTTTGTTCGCCTTGTAAGTATTCATCAAACTCTTCTTCCAATAATCTCATACGTAGAATACGTTCTTTATCATCAGGAAACTCTGGCTTAGTGCCTACGTGCTGACCAACTGCGGTCTGAAATTCTTTTACGGAATTAAACATATCTACCATTATATATACCTCACACAAAGTCGAAATTGATAATACAGCGGTGTCTATCTCTTGGTTGGCTAGAGCAATGGTATCTAGCACCATCAAATATAACCACTCTACCCTTTTTAGGGGTAACTCTTTTATGTTCTACTGTGGGAACATTCTGAGAACTAGGCAACGTATTATACCTAGTTTGCTCGTAAAGTATAGTGTCTCCGTCAGAATCATTCACATAATATACGCAAGCATAATGATCTTGTGGAAGATCTAAATGTATACCATTATGTGGTTTGATAAACTTATCAGCTAACGGGAGTTGTAGAAAAGATCTATTGAAATGAATATCTTCAAATTCAATAAGTTTCTTTTCCAGAATAGCATTAGCTATCGGAACTGATATTTTCTCATACAGTGGAGACGTAACCCCAAAGCTAGGGTGTTTGAACATCATATTAAAACCATACGAAGGAAAAGCTTCGTTGTTAGAATATGACATATCTCTGATGAATCTCCAATTAGGATAATTCATCAGAGTATTTTCAAATTCGTCTTGTAACTCTACGGGGATAATATCATCATAAACTATAGTTTCTTTTAACTCTGAAACCAAGGGGGAACCTCACGTTTTTTCCATTTATGTAGATGTGCCTTACCCTTTATATAATAGTTTCGATAATTGTCAACTGGATTATCGGAAATAATATATTCTTCTGCCATACAAGAAGGCATAGGTGTCATATCCCAATCTTTAAGATTCTTGGGAGGTGATTGTAGCATATAGCTAAGATCACCAGAACACTTATGCTTCTTTTCGTAACGGTAAGTGTATTCGTCCATTAAGGCGAATAGATGATCGACTAGCCAATTATAATTCTCGACGCTTGTGCGAGTCCATATAGCAGACGGATGATTAATGTGCGTAGCTGAGTATATAAGTTCTTCACGAGAGTCATCGAGTAACCACCATTTCTTTTTCTTAGTTTTAAGTGTACCATCCTCCTGAAGTATATCAACTTCTAGTAGGATTTCGTTTCCATCCATCAAACGATGTGCTGTAGATAGAAGCTGAGCAGATTCTAAGATCATCTTAACTACGTGACGATCTACCATCCACTGAGCAGCTTGAACAGGGTCTTCGCTTAGATAGAAGATATTCATTTATTTGTCCCAATATAAGAATAACTTTACCCAAATATATACTAAAAATACTACGATAGTAAAGAGGACAAGTTCGTTTGCGTCATCGACTCTTTGTTGTAATTCCTTAAATGGGAAATAATTCATTTCTTCCATTCCTTCATTGCTTTATCTCTATGAAATTTATTAGCTTTATCGTAAAAACGAATACCATCTAGATGATCATACTCATGTTGAAATACTCTAGCGGTCATACCTGTAAACTGTTTAGTTAGGACTTCACCATTAGGGGTATTAAAACGAACACGGATATGCTGTGGTCTTTTTACTTTAACAACAAGACCTGGATATGAAAGACAACCTTCTTCTAGGACAACTTCCATTTCTCCATATTGAACAATCTTGGGATTAAAACAAACAAAGTTCTCTGGTGAACCTCTCATGGCGAAAATACGATATGGAACACCAACCTGATTTGCTGCTACCCCTAGTCCATTTTCATCATACATAAACTTAACTAAGTTCTGTGCGAACTCAATCGGATCGAAAGGTGGATCTTTGAAATCAAAATCTTCACATTTCTCTAACAAATATCGATCATCAATTTTCATAGTAAGCTCTTAGCAAATTTCTCTCTGTTAGCCCAGCCGTGGCCAGCACGTGGATTATCCTTAGTATAACCTCTTGGGCGCTCATAACCAATAGCTATTTCTAGCGCCTCATCAATATTTTTAGATTCCTTTAGTCTCTTACCAAGACTCTTCTCAGAACCTTTAGTTAGTTCCCAATCAGCAAAACGAATCTGTGTTTCTAGATCGTGGATTGGCTTACCACGTTCCTGAGCAAACTTGAATAGATCAGTTAGTCTACCTGGCTGGTTGTTATAATCACGCCACTGACCAATACCATAAGCTGTATGGTTATCGCCCCAAATATTAGTGCGAAGATCAGCATATGATTCTTGCATGAACTGACCAACCATAGAAGCTGCTTGGTAATCTTTCCAACCAAGATCCATGAAGACTTTTTTAGCAAATACTGGACGCTCTCTGCCCTTTAGGGTATTAGCATCAAACTCTGGAACTGGAGTTGGTTTAATTACCTCTACAACCTTCTGTGTTACTTCTTTTGCCTTTTCCACGACAGCTGGTTTAACTTCAGCCGCCTTACTAACTACTGGCTTGGAAACATTAGATACTATTTTCTTAATAGCATCAATCGTCTTAGGTCCAAGATCACCATCAATTGGACCAGGATCGTAGCCTTTGTTCTTTAATAGCTGTTGTAATTCTTTAACTAACTTACTGGTCTTAGCCATATCTTACCTCTGAATCTGTGAAAAGTTTTTGATTTTAACAAATTTAATTACGTTGGTGAATTTCTCATTCATGTGTTCTTTGTGAGATATGATAACGATATTATTATCCTTGGCTATATCTCTGATGATATTAATCAGATATTCTGTTGAATTTAAATCAAGAGAAGAGTCAAATACCTCATCCATAATTAGTAGATTGGTGTTAATAGAATTGCGCATCTTTGCGATGGCTCTCCACGTGAACAATAATGCTAAATCTATCTTTTGTTTCTCGCCCTCTGAGAAAGAATCATAAGAGAAATCGTCTCTGTGTCTAGACTTGATTGACTCTTTAAAATTCTCATCTAACTCAAAGGATACAAAGAAGTCCATAGCTGATAGATATTTATTAATCAGTTTATTTATGATTGGAATATACTGCTTAATAATCTTAGCCTTGATACCGTTATCCTTCAACAACACAGCAGCAGAACTTAATACATTCTTCTCTTCAATTAGAAGATTATAGTCCTCTGCGATCTTTTCAAGATCCTGTTTAAACCCATTAAGCCGTTCGTCCTTTTCTATGGACTTAACTTCTTTGAGCTTTTCAACGTCTTTATTTAACTGAATGATATTATTCTTGATAGCCTTAACGCTCTCCATACACCTAATACGTTCTAGCTTCAACGAATGAACATCAGCCGCTTTATTCATGCTAACAGATAGCTGCTGTTTCTCTTTATCATATTGCTCAGCTAGAGTCTCTAGTCCAGCTTCGTTATCAGAGATTTCCTGCTTCTTAATGTTAACAGTCTTATCTCTGAATTCTTCAGCTATATCCTGTTTACAAGTAGGGCAAGTTGTATTCTCTGTGAAGAATTTAACTTCCTCATTAATAACATTAACTCTAGCTTCAATTCTATGCTTGAGTTTAGAAAGTTTGTTTATTCTTTCGTTAATAGATTGAATGTCTTCAAGATCACCTTCCATCTTAGCGATCTTGTCCTCATAATCCTTTAACTCATTATATATAGCAAGACCTTCATCTTCTAGCTTAGAAATCTGCTTCTTCTTTTCAGCAATGATCTCACCGGTGTTATTCTGCATCTCAAACATATGCTGTTCGGTGAGTTCAATCTTAGACTCAATAACTTTTCTTTCGGTATTGTTCTTTGTAATCTTTGAGTCGTTCTCGCTGTTCTTATCTTTTAATAAAGAATTCATAGTCGTAAAGATCTGTAGGTCTAGCAGATCCTCTATGATTTCTCTTTTCTGCTGAGCGGATAATTGCATAAAAGGTTGGAAAGTAGCCGATCCAAGAACGACCACTTGTGAGAACGACTTGTGGTTAACCTTAATAATCTGCTTCTCAAGAATCTCTTGATAGTCCTTAGACTCAGCAGATTGATTTAATAGTTTACCGTTTTGATGTACCTCGAATACATTAGGTTTGATGCCTCTAATGATTTTATACTCAATAGTTCCAATAGAGAATTCAATCTCTACTACTAGGTTCTTTTGAGTAATTGTGTTTAGAAGCTGTGGCTTGTTGATCTTTCGAAAGGGTTTTCCAAAAAGACCAAAACTCAGAGCATCCAGAATCGTGGATTTCCCAGCCCCATTTATTCCAACTATAAGCGTAGTTGGATTGTTCGCTAGGTCTATCTCTGTGAATACGTTGCCGGTCGATAGGAGGTTTTTCCATCGGAGTTTTTTAAAGTAAATCATAGGTATATATGCGGTAGTCCCATTTTAGCACGTTCCAGATTCATTTGGTCCAAGAATTTGGATAACATATCCCTAACTTGGCTATTGACCTTTTCATTCTGGATCTTTTCAACGTAATTGACAATGTTTTGGTCAGTCACCATTTTCCAGTGTTCAAGAATCTTGTCTGCATTTTCAACAGCCCAATCCTTCACCAATTGTTCAACGTGAGATTTAAGAACCTGACGCATGATCTCAAAGATCAAAGGCTCTTTCTCAACTGTTCTGGTATGATAACCAGAGCCTTCTGTTTCTTGCCGCTTCTCAAAGAATACCTTTGGAATAGCCTGATTGACAATATCATACAGATCTTCTTCTGTAATTAGGTCGCCAATAGGTTGTTGCTTTAGCCGTTCAACAACGTTGTTAACGATATTATTGTTCTTCATAGTAATCTTCCATTATCACTTCATGACCAAGAGCTTCTAGGATTTTTGGGAGAATGACCTTTGGTTCTTCAACGTCAATACCGTCACCAAAATGTCCTCCCTTCCAACCCTCGTAAATTATATTATAATCCTTAGTGACCACAACATCAACGTCTTCATATGAACCACAACAATCGCATTCACGCCAACTGCGTAAATATGTGATTTTAATTCTAGACATTATTCCGTAACCACTCTCTTCCAATCACCATCAGCAGATTTAAGCCAAAGATTACCATCACGACCAACTGCCATAGTTACGTGAGTTGTATCATCTGGGACATAATTATTACCAAGATACATAATCGCCTTATCATTATAATAAGGTTCTTTGTTCTTCTTCATACCCATAAGACGTAATGTGTTAGCATTGTTATCTGCTGGCTTCTCTTCTGCTTGTGATTCGGAAATAACGGCGGCAGCTACCAAAACTGGTGCTAATGGTAAGAACCCAAATAAATCACGTCTGTTCATAATTTACTCCAAAGTTAAGGCTTCATGATATAGTTCTGCTATTTTGTCTTCTAGTCTATTACGTTCTACGTCTTTTATATCTAAATTCCTAATGTATTTTTTAAAGATGTCAATAGTAGATTCCGCTTCATCAATAATATCGTGATCGTCCTCAAGACCTAAATTGAGGTGATCTTCTACTATCTGAATCTCTATGGGATTTTCTTTTTCTAGACGTTCTATGAACTTCTCAAACCAATACTGGTTATTGTTCTGCTGAATAATAACCTTAACAATGCATTCCTTATATGGGCTTAAGTTCATTTGATCGATCAACTTGTGGTATTGATCGTTATATGTAATCTTCTTAAACATACTATAAGGATTCTGTATAAACTCTAGATGTCTCGTTTCCGTGTCAAAAACATGAAAGCCTCGTGGATCATTATAATCAGACCAAGTAAACTCTGCGTGACTCCCCAGATAATGAATATTGCCGCTGCTTGACCTATGATGATAATGACCACTAGCAACGAGATCAAATCTAGTAAAAAGTTTTGGATCCATACCATAAGAGATAATAGATCCTTTATACATTTCGAATCCTTGAATTTCAAGATGTCCGAAACAAATTTGTGCATCCGTATTCCTCATTAGATCATACGCATGATCCTTATTATCATCGCAAATCCAAGGTAGGAACAATATTTTAAGATCATCAAAAACTACTTCAGTAGCCTTATCATATATATTTATAGGATAACGATTGAAAAGTTCAATAAAAGAACTAACTTCATTAGTATTTTTATGGTAAGTATCATGGTTGCCTATGATCTGATGGTAATCAATACCCCGATCTACGATAGGCTCAATGAGGTCTTTTCTCAACCGATACGCTGAGTTAATGTTGATATACTTACGACGATCTACAATATCACCACAGTGAACAACAGTTTTGATTTCGTGTTTATCCAGATAGGAGAAAAACACGTTATCATAAAACTTCTTACTGTAGTCATGGAAAGCTAAACTATCGTTACGAACACCAGCGTGAGTATCGGTAATTAAAGCTATCTTCATTTTCTACCCGTATAAACCTGTCCAAGATCAACATAGTTATACTTCTTGAGTGCATCAGAGCAATACTGCTGAATGGCCTCAAGTCTCTGGATAAGAACCAGTCTCTCGTTAGGCGTTAATCCATTATCGCCCAATCTGCTGATAATATCCTTTACATTAACAGGGATTAAATGATCATTCTTCATTTTCTTCTTCCTTAATAGAAAACTTTTCAATTCCAGTTAGCTTAGCTGCTTTTTTGGTTTTAGTCAACTTGTCTTCGAAAGATTTCACGATTTCAACGGAATATTCGTTAGTCTTAAGATGCACTGACTTATTAGCCTCATCGAATACATCCATGAGTAAGAAACTATTCTCATAGTTCTTATGCTTTATATAGGTCTGCTTCTTCTCTTTCTGAATTCTTCTGAGAAAAGCGTTCCATGCAATCTGAGTAAAATATGCGAATGGATTATTCGTCTTGTCTGGATCAAAGTTATCAACTGCTGAGATACAATCCATGATACCATCACTAATCATATCTTGCTTATATGTATACCCTGAGAAGTTTGGTTTCTTCGCAAGATTATTACAAATCAAAAGAATAGACTCACCAATATACTTTGGGACAATAGGCTTGTCAGCATCAAGCTCAATAGACTGTTTCAGATCATTCTTGTAATGAATCATAGCTCCATAGAGAGTTTTATTATTGATATAATTTGTCTTTCTCTTTGGCTTCTTTTTTTCTTCCGTATCCATAATATTTTCCTTTACTAAAATTTCAACTTACGGTATAATCACTATGTGGTGAATGAAATAACTACTTAATGTCTAAGTGAACTTTATACAATTTATACTTGAACTTCTCTTCATTGTAAATCTTGATACGTTCGATAAAGTGCAACAAGGTATAGTTCTTCTTTGATTTCCATGTCATGTCATCAGAGATGTCATATAGAGTTGAAGAAGTCTTAGTATCTGATTTACGCAATCCACGACCTATTGATTGGAGATTTCTAATCCTAGACTTAGAAGGACTAGCGAAAATAACATTATGAAGATTCTTAATATTAACACCGGTAGAAAAAGTACCAAAACTAGCAACAATGATAGCATTGGTTTCCTTCTCAACAATTCTTCTAATCTCTTCTCTATCATTACCATCAACTTTTCCGTGAACAAAGAATACCTTCCTATTTCCTGCTTCTTTAGAAACCATATCTTGTAATACTTTACCATGTTTATCCACAAACTGGAATAATAATAGCGTATTACCTTCCAAAGATAAAGCCAAATTTTTAATGAATTTATTCCTTGCCTCTAATCTTACTAGGAAATCCATCTCAGCTTGGTAATCTAAACGGGCTATCATTTGTCTAACTTCATCAGGATATGTTAAGACGATAGCTTTAATCTGAAAGTCTGCTAGGTGCTTCTTTTCAATTAGTTCTGATGTTGTAATTACTTTCCTGACAGGACCAAACAAGCCTTCAAGAACCAGTTTATGGGTATTTGAACCATCAAGAGTTCCAGTGAAACCAAACCGATACTTACAGTCAGTAAGCTTGTCCAGTATAGAAGTGAGTGATTTTGCTTGAAATAAGTGAGCTTCATCGCCAATTACTACCTCAAATTGTTCGAAATAAGATTTTGGAAGTTTGAATATAGACTGCCAGGTGGAAATTGTAATAGGTTTGTCTGATTGTTTATCTTTACCACCAGAAATGCAATGAACGAGCTTAGATGAATTAAACCCGTAGTCAGCAAAATCAGAGGACAACTGACTGACCAAAGAAGTAGTTGGTACAACGATAAGAGTTTTACGAGCATAATACCTCACGAGCAAATAAATTATAAAAGACTTACCAGAGGCTGTGGGAGAAAGAAGTAGTGATCTTCTCTCCCTAACAGCATGAACGAATGCATCCATTTGATAATCTCTTGGTTGCATTGTAGGTTTAATATTTAGAATGAACTCTTTAGCTTCTTTAAAGGAAAACTCTTCACAGGAAAAATCTGATTGATATTCTAGTTTGTAGGATCTTGACTTACAGAAATCTTCAATATATCTTACTAGTCCAGCGTAGATAAGACCAGTCATAGGGTTAAGGAGTCTGATCTTGCCATCCCAATATTTGTTTCGGTATGAAGGCATAAATTTAGCATCTGGAACTTCAAAAGTGAAATGCTCACTTAGCTCCATCATGATGCCAGGTTCAGACTTAACCTTTACATATACTTCGTTGAATTTCTCTACTTGTACTAGATCCATTAAGAAGATCCCATGATAAACTTCTGCCAATCAATAGCGGACTTGATTAGATACCCTCTATTCATGATGCTTTTAATGATTGAGTCCAGTAAGTCGATCTTTTCTTGCTGTATTCCGATCTTTAAAGATAAGTTCACAATATCTACATCAGCTTCTAGATACATGGGAATATCACTCTTTAATACCATACCCTTTGGTGGTAATCTCCAACCCTTATCTTTGGTTTCTTCATTTGGTCCTTGTGTTAGGAACTCATATTTATCAAGCTTAAGCTGCTTCATTTCCGATTCTTGTTTACGGAGAAGAAGACGCTCTTGTGTATATATTCTATAGTATTTGTGGTGTAGTTTTGGAATTACTAAAGCTTCATCGCCTAATTCAGTTTTATCAACTTTGGAATCTGCTTCCCACAGTTCTAGAATTTCTTCTAGTTTCATATGTCACCTCATTAATGAATAATGTAGTATTATACTATACTTTATTGATATTGTAAAGTGTATATTTAAATGTAGCTGTAGCTTCTACGTAATTGACATCAGTATCTGTTGTAGTGAAGTTTAATCCAGATAATGATACGGGGTGGGCGTCTGTGTATACTATTTCATAATTAGCCATCTTAGTGCTGGAAAGAACCATAACTGAAATATCTGAATAGATACCTTCACCAGTCCAGCTATCTTTTTGTTGTATTTGATAGTATTGATCTGAGTCTTCTGGTTTACCAAGAGACTTAATCCAATTATGAATCTCAAGATAGTTCTGTAGGTCTTCATCTACCTTAAAGGATACATTGAGATTAGTGTAATCAATGTGATCACCGGGAATAGGCATTCTGACTAGTGGGCTAGGAATATCCACTTGTCTTAACGATATCATAGGAATATTAACTTTTTGGATGAAGAAATTAACATGAGGCGCTTTCTTAATCGTGAACTTAAAGTTAAGTGGACTAAGAAAGTTCTTATTAGATGGTGTGTTATCTATGGCTGTCATATTAACTCCTAATTAAACATCTAATATTTATAAATATTAGAATATATCCGTCACGGAGCGCCAACTCCCACGGATTCTAAACCTGTTAGGAGGTTCAGCATGAGTATTTATCCCAGAAAATGTTTGCATTGTCAGGTAGAAATATCTGGACGATTGGATAAGAAATTTTGTTCTAGGAGATGCAAACAAAATTACAGAGAAAAAAATAAAAGGAAACCATACACCATTCATAAAAAGATGGTTTGTGAGGAATGTGGATTTGTACCTATACACCCATGTCAATTAGACGTTGATCATATGGATGGTGATAAAAAGAATAATAATATAGAAAATTTGAAAACTCTATGCGCTAATTGCCATAGATTAAAAACTAGATTAAAAAGAGATTTTGTTCCATTGAATCATAGATAAAAAAAGGGGGGCAAACGCCCCCCAGTTTCTCGCCCCCTTGTTTACGGGGTCTACTTAGCAACTCTTACATAAGGTTGTTAACGATGATGCGGCGATAATACTTGTTAGTGCTGATTGTGCGACCACCAAGACCCTGGGTTAGACCCTGAGCGAATGGGTTAGCAACAATGCCATAACGAGTCTTGAAGCCGATCTTTGGCTGGAAGCTTGACTGATCGACTGCGCGAACCATCTGTAGTGGAACGTATGGGCAGTAGAAGAGGCCAGCATCGAATGCGCTTGAACCCTTATAACCTACTGTTAGATAGTTACCACCTAGAGCGTATGGATCGATATAAACCTTTAGGCGACCATTTAGAACACCAGCGAAGGTGTTGCCTGTATCGTCAACCTGTAGGTTGTTTGAGTTAAGGGCTGGAGCGTAATCTAGAACACCGGCCATCTGTAGAGCAGAAGCAACGTCTGAAGAACAGATAACGATGTTACCCTTGCCTCTACGAGTCTGCTTGGCGATCTGGTTGGCTTCACGCTCTAGCTGGAACATTAGTCCCTTGAACTTCTCAACTGACCAACGACCGTTTGAGTCGGTGTCAAGATCGAAGACGCCAGCTGTCGTGACATTCTCCTGAGCGCCTGGCTCAGCTGTGATGTTGACTGTACGTACAACTTCACGGTTGATTTCGGCTAGGATCTCAGCGGAGAGAATGTTGGATAGCTCTGTCTCAGCGTCAAGACCGTGAATAGCCTTGAGATCCTGAGCGAGTTCCATGGTGTACTCTGCCTTGAGGGCGCGTGATACTGCAGTAACAGTAACCTTCTCGATTGAGAAAGCCATCTGTGGGAATGCAGTATTTGAGTCTGTACCAAGAGCTTCAGCCTGAGCTGTTGACATACCTGTAGCAGTGTTATAGGTATTTGTAGCTGTTAGTGGTGTTGTATTTGTGGCACCTGGGATTGTACCCTTGAAACCACCGAATGCAACGTTGGCGTCAGCATTTGGAACTGTTGAGAATGCAGTGTTGACTTCGTTATAGAATGTCTCTGGACCACCGCTGGAGTTTGACCAGTTGTAGGTTGAGGTATTTGTATAACGTGAGCGCATAGCAAAGATAAGTCCTGTTGGACCTGTCATTGGCTGAACGCCGCAGATGTCGTAAGCAATGAGGTTTGGCATTGCGCGACGAACTAGAGAAATTAGAACTGGATCGAATGTATCGATACCACCTGTACCCTGTGTGGATGAAGAACCACCCATTAGGTTAGCAGGAACTAGAGAAGATGTCTCTGTTAGTGTCTGGAAGTCACCATGAGCAGCTGCTTCACGGAGAGCCTTCTCTGTGTTCTCAAGCATAACTGCTGTGACTGAACGACGATGCTGGTCCTTAATCTTACCAAGAGCGTCGTGGTCGAGGACTGGTGCCCACTTGTTTTGAATTTCCTCAGCTAGATACATTTATTTTTCCTTTCTTAGAAAATAAGCTTATTTTTATTTATATATTAGGTATTCTTAACTGTTCTGGAAAGTGCAGCAACGTAGCGGTTAACGACTGGGTCAACGCCAACTGTTGATGCGACTTCACCTTCAAATGTTTCTTCTTCAATGTTTGAAGAATATGAAGTTGTTTCATTCTTAAAATAGTTCTCTTTAACAATCATTAGCTTCTTAGTATATGTGTCAAGATCACCGTCGAACTCAATTCCTTCTGCTAGAGCAGAAAACTTATCTTTCTGAGTTAGTGCAAGATCAGAAGATACTTCTTCAAAAATCTCATTTGCTTTAGCTTCTAGAATGAAACCTTTTAACTCTGCGTTTTCAGAAATTGATTCGTCAAGTTTTGTCTCAAGAGCAGCGACCTTATCAGCCATTGCTTCGAGAACATCAACCTTATCCTCTGGAACATTGATATAATGCTCAGCGAATAGGTTCTTCAATCCTTCAATAAACTCTTCAGCGAGTTCATTGCGTAGGGTTGATTCGATAGCTACTTCGTTCTCTGTCATCCAATTTTCAACAACGTAGTCGAGATATGTGTTGAGCTTTGACGTTAGCTCTTCACCGATAGTAGCAACTTCCTCTGCTAACTTAGCTTCAAACTCTTCTTCAAGACGTGTCTGCTCAGCAATGATTCTTGCGGCGACGGCGGCTTCAAATAGAGTTGAAACCTTTTCCTTTGTCTCTTCTGAAAGATCCTGACCATCAAACATTGCCTCAACGTCTTCCTTGACGCTTAGATGTGGCATTGGATAAGCGGTCTTTGGGCCAGCGCCGAGCTTGGAGTCGATTGTAGCTTGATTATGAGCGGAGTTATCACCAACGCCCCAATCCTTACCTGGACCAAACTGAGCCATAGTAGCATTGAACCAATGTGTTAGATCCTGCTTGCTCATTGCGCCCATAACGCCCATCATATGCTGCATCATACCAATCTTTGATGCGGCTAGAGCCTTGTCGTCGGCAACGGAACGAGCAGCTGGATGTAGTGAAGAAGCAGCGAGAGTTTCCTCGTCCATCTTCTTTCCACACTCTTCTTCTTCCTCTTCCTTTTTCTTCTTGCCTTTTACAGACTTCTTGGAAGAATCTTCATCTTCCTTTTCTTCTTCCTCTTCCTCGTGCTTACCTTCCCAAGCCTTTTTCTTGGCTTCGTCTAGGTTAGCAACGTCTTCAAGGTCGTGTTCGTTATTAGCCATTGAAATAGTCTCCTATTGTGAATTTTAATTTATTTATAATAACTTGGATTTTAGTGCTAATGAAGTTAGATAATTCTCGAAAATAGCTAACTTCTGTTCTTCTAATTCAGCTTTTGACATCTGATGAACTTCTTGCTTAATAATATGAAGCTGCTCTTCTTGCCAAGTTCCTTTAACTGGATCATAGATCCACTCTACTCCTTCCATAATACCTTCAACGAACGCACTTGGAGCGGAAGGATCTGCAACGATATCAGCTGCCGTTGCAATCTTGTAATCTGGCTGAACTTCCATAACGCCTTCTTTCATGGGCTTTAATGAACCCATACCACGAGAAGAAACGCCTAGCTTAGCACCAGACTTTAATAGACCTTTAGCGATGTTACCCATTGGAGTATCAGTTAGCTTTGCCTTACCGATATAATTTGGTCCATCTTTCTTTAATTCAGTGATGATATGTGAAACTCTATCAAGATTGATCTGTGGACCAGCTGGATGTCCTAGCTCACCATAGGCACGCTTTGCATCAACAACTTCCTTGATGTAACGAGCAACTTCTTTATCCATGACTTGCTCTGGATAAATTCTACCGTTACGATTCTTGATATTACTCTGTAAGAAGATGCCGTGAATATAATGCTCTTTCTCTCCGCTTTCTTTTGCTTCTGAAAGATATTCTACATCTTCAAATAATTCGGTAATGAGTTTCATTTCTTTCCCTTAATACTTGTAAGCTATAGGAGTTGCTACCATATTAGCGCCTATGATAATATCAGAACCGCTTTTTTGAATAACAATCTCACTATTACCCAATACGGTAGTTGATGCGAATTGAACACCGTTAGAATATTTTTGAATTAGAATTGTATTAGCAGTTCCTCTATTAACAACACGAACAAGAACGCTTGTGTAAACATCGTTTGCTGTGCTATTAATATCGATTTCGTTTCCTAGTAATTTGAATATCATTAGAGTGTCCCTGTATCAAGTCTGCCCGTTGACCAACCGGCTGCTCCCGGTCCAGTGTAATCTGTAAGAGTAGCTGGAGAATTACCAGACTCAGAACGTCCGTGCATCTTCCAAGCTTTGGCGTAAAGAATTTTCATGCCTTTTTCTTTACCATATTCCTTAACGAAACGCTCTTTATTTGACTTGATCCAATCTTCAATCTTTGGATCTGAAGGAGCAACTTCGTCTAACTTGTTTTTTGCTTTTTCAATACCAGCTTCTCTCTTATCTATATTAACCATATCAGAAGCTTTTCTATTCATTGGATCTTTGATATTCTTTAGTTTCTGAACTTCACTAGCTGCCTTTTTAACATATGCAGCTAAAATTCTTCCAGACAATTCATCTAGTTGTTCATCTTCAGTCATCTTCTTTACTAAGAAAGTTGATCCTTTTAACTTACCGATTGTCTTGTTTGTTCTATCAAGAAGACCAGCTGGTTTGCCTAAACTTCTTGAATCCTTCTTATTTTTCATAAGATGAGAATCTGTAAACTGATTACCGACTCTTAGAGCCTTGCCAATCTCGATTCCTTCGTTGGTCTTTTTATCGACAAGTAACTTGCGATCTTTTTTGTCGGTGTAACCTGGGCATTCGTCCATACCATGAACTTCACACTGCATACCTTCTTTAGTATTGTTACAACCACAGGATTCAGAGAATGACATAATTGCAGTCTTTTTTTCACCAGCACCTAGCTTCTGGTTGGTTATATTTGAGTCTGTCTCTTCGTAAACGCTTGCTTCCTGACGTGGATACTTAGCTGGCTTCGTTGAACCAGTATAAACATCGTCGCCATTACCAACACGATCTTCGTGCTTCTCTACTGGATGCTTATCGTCAATAAACTTTAGACCATCAGGAGAGTTCCATTGGTACATATCCTTATGGTTTAGCTTAACGACCTTGCTGGATTTAACACCAGCTAAAACGTCTTTTAAAGGCTTCTTTGCCATTCTATTCTTCCTCTGATGTTTCTAAAGAATCTTCTTCGTATTCTGGTTCTTGCTCAGCTTCTGGCTCTTGTTCTGGCTCATAATTGTATAACTGTTGAGCGATTTCAACTTTACGAGCTTCAACTCTATCTCTAATTCTATCAACTACGAGATCATTAAAAGCTGCTTCAAACTCAACTGGTTTCTGCTCAGCGGCTGAAATAAGTAAATCATCTAAAGTATATTTATCAGTCATGATATATTATCCTTGCTGTTGTTCTGGTTGTGTACCGGCTGTTCCTGTAACTCTGGTAGCTAGGTCTTTATTCTTAGCTAATACCTGAATTGCTGCCTTGTACTTTTCTTCATCCTTTGGAGTTCTATTAGGTTTACCAAGCTGCTTCATCTGCTTAACGATGATCTGAGCGTTACGAACCTGCTCCATCTTTTTAACTAATTCTTCGTCTCTACCCATAGAGCCTTCAGTTCCTGGCATTAAATCTTGTTGTTGATTCATAGCATCTATCTGCTGAACCATCTGGAGATTCTGTTCAATAACTGGGTTAATCCATCTTGGATCTTGAGACTGATTCTCTGAATTAATTAGAGCATCTTGTACTTCAATATCTTCATCTGATTGATGTAGGATATTCTTACGAATCCAAGTGTGTGAATAATACTTACCCGCAATATTCTGGAACGCATCGGCAAGCTGAATACGACCCTGAGCAATTTCTGCATCTTTAAGTTCGGTGAAGTAATTATCTTTTTCGTAATCGAACTTGATGTCATTAGAGAATATTTTCCAGTCATCAAGAGTCGTGACACCCTTTAGAACTAGTTGCTTCTCTAGCATCTTTAAGAATAACTGAGAAAATCTATTTCTTAGTCTTGTAATGAATCTAACGAACTTCAATTCGTCTCTGGTAATTTCTGTTGCTCTACCTAGTGAGAATAGAGCATCTGAATTAAGTCGTGACACTGGGACGTTTAGAGCGTTCAAAAACTTCTTCTGGAAGTAAAGAACGTCATCCATCTGTCCTAGTGTCTGACCGCCTGGTAGGGTAGTAACCTCCGTACCTCTACCACCTTCACGACGAGGAAGCCAATAGTCTTCAAGCATCGTCATGAATTTACGGTCGTCTCTAATGTCGCCTGTCTGGGCGTCATATATTAATCTGTTCTTATGCTTAACCATAATGTCACGGACGTATTGTTCTGCCTTCATCTTAGGTAGATTACCAACGTCAATGTACCAAATACGGCGTTCGGGCGCACGAGCAAGACGATAAATTACCAAGGCATCTTCCAGTGTGCGCAACTGGTTTAGTGGTTTTATCGCTTTATGAAGATATGAAAGAACCATCGTTCCTTGGTTGTCCGTTAGACCAGAAACAACATGAAGAATAGAGTCCTTAGCAATCTTTAGACCGGTGGTTGATGGTCCAACTGCCTTATTGCCAAAATTAAATCCCTTATCATTAAAAATAAAATATTCGTTAACAGTTTTTGTTACTACTGCATCGCCTGGGTTATTAGCTTGAACTTTTTTCTTCTGAACTTCTCTGACCTTACGTATCTTGCGAGGATCGATATATCTAAGTTCTTTGATGCCTTCTTGTGGCGCTCTCTCGTCAATTACTACATGATAGTATAAACGACCATCAATATACCAACGACGATAAATCTCATAAGCAAAACGATTAAATTCTAGAATCTTTAAACAATTATCAAACTCTTCACGAATAATCTTCTTAATGTTATCGTTAATCTTAACATCTTCAAGATTAATTTCTACGACTTTATCTTCATCGATAGCGATTGATTCGTTTACAATCTCATCAACTGCTGAGTCACACTCAGGCTGAAGAGACATTTCTCTATACTTTGTAACTAATTCTGCTTCAGATCTTACTGTGCCATCTAAGTCTACGTATGTACCAAAAGCACCACCAGCAGAAACGACAACAGCCCCATCATCTGAGTCCTTTGGTGGAGCAAATGATGGTAACTCTACGTCCTGCTTCTTTTTTCTGAATTCGAAACCGAAAAACTCTGCCATTTAAATCTCCAAATATTGGAGGGAGAAAAACTCTCCCCCCACAATTATATAATACTTAGTATTAGAATACTGGGCCAACTTCAGTTTCGCCAAGGTATGGTGTAACCTTACCAGCTGTCTGGAGTGAAGCGTCTTCAATGATTGGTAGCCAATAATCGTATGAGAAGTTAACTGTGAACTCTTCAACTGCATTAGCTGTATCCCAACCTAGTGAAATACCGCTAACCTGAGTTGGGAATGCACCAACTAACTGACATGTACGAAGAATAGCACCGTCTTTACCAAACTGCGTAACGTCAACTGCGAGAGCCTTATAGCCTTCAGCTGATGCTTCTGGTAGACGAATGTTTGACTGAACAGTGTTAATACCGTTCATCCAAGCTTCGAACATTGAACGAACTGAGAAGTCCTCATCGTTCATTACTGTGATTGACCAATCAGCGTAGCTTCTTTCACCAGCAACCTTGATCTTTCTACCGAAATATGGAACTTCGATATTAGAAATCGTTGATTCTGGTAACTCAGCTGCCTTACAAGTAAATACAAACTTGCTAAGAGCGATTGGGTTAACAGGAATCGCTGGTGGAGGAGTTACGACTACTTGGAATAGGGATGGTCTGGCACCTCCATATGTCAGACCATTTGCTTTGAAACTATTAATATTAAAGGGCATCTATATTACTCCTTTTGAGTTTTTATTCTTATTTATTAGAACTTACCAACTACTTCAGAGAATTGTACACCGGTGGGTACAGCAATGAAGTTTAGCTGGATGAAGTTAATACTTCTCGAAGGTTTAATATAGATATCACCGACGAACTGATTGCTATCAACAATCGCAGGTGTATTATTAGTATCATCGCAGACAACATAGAAGTCTGTGATACCACGACGACCCTTGATCGTGCGTAGATATGGAGTTACTAGATTTCTGAACTGTGCTCTTGTGAAAGCATCGTTGAAGTCGAATAACTGATACTTAGCAGCTGTGGAGATAGCTTTCTCTAGGACAATGAACAATCTGCGAACATTGATATGATCGAATGCAGATGGTTTTGCCTGTAGAGTCTTATCGCCATAAAGAACCGTTCCCTGACCTGGGAATGTTACAACTGGGTTAATACCGTTGCTGAATAGAACGTCTCTTTCAGACTTGCGTGGATTCCAAGCAAGCTTAACGAGATTCTTGATCTGACCACGGTTGAAACCAGCTGGTGACCACCAAGCGTCGTTTGTGCTATCTGTTCTAACACATAGACCGGCAATATCGCCGTTTAGTGGAACCCAACGGTAAAGATCGTTATACTTATCATACTGATACTTATAACCAGAGTCAAGAACTGCATAGGATGAACTATGGACAGCGCCTCTCCAAGCCTTAACGGTTAGAGCTTCTGCACCAGAGTTATTGATAACAGTTGACTTATCTGGTGATAGTAGAGCAATACAATCTCTTCTTGTTTCGCAGATATTATCAATGATATAGTTTGCTAGCATGAAGTTAGATACTGTTGTTCCGTTAACTACTGTGGTTCCACCGATTGGCTTACCCTGTAGAACTAGAGAAATATCAATATCTTCTGCTGATGTGAATAGATCGTAAGCAGAACCTAGAACTGCTAGAGTTGCATCGTTTTCGCTTAGACCGTCTGTACCATATACTAGATTGATATCAGCTGGTGCTGTAGCGGTTGAAGAAGCAACATTTAGAGCAGTTGCAGATGGAGCAACGCTACGGTCGTTAGCCCACCAGACATACTTTGATGACTGATTGATAACGTCTTTATAGTAATTGCCTGTACCATCGTTGTTCTTAGCGTCTGTAGCTCTTGAAAGACCCTTATAGACTTCAAGAATGGTGCCTGGTGTACCACTGAAACCACCATCGTTATCAACGACTACTACGTGTACTTCGTCCTGAGCAGCTGTATTACCGTTATAGAGAACGTAATCAGACTGACCTGGAGCAGAATCAACAACGTTGAAGAACTCCCAATTACGATCAACTGTATCTGATGTATAATTGGTACGAAGTCTGAATGGATCTTCAAAGTTAATTCTTAGGACGTTAGTATTAGCTGCGAAAGAACCAAGTGAACCTGGGGTTGCAGCAATATCTAGTTCGTCACCGAATGCAGTAGTGGCTAGTTTGAAGCCAATTGAGTTAGCCTGAACTACGTGATAGTTTGTACCACCAACTAGACCAGAAACGGCTGGTGCTGTTGTATTGGCATAAACGATAACGTCACCGTTGGTATATGGATTACCTGTAAGTGTGATGAAGTTTAGGTTGCTGTTAATGGCTGTATTACCATCGAACGTTAGACTGGCTGTGTTAACGAATGAGCTATTTGAACCAACTTCTACGCTTATTACCTGTAGATACTGAAGACCAATCGTGCTGTTACCAGCTAGGATCTGATCGCCTACAGTAATACCTGAAGCAAGAGTAGCGGCTGCAGCGTTGGTTGTACCTACGAACTTAACTGTTGCAGAATTAGCACCAACTCTAAATTCAACCTTTGTGCCAGTGGCTGCTAGGTTTGAAGAATAGCTATTAGCTGTATCGCAAACACCGATTCTTAGTGAGTTACCAAGATCACCTGGATACTTTGCAACATACATGAGGTCAGAATCGAAATTACCATCCTTTGCAGTATAGTCGTTTTCGTTCTTTACGATCTGATTAACTAGATTTGCAACATAAGCGGAGGCGCTTGATGGATCGAAGCCAACTGCGGTATATGCTGTTTCTGGACGAGCAAAATAATAGCTTACGTTTGCTGATGTAGCAGTGGTGTTCTGTGAAAGAGTAACGTGAGTTGAATTCTTTGTTAGAACAGAAACCGTTGAAACAAGATTCATAGCTGCAGTGTTGCTAACTGTAACTAGATACATGCCAACAGAAATGGCTGAAGTATCACCAATCTGGATGATGCTGTTGGCGCCAGAAGTGTTGCCTGAAGCTACTGGAGTTGCACCAGTTGTGTCAGCAGCACGTGAAATATATAGACGGTTTGAATATGATAAGAAGTTAGCTGCCGTGAAGAACGTTTCAGCATTAAAATTTGAAGGTTTAGCAAATCTTGAAACTAGAGTATTCTCAGAATCAACGAGAACTCTCTCTCCTACTGGACCCCAACGGAATACGCCAGCAAAGGCACCGTCTGAAGTGGCTACAGCAGGAACGACCGTTGTTAGATCGATTTCTGATACATTAACCCCTGGTGATAGTTGAAAAGCCATTTTTATTATCTCCCTTTATGCGAGAACTTATGTTTTAAACATTTTTTATATTTATAAAATAGGCTTTCTTAGAAATCTTGAGGATTGCTCCAAATCCAGCTGTCAGCTACATACTTTTCATAGTCTTCTTCTACAAATTCATCGTCTCTTCCATTATCCACGAATCCGAAAGGAGCCATGTCCTGCTCCATATCTTCCTCTGTTTTTTCCCTTAGAGACATCAAAGTATTAATGTCAGTGTAGTCTTTGAAGTATTGCTGGTCTGAAAGCCAAGCAAACAAAACGAGACACATTACCATATCGTCGTGCTTGCCTGGTTCAGCCTCATAAGAAGTTCCCTTCTTAGAAAACGTCGAAAGCTCATTTATTGTGTGGAAGTCGTTTAACACTAGTTGGTTCTGTTCAACAAGAAGTTTCAAAATTGAACAACCAACAGACTTCACAATCTTTGTGGTTCTAATACCCTTGTCGATCTTACCGCCTGATGCAAAACCACCTGTAATTCTTTTACCTGATCTACCTGCGTTCTCTGTGAATAGAACGTTTTCATAAGAAAAATCATATTGTAGAGTGTGAGCTACCTGCTCACCAATATCATTCACTTCAACAAGAACTGATGCATTGTTATATGCTTTAGCTGTTCTGTGAATAATATCAGCATAATCTACCGGTGCAACAGCATTATTTCTGAATACACAAACTTGATTGTATGGCATCTTGGTCACATCTAATAACTGAAATGCCGAATAGTCCAGACCCTTACCACGAGAAACGTCACATACCATAATATACACATGACCTTCTTCTGGCTTAATATATTGAATCATGCCATCACGTTCGACCATTGGTGCTTGGTGAACTAATTCTTTGAGTTTCCAACCAGCAATCAGTGTACCAGAAGATCCTAGAAACTCACAGTTATATTCCTGATCGAACTTCTCAACATCGAAGTTCATACCTGCAATGGTACTTTTCCTCCATTCTTCGTCTCTGCCTGGAACCTCTTTCCAGTTAACTAGAATAGGGCTGTAACCATTCTTATTTTCAATAGCGTTAATCCAAGTGGCATAGAAGTGATTCAACCCATTCGGGGTAGAAACTAGAATAATCTTTGATTCTGTGCCTGATGAAATTGTAGGATAAACTGATGTAAAGAATTCATCCCAGTTTTCAATAAACGCTGCCTCATCGATGAATAGTAGGTTAATAGAGAAACCACGGATGGCGCTGGCAGAAGTAGCAGCAGCGATAACACGGCTGTTATTTTCGAGAACGAACGATCCTTTGTTCCATTCAACAACGCCCTGTTGTAACCATTTAGGCAGATGCTGATATGCAAGCTGAACACGACCTAGAATTTCTCTGGCCGTATCACCCTTGTTGGCTAGTAGAGCAACAACTTTATCTGGATTGAAAATAATATACCAAAGAATAAAAGCACAAGTCGTGGTAGATTTACCAGCCTGTCGAGCGGTAGTTACAATACTATAACGATTGTCCTTGAAGGATTTAACCATATTCTTCTGGTAATCATACAACTTGAAGCTCGTTAGACCTTCATCGACGTTGATGATTTTCATATAGGTTTCTGTGAAGTATACGGGGTCTTGAGAACACTTGACGTATTCTTGAACGAGATCAGGAGTCCATTCTATATTTTGATTTGATCTCTTTAGATTAACATTACCCTTATAACCAGCATCGCTATTAGTCATTCTTAGTATTCATATCCTTGATCATTTTTTGTAATTCAGCAGTTGAGCCAACGAAAAGATTATTGTTAATAGTCTTAGCCTTTTCATTGGTTGGTGCATCAGCTACATCTATTTCTCTTATTTTAGTTTGAAGTTCCAACAGATCTTTGTTAGCTTGAATCATAGTTTCCATCATTTTAGATAGAACTTCAAACGCTCGTGGATGTTGGGAAGATGCAGCTATTTGACCTAACTTATCCATGGCCTCTTTACCACTTTGTATTACTTCATACAAATTGGATCTAGCTGCCTCGAAATCGTTTCTAGCACTATCGTCATGAGCTTTCGCTAACATGTTATCTATAGTTTTTTCAAACTCTAGAGCAGGTAGCCCTAGAGCTTTACCCATAGGGTCATTATCTTTTTCAGTCATTTACCTCATCTTCTTCATATATCATAGTAATAAAGCCATAATCATCTTCAGCGTCTATTTCTACATATGGTAAAGTATCTATACTCGTATTAGGAGCGCCATAGTAATTTATTGGATTACCGTTAGCGTCTAATCCTGGTTGTACCGTGACTCTCTCTGCAATCGGCGTGATACCTCTACCTTCAACGGCTGTGTTTGTTGCTGGAATGTAGAAGTTAGTTTTAACAAACTTAATAATACCAGAAGACTTAACTGGACCATAGATGTATCCTTTCAGTGTGAAATCTAATTCCCAAATAATAGCCCTTCTATCCTTAAATTCACCGTCATAGTTATCACTATAACCAATATTATTTAGAACGATTGGGATGTCAATCTTAACTTCAACTTCTGGAATTAGATTTACGGTTGTAGTCCAGTCTGGAGTGAAATAAGGTAGAATTTGTTCTATGATCTTAGTTCCATCCTCAACATTCTTAGCGTAAACGAACGCCTTGAAATTTATATTATATGGGACTGGATTATATTGGTATTTAAATTTACTAGCATCGGTATCGCTTCTATATGAACTTTTACCGACTGTGTTTAACTTTCTAGAACCATCATATGACATCTTTCCCATTTCGAATGAGATCATAGGAAGTGGTGTTGTCGCTGATGGTCTATCAATTCCAGGATCTTGCATAACACGAGCAAGCATCTTATCTTTAGCCGCATACGTTACAGGAACTCTTAATAACGATGTAACATTGCCATCTTTATCCGTTCTAGTGATACGGATATTATTCAGTAGCGTTCCCATAAGAATAACATATTTACGAATAAGACTGAAATAGAATGTTTGATTAAACATTAAATGTTCCCTTCGCTAAATGGATCTATTGAAGAGAAATCAACGAATAAATCAGACTCCCTTTGAATCTCATCGTTATCAGCTGCTGGAACTAGATCTGACATAGATGAATTTTCAAGAACTAGATATTCATCGTCTTCTGTTAAGATACCATCAGACGTTTCGGTTTCAATTAACCAATCTAGAATATTAGTGCTTAGTTTCTTCTCAAGACTATCTATTTCAGGTATACCAGTATTCATTCTTTCGCCTGAATACTCGAATAGTTCACAAACCATTTTCCAAGTATACAATTTACCCAGAGGATAAAACATCTGGAATTTTTCAACATATTTGATCTGAAAGCATTTACCATTAAGAGGAAAATAAATTAAATCTCCTTCGTTGGGTCTTACTTGTGTTGTGTTATTTCCTACCTCTTCAGCAAATATTCTCTGAGCAACAGAAAAAGTAACTTGATTTCTAATCTCAACGCCGAACTTAGATAAAAAATCACCATCTCCGGTAAACCCATCTACGGACTCAATATACATTGCTATAGGATATGCAACATCATACGAAGATTGGTCATCTGCTCCGTATACATCGTCATAATTGTTCAGTTTTCTGGGTATATATTGAACGTCATGGCCGTAAATAGAAATTGACTCTATAATCAAATTTTCTAAAAGAAACTGTTCTTGGCTGGCTTGGAAATTATTAAAGAAAAAATTGGTACTGCCTGACATTATTTTCTTCCTTTAATCCAGCCTTCTGGTTCCGTTCCTGGAAAATATAAACCGCTTGAGTTATTGTTAGGATTATGGAACCAACTTTTCCCTAATTTAGCTTGCGATAGTTTATATTTATGTTCTTCTTTGAACTTTCTTCCTTGCGCCGATAACGACATTTTTCTTTTAGTTTCTTCGTTATGGGGTGTTCCCCATCTATTGTTTTTGAAACCAATTTTACTATTTTTCATTTTAAGTCTTGATTTTTGGGATACAACTTTACCCTTTTCGCTTTCGCTGATTTTTCTTTTTGTTGACTCTGTGTGACGTTTTAAAATATAACAACCATTGTTATTGTGCATGTTATAAAACTGTTCATCAAGTCTGGCGTTCACAGCTTGAAGTATTTTAGTTTCAAACTTTCTCATATCAGACAAATCACCTTCAGCGATAATCTGTCTACTAAAATCTTTAGGACGTTTGTTATACTCTTCCATCATATACTTGCTGGAACAAATATATCCATCATCAGTTGATCCTTTATGAGAACCAACATATAACATATTTGTTTTTTTATCCGTCCAACAATAAACGAAAGCTTCCATCGAGTCCGTCCTAACCTATCATATCGGTTGCAGGCAAGCTGTATGTGTAAATCATTTCTCTCTCAAGATCAGCTCTTTCGGTGGTAGCTTCGTCATAAATCTTTTGACCGTTAAAGGTTAGTCCACCTGGCATTTTCATACCTTCGAACTTTTTAAGATTTTGACCCCACTGTTGTTTAATTAGGCAAGAAGCATAACGCTGTAACCAACGATCTCCCCAAGCCTTCGTATAAACGTCTGGATCAACAACTTGATATGCTTCTACTATAATATAGTTACCGGGAGAAATCTGATCCCATGACATATCAATATAAAGCTTATTCATATGACGGTTATATCTTAGTGGTTGCTTGCCAATTAACATCTGCTCAAGGAATTGAACATGACTCATAGCCATATAATATGGAACCATAGAGACTGATGTTAGGGTATAAAGATCGTTTAATGCGATCTGATAACGAATATTGAATAGGTTATTAAGACCTAAAGCTGATCCTAGATCGAATATATTAACAACGCCAATAATATTATCTGGCATAGTGATATATCTGTTTGATATATCGGTGGAGTCAACTATCTTTTTATAATAGGTTTTCTCTGAACCATCAAAGTGATAATCCCAGTAGTAACGTAATGCTTCATCAATACGATCAGAAACCTGATCATCGTCTACGTTAATTTCAATAACTGGTTTACCTAATTTTCTTAGGCAATACTCTGCGAATTCAGATCTAGAAGTTGGCACTGACATATTACTTGCCCTCTGTTAGTTTAGATTCTAATTCTTCAACTTTAGCTGTTAATTCTTTGATACCTTCAATTAACAGAGGAACGATTTTCTCGTATTGAACTGTCATATAATGTTCACCGGTCTTAGAAATAGTATTACCATCTTTATCGTTTGCTAAGTCAAATGGTGCTGGCTTAACGACTTGTGGAAGAACTTTCTTGATTTGTCCGGCAAGAACACCAACCTGTTCGCTTTTATCTGTGTAACCAAAAGATGCGGCAAGATCGTTACTGTTGTATAAAACACCTGAAATTTGTTTAATCTTAGCTAGTGCGTCTTTAATTACTGTAATATTTTCTTTCAATCTTTCGTCAGAATAGAAAGCGGTAATATTCTGTGTAGCGTTAATATAACCTGCACCTTGGTTATAAGAAGTACCAACACCAAGACCCTGAGTCGTATAACAGAAAGAACCGCTACTAACTGGACCAGTTAATGTACCAGAAGCTGTAATCCAGCTACCGTAGTTACCAAGATCGTTAGTGAAAGAGGAAAGGTTTGTTGGTCTTCCAGATACATTAGTCCAAGCTACGCCACCTGATGTACCAGTAACGCTAATAGACCACGTACCACTGTTTTTAACAACTTGTGTTCCATTAACATATAGTTCAGCTCCTGGCATATAATAACTAGTACCATCATAATAAACATATCTATTACCGGCACTATTTAAAAACAATACACCGGAAGCTCCACCAGAACGATAGCAATATAAATCACCAGCTGCTACAGTTAGATTTCCGTTAATTGTTCCAGAAGATGCGGTAAGAGTTCCACCAGTTAGGTTTGTAGCATTTGTAGCACTACTAGCACTGCCGGACGATGTTGAATATGAAGCAGAATTTACATTAAAGTTTGATGGATTATAAACGTAAATATTTGTACCATCATTTGAACCCCAAAGCCATGATGGCTGACCTGACTGACCAGACCAGTTAAATGTCATAGCTGCACCAGAACCACCGCTCTGTGCTAAAGTAGATGCTTTTGTAGAGGTTCCAGCATTACCAGTAACGCTAATAGACCATGTACCACTATCGTTAAGAACAGCTCTTGTTCCACCCTGTGTGATATTACCTGATGCGTTGAATGTGCCTGTGACTGAAAGTTTGTAGGAAGGATTTGCGTCACCAAAGCCAACGTTACCGTTAGAAGCGAAATAAGAAGCAGTTCCTAATGTTAGATTATTTGCCCCGGCTACTATACCGTTCTTAACGATAAAATCTTTATCTGCCATGGTTCACTTTCCCCTCTGGTTAGTGTTTTTATCTTTATTTATATAATAAAAAAGGGACCGAAATGGTCCCTTTAATTTTAGTTGATAACCTTGTCCGATAATGGCCCTTCAGGTGGTGGCGATCTCAGCTGAGCGTCAGCCTGCATCTGAACGGCATTAAAAGTTCCCATTGCTGTTTCGATTGGTAGCTTAACAAGGCCACCCATAACAACGTTTAGCTGTTCAATCGTCAACTCAAGTTTTACAGTCTTATCCATAATTTACTATCTCCTAATTATGTATTGCTAGTTGCCGTATTTGGCGCTGGTGCCCATGGTAGATTTGCTTCTACTACAGGATTCTTTTTATCGTCAATTTGCTTCTGAATCTGTGTATTGACGTGTTCTTCGTATGAACCAACAACTACTGCCTTAATCCATGTAAGAACATCAGCTTCTGTTAGCTGATTAAATGGAATAAAGGATGTATTTGCTGGCATCGTATTGGCAGTAAATGGAGTGGCTCCAGAGAAAGTTCCTTCGTTTCCATTACCATCGTTGCCAATCTTTTTCCAATATGTCTGAACTACAACATCGTCAGCAGAACCGACTGTTGTAGTCTTTAGACCGGTGACTTCCCATGTATATGTTACTGCCATTTTAGTTTGCCTCTTATAAATTTGATGCTGATCTAAAAAAAGTATTTATATCTTCTTCTGTCATCCCAAATGCTGTGCCAATCACACTTGTTAGTGGATGGTTTCTTTGAAACTCTGTTGCTCCAGACAAAAGCATTTCTGCATTGAACTTGTCTGTGGGGTCTGTGATTGTATCAACAATAGCCTGTAGTGGAGCAGGAATAAAACCTGTCTTAACTGCCTGTAGAGCATCCTCTTGTGAAATGAAACCCTGAATAGCCGCCTGTTGAAAGAACTGACGGTCAGATATAAAAGTAATGATACGAGTATCATCTTCGTCATCGGCAGGGTCTGGTGTATTACCTTGCGCCAACCAAAGCTGAAATTCAGCCCATGCTTCTGTCTTATCCTGACCGATGATTTCCCAATCAGAAGTGCGCCAGAATGTTTCAGTATCATCTTTATGTCTTTTCTTATATAGCTTCATTATTTTCTTCCATATACCTTAACGTAACCAGATATTGTGCCAGAAGAGGCATAAATTCTGAAACCAGAAATCGCAGAGTTAAATGATAGCAAACCAGTAAAGTTTATCTTGTTACCACCATCAATCGTAGAATCCCATGCACCAGCAATACCAGTCATAATTGGCATAGTATCTGTTCTTGATGGATATACAATAGAAGCAATACCTGTAATACCGGCATAGTTACGAATACGACCACCACAACCTATATCAATATAGCTGTTTGGTCCATAACCTTGTGAACCACCAGCATTCCAGATGGCAGAGTATGTTCTATAGTCACCAGCCGCCGTTCTCCATGCGCCACCAACATAGAACTGCATATAGATACCAGCACTCATTGAACCGGGAACAACTTGGAATTGAATTTCATATGCTTTATATGTGCTATCATTAAAGCATGTTGTCGATTCAATAGTAGATGCACCAGATGCTGAAAGATCAGCAATAAGAATTGAACCGCCGTTATTAGAGTTAGAATATCTAATCCAGCTACTGAAACTATTACCAGTGATGTTTCTGGTATATAGTTCATGTGCTTTATCTTCCCAACCCCATGCAACTTGAACACCCCAATAGTTAGAAGAATTAGAGTGTCTGAAGTTTTGTTGAACCCACCAACCACCGCCAGTAGGACAGTTTGTACCAGAGTTTAAGTCACCACCATAACGGAAAGAGTCGGCGGGTGTGTTTTGGAAATCTGAATCCCAGTTACCAGAACGTCCTGTGCTTTGAATGCCAGAAAGTCTAGAAGCACCAGCAAGATTGGCATAATAGGCTGTATCGTCAGTATCATAAAATATAGGTGCTCTAATTGAAGTTCCTGAATAGAAGAAACCAGAACCACCTTGATACACATTTGCATTACTATAATAATTTAAATAGATCATATTTCCTGATTTGCAATCAATATGCAAATTACCATCGGTCGCACAAACAGACGCTTCATCAGACGGACGACCGTTTGTACCTACCCATAGATATCTATTCCAAGACGCATTTGGACCAAAATAAGCACCACCTCTAATTCTTAGTGCTTGGTCTGATGTAGAGTTTGGATCTATGTAGTAGCCAGTATCGTCAGAATCATAAAATACTGGCGCTCTCCAAGAACCAGATGCATACCCATAACCAAATACAGAAAACTGTGCAGTTTCACCATTTCCACCTGGTCCGAATTTTGCTATATTTGACCAGCTTCCGATAGTTCCTGTTGTATATTGAACATATAATGGAACGCCATTTCCATCGTCCCATTTTCTAAATCTGTGACTATAATAACCATTAGTATAGTTACCATTAATAACAAATCCTTGGCCATCTTGTAAAACAGAAGATCCATAAGCTGTATTAAAGGTTATAAGACCTGATATTTTTGATGATGAATTAGGATCAATATAATAAGTTGTATCATCGTAATCATATATTACAGGCGATCTAAATTGAACTGGTGCGTAAACAACTCTATCTGTTCCTATTGTAAGTCCAGAAGATCCGCCGCCAGGCATAAAATATAGATTTTTAGACGAACCGCTATATCCATAATACATTTCACCAACATTGGTTGAAATGACCATATTAGAGCCATCATTACGAATCCAAGCTCCTGTTGATGGATCACCATCGCTTAATGTAATAGCTGTATTGTCGGTCGATGGTCTGACTGTAAATTTACCTAGTGGTGATTTAGTATTAATACCAACATTACCTCCAGAAGCAATCCATAAACGAGAAGGATCGTTACTGGTCATGATACCAAAACCGGTTGAACCTACAGTACCAACAACTGCTGTATTTCCAGCATAATTACCGTTTAGACGAACATCACCACCGCCGCCGTAAGCTCTGAATTGATCTTGTGAATTTATTATTCCATTAACATCTAATGCATATGCTGGCGATGTTGTAGAAACACCAACGTTACCATTCGCCCCAATATATAAACGTTGTGTCCCGGCAGTTCCAAAACTTGTAGAACCAGAACCGTCATTATTGTTAATATAGAATGAACCATTTTTATACTTAACCATATCAACAGTAGTAGCAGCACCACCAGAACTATTAGCAGTAATAAAACGCATAATAGCACCAGCACTTACACCAGTATCCGTATTTTGCAGATCAAAATATCTTAAAGTATTAGCTGCAGCAGATTGATTTCCAACTTGAAGATCACCGTTATTTGTAAAAGATGCACGAATTGTATTGTTTGAGTAAATATTAAATGTATGATTAGATACGGTGCCAATAGAACCAGAAGAACTAGAGGTGTTATAAAGAATAGACGTTACTGTACCATCTGTGACTTTTAAACCATCATTAGTGCTACTGTTAATGTTTAATTTGCTTGATGGTGATGTAGTTCCAATACCAACATTACCATTAGCTGAAATATCAATACCAGTTCTTGAATTAGTTGTACTAACTGCATAAATTTTTATACCAGTACCAATTCCACTATCATTACCGGCTTGAATATTATAATACAAATCTGATGGATTTGAGGTGCTAGTAAAAGAATAAAAATGAGAAGTTCTAGGAAACGCATTACCAGCAGATGAGTTTGCGAACACCCCCGGCGCAACAAATTGCCAACCATTCCAATAAGGATTAGATGCGTTATTAGAACCTACAACCGCAACATAAGCAGAACCATTAGCTGAAGGTTTATAAAAACTAGCATAAGCCGCAACAGAAGAATTAAACGTTATAGATGATGAGTTAGCTACAACATTAACAGTAGAATTACCTACAGATACATATGAAGATGAAGATACATTACCGCTTAATAACGTAGTATATGCGCCAGAAGTATTAGCAACAAACCAATTAGCAGTAGTATTACCACCATAAAAGTTATTTGCTTGGAAGTTAGCTAAACGAAAACTAGTGTTACTTGTATCAATGTATGGACTAGCATCTGGTTCTGGACCATAGTTGTCAAATACTTTCCATATACCATCGGTTGCATCTCTAAAGATACCAGTATGAGCATAAGTACCATCGTTATAATTACCAGCAATACCAATATCTGGATTACTAACGTCATTATTAGAATTAAGATAAATCATATTATCAGACACTGATAAGTTATTAGCGCCGATAATATTGACGTTACCAGAAACTACTAGATTTCCAGTAAGAGTCATTCCGCCAAATTCTACCGTATCTGTATTACGAACATTCTGATTCATACGGTATGGTAATCTAGCTTCTGCTAGTGTACCAGTATTAACGTTTGTAGCATTGGAAGCGAATACTGTAGCGTTAGTATATGCAGCAGATGCATTAGCGACTATTGCCGAGTTAGCAGTTCCTATTTTCGTATCTGTGTAGCTGACAGCATTAGTATATGCAGTAGCAGCGTTTCCAGTAATTGCAGAATTAGCTGTACCAATCTTGGTATCAACATAAGAAACAGAATTACTATAAGCCGCTGAAGCATTGGCCACAATAGCGCTATTAGCTGTACCAATTTTAGTATCTGTATATGAAGTAGCATTACTATAGGCAGCACTAGCATTAGCTATAATAGCACTGTTCGCAGTTCCTATCTTTGTATCAGTGTATGTTACTGAATTACTATACGCAGAAGATGCGTTAGAGGTAATTTGTCCTTGAATAGTCGATAAACTAGACCCACCTAGATAAGCAGCATTATTAGCATCACCAGTATATCCAGAAGAGTTAATAGTAATACCCGCAACGTTAACAGAAGTGATCGCAGTAGAGTTTACTGTGATTGAATTAATGATAACATTTGCGTTATTAGCTAGTCTGGATAAGTCATTGGTTACTGACATGTTTTACCTTTTTATTGGTATTTAGGTATTTGCTACTGGAATAGTGGCTAGTGCCTCTTCATTTCTCTGAGCGGCTGTTTTTACCCAACCATTATCAAAAGCTGCTGCTACGATTTCATCCTTAGAACCGGGAATTGATTGACCAGCTTCTAGAAACTTTTGAACAGCAACTGCTACGATTTCATCAATAGCAATTCTTGCTCTTTCGTGTGCTGCGTTCTGAATCCAATCATCAACAGAAGCTGCGGCATACTGCATAGCTAGATCTTCAGTTGCTGTGTAAGTAATTGTATAATTTGCCATTGTTTACTCCTTGATTGACATAATTAACTTAATAAAGTGATTGATAGCGAGCATCTAGTATCGCCTGAACATTCTAAAGTTCCACTACCAGAAACTGCAAAAAGAGCGACGTCTATATAATCTGTGGCGCTTCCATTGACGACGCCAGTTGTACTGAATTGTTGATATGCTAGACCAGAACCTGTTTGGAAGGTGCCAAATTGCCCTGAACCATTTACTCTAATATACAAATTATAATATTGAGCCGAACCTCCATTTAACTGAATAGAAGCTGTTACCAGATATTTACCTGCCACTGGCATCGTGAATCTGTATGTTGAAGTATTAAAATGGCTGCCAATATTAGATAGTGCACTATTATATGGAATTACTTGGTTTCCATTAACTACAGTGACATTACCAGCGCTGGAAACTGCTCTACAATAAGGTTGATTCGGACTAATAACATTACCGTTCACATCAATAATTGTTCTGGCAGTATTGTTAGTTCCCAGAACAAGAGATGAATTATCTATATTAATTAGATGAAGACCGCTATATCCGTATGTTGAACCAGCTTTCCATCCAATATATGATCTATCTGAACTACCATCACTAGAATTGATAAGACCTACGACATGCAGTTTTTGAGTTGGGGATGCAGTCCCAATACCGATGTTGCCATTAGCGGCAATTCTCATACGTTCTACGTTTGAATTAGAACCAGCATAACCAGTGTTGAAAGCTACATAATTAGCTTGTTGCGATATTGTTATTCCTTTTGAATAATTATCAGAATCAACAACTCCAATTTCAGTAAAACCCCCAACACCACCAACGCCATAACCTTTGACATAAGACCCATAAGTGGATCCTAAAGTAGCGTCGGTTATTTTTATTACAGAAGAATTAGCATCTCCATATACGTGCAGTTTAGAACTAGGCGTGGTCCCTATACCAACGTTGCCGTTTGCAGAAACATAAAATTTAACTGAATTGTTTGTTGATAAAAATACGCCAGCAGCGCCTGGAGTGCCAATACCAAAATCTGTATTACTACCGGAAGCAACACGATTAGCAGTCCCAATATAGCCTGTTATCGAAGATCCATTGAAATATGTAGAATAGAAACCGTTTGAAGAAGTTGATTCAAACCCAACAATAGCTCCGTCGGCTGCTGCAGCTACATATAGTGGATATGCTGGATTACTATTTCCAATACCAATATTACCATTCGCTGCTATCATCACTCTGTTTGAATTGTTTGAAATAATATATAAAGGAACTGCAGTCGTAGTACCAAGCTGAAAATAGCTACCACCAACAGCTCTATAAACACCAAAATTAGTCCCGTCGCCAGAAAGCGTTACTGTTCCGTCTCCAGAAGGAGTAGACAGAAACAATCTGGATGTATTTGATGTAGTTGTACCGAAATATAAATTGGCATTGATTATAGCATTATTGCTGATAAATGTAGTGCCATTTATAGAAACTTTATGGACAGGAGCAGTATTACCAAAACCAATATTATCGTTGGCTGAAATGAAAATATCAGTTCCACCATTGGCAGCAAGTTGCAATGAACCGTTCGAGGAAAGAGTAATGTTAGTACTATTTCCTGTGGTTCCGCTTAGACCTATTGCTTGACTTAGTAATTTACTTGTCATTTAACTGCCTTTTTGATATTATTTATTATCCTAAGAAATAACCCCACTGGTTCCACTGACCACCATAGAGGTTAGCGCTATCGGTTCTATAAAAAGCAAAACCGATAGTGTCATTTACTGCCATATCTACTATTACTGTAATATTAACTAATGTGTGTTGAGAAGAATCATAACCAGATTGGACTTGTTGACCATAAGATGCACCATTTTTCCAAATAGAAGATGTAAATACTCCTGTATGAGGATAAAATAATCCATAACATCCTATCATATATTTTCCAGCAACAGGGGCAGTGAACAATCCAGTAGAAGTATTATAATTAGCATTAGAAATAACTGCTGATGATGGTTTGGAAACCACCCATGTTGTTGTTGCAAGGGTAGTACCGCCAGAATAAAACCATGCATGTTGGTATGGTTTTCTTACCTGACCGTTAGCGTCTATTAATAATCTTTGTAGACCTTGAGTTCTGAAGTCATGAAAACCAGATGCTCCAGTCATATATCTGTGGGCTAAATGATTATTTGTTTGATCAAAAATTTCCCAAGAAGAGGCGCTAGATATACCCATACCAGCATATATATTTGTAGAAACGCCAGAACCATCTTTACTGGTCATGTCTAAAGAACAATAACCATTGTTAGTAGTTGCTTCCATCTTTACTCTAAGAGAACCATCAACAATATGGACTCTTCTAGAAGCAGTTGGAGCGTTGGTACCAATACCAATATTTCCTGTTGTTTCAATACGCATACGCTCATTTGTTAGCACGTAACCAGGAGTTCCTGCTGATCTAGCAGTGGCAAAAGCTATTGATCCAGTTGATCCTATGACTGAAACATTAGAAGATGGCCCATCACCAGAACACAAACTTAATTCTGATATAGAAGCAGAAGAATTAGCTTCAACAATTCTAATAGCAGCAGCATCATCATTTTGAAAAATAGCAATATCATAACTCGCTAATCTTTGATCGTAAGTTGTGCCTAATACTTGTAAAGCACCAGTTGTTAATCCAGTACGAATTATATTATTAGCATAAGTCTGTATAAGACCTGTATTTGATATCAAAAGTCTTGTAGATGAAGCAGTAGAATCGTATATAGAAAACTCACCAGCACCGGAAGAATAATTAGATCCAATTCTATAGGTTCTTCCGTTTGTAGAAGAACTTATGAAACTCATAGAAGTTCCATTATTGTTACTTGATGTGAGTCTTATCAGATCGCCGCCTTGATCGTTGCTAGTAATGTGTAACTTTGTGACTGGATTTGTGTTACCAATTCCAAAATTACCATTAGCAGCAAAGATGGCCCTAGTAGAACCACCAGCAGAAACAGAAACAGAATTAACATAATATAGATTCAAGATACTTGAAGCAACCTGTAGATAAGCTGTACCAATACCGCTGTTATCTGCCAGTGATACGAATGGGTTGGACCCACCAAAAACTCTTAAAGAACTGTTTGTTGCGATTACACCGGGAACGGTTAGCTTATAGTCTGGTGTTGCTGTACCAATACCAACATTACCGTTAGCAACAACATAGGCGGCTGTTCCAATAGTAAACGTATTAGAAGCAATAGCATTGATAGTTGCTGGCCCAGAACCAAAAGTAACATTAGAAGAACTATTAGAAATCTTCAAGCTAGTTTCTGTAACAACAACATTAACAGTGGAATTTCCAATAATTAATGACGAACCATTCAGAGCGATATTACCAGCAGAAATCTGAGTGTTAACAGTGCTATTACCAACAGTAACATTACCTGAAATTGTCCCACCAGTTAGCGGTAAGAAGTTCACAACAGCCATAGTTCTTAAAGAGAAAATCTGAACAATATCACCAGCATTAACACCAATATCCAATACAACTGACGTTCCGTTAGTTGCTGTATAGTCTGATTGTGGAATGTTGATACCATTAACAGATACCAGAATAGTTCCATTAACATAAGAAAGAGTATTAGAATTATCATCAACACCAGTAAAGGTTGTTTGGCCTGATGATGCAGTATAAACATAGTTTACAGCATTAGTAACCCAGTCTGCTGTATCAAAAGTAGAAGCAGAAGCAACAAATAGAACGTCATTAAGGGATGCTGCTGATTGTAGAACGATAGTTGAACCATCGATGGCAGTATAGTCAGATGTTGGAGTTAGACGGCGACCGTTGAGGAACACATCGCAGAAGCCAACAGAATAGTTTAATACATATTTGTTATCGTCAACGCCAGTAAATGTGGTCTGACCATTCGTTGATGTGAACGTAAAGTATTGAATCTGACCTTGACCCGGAGTCTGACCGATATATCCTGCCATTTATTGTTCCTTAAATTTTATATGTTATAGCGCCTATTAGATAACCTGATTGGCCTGTTGCTAATGTTCCTGCGCCAAATGCAGGAGAACCACCATTGTCTGTTCTATTACCTGTTAAATATAATCTGGATGTTCCCGCGAATGTTTCCACATTAACTCCATAACTACCAGCAGGATTTGAAACTCCAAACTTTTCGCTTACTACACCAGCTTCGTATTGAGATTGTGAACCAAATGGTAATCCTCCTATCCATAGGTTACCAGAACCAATATTTGTTAAAGAAGACCATCTTAAATCAAAATTGAGAAATACCACATTACCAATTTTTGTATATCTTCCTGCCTGTAAGCTATAAGTTAAAGTTGGGTTTGTTGTTGAACATTCTAGTGTTGGTGTCCAAGTTCCTTCCTCATAATCATCAAGGGTGTTGGCGTCAGTGCTTGCAACTTGTGTGGCAGGAAACTGTATTCTACCACCAGTCAAACCTAATACACCGTCAGAATTCAATCTCATACGTTCTGTGGTGCCTGTGGCCAAGCCACTTGCTCTGCCTGAAAATACCAAATCACCAACACCATTGGCAATGCCGTTTGTATAAAACAACTTCATAGCCCAAACAGGCAGATATGTTCCATTATCATTTTTGGTAGAAAAATACAAAGCCCCGCCGCCGCCATAATAACCATCTTTGGCAGCTATCATTATAGAAGCATCATGATATCCAGAATCAGAAATATTATTAGAAGTTTGACCAATACCCATAACCATAAGTCTGGAATTCTGGGGTACATTATTAGAACCAATAGTAACACCATTACCTAATGGTTGTAATATCAGAGCATATGTAGCAAGAGTAGAATTAAAATAAGCTCCCTGCATCCATATATGAGAGTTTGCAAACTGCCCGATAAAAAGACTGTCGCCGCCACTATTACCAATTCGAAGTGCTGCTGTTGATGTTAAGTCGTTAGCTACAAGATTTGCACCTGCAACAAGACCACCGGCATGGGTATAGCCTGTTGCTCTAAATGTTCCTGTGACATCAAGTTTGTATGATGGATTAGTAAGACCAATACCAACGTTGCCGCTGGGAGTTATTCTCATTTGTAATTGACCATTGGCGCCAAAATCTAACAAACCAGTAGATGTTAGATTATACATACCCATATTATTACCGTCATTGTAAATATAACCAGCGCTGGTGGCGCTATTACCTAGTCGTAACAATCCACCACCAGTATTTCTTACTTCTAATGTCGTATAATTTGGATAACCAACAGGGGCATTAGTTCCAATACCAACATTGCCATTAGCAACAACATACATTGCTGTGCCAACAGTCATAGTATTGGTTGACACAGTGACGTTGGCTGGAGTTATAGCTCCAGTACCATCAATTAGTGCTGTTGTTAATGACTTTGATATTGGCATCGATTACTCTGCTACTGGTGGGGTTGCAACGCTGGCTGCTATCTGTGCTTCATAAGCAGCAATGACTTCTGGAGTCCATGTTACATCAGCAATATCCTGAACATTCTGAGGCATCTCTGAAATGTCTGAACCGGGAGCAAAAGACCAACGGTGATAGGTCTGTGCGATTTGTTCGCCGTCACGAAGGACTCTTGTTGCTTCTCTTACAAGAAGGGTGCCGTTCTCTGTGACTGTGATTTGATCGATTACTTTAGTTTCTGTTAGTGCCATTTTATTTACCTTTCTGTGTCCGACTACGCTAATCCGGCGTAGTTAATTAGGGTTAACTTATCTTATAAGTGCCTGAAAAACTAATTTTTGAAATGTTGCCATAAGATGACCAAGCTATTGTAGAAAGTGCGCCTGGTGCCGATGACGTTATAATAGCTGAGCCACTATCATAAACACATCCATACATGGCTGTAAATGTGTCACCCGAAGATGGATAACAATAACCACCTAAAGTTTGATAGGCATATCCGTTGGCTAAACCAGCAGCGGAGAATGGTAATCCGGTTATAAAGACTGTTCCTGAACCACCTGTACCTTTACTTGAAAGTAGAATGGTACATCTGACATAGACTAGATCGCCTATCTTAGTATATGTACCAATTCTAGAACTGTATGTAACACCGGTTGGTGGTGTGTCGGCAGTAAATACTGGTGTCCATGAACCTTCTTCATAATCATCAAGAGTATTGGCGTCAGAACTTGCAGATTGTGTAGTAGGAAAAGTAATACCAGTACCACCAGCAGAAGTATTTCCACCTTTTAAACATACTGTTCCGGCGGGACTATATACAGCAAATACATTAGTAAAATTACCACCAGTAGAATTTGTCCAAGAATCACCAAAACCGATTTCAAACTGCCCACCATTAAAACTTCTTATTATACCTGGTTTATTAACTCCACCAGAATCTTGATTACCCATGAGCAAATATTGAGCACCACCAGAAGCAGTAATAGCCATCGAAACAGTAGTAGCAATACTATGATTTGGCGAAGAAACTCCAACTCCTAAATTACCTGCAGGAATAAGAACATTACCATTACCAGTAATATTAAATAAAGCACCACCACCAGCATTAGAAATTTGAAATGCGTTGGCCGATGGAGAACCTAACCAAACACCATTAGTGTTTTCGTTATATCTTAAACCTATAGAGAATGCTTCGTTAGCACAAGCAAACTGTGCTCTGCCATTTCTTAAGTCTAATTTAAAATTAGGGGTAGCTGTACTAAGTCCAACATTACCATTAGCAACAAAATAATTTGAATTACCAACCGTGAACGTATTAGTATATGATCCATTAGCGTAAACAGCAGAGTTTACGTTTAAATTACCTTCTGTTTTACCAAAAGCGTAAGTTGAATTATTAGCAGTACCCGTAAACACAGTGGAGTTAACAGTAGCACCACCAATAACAATGTTGTTACCGCTAATAGTTCCTTTAGTGCTAATTGTTCCTACTGGAACGTCTGCTGTTTTTGGACCGATATATCCGCTCATGTGAGCTCCATCACACTCATCACTGCATCAACACTACTCGCAGTGTTTGAAACAACATATATTGAGTGACCGGTTTGAAGGGCAATTTTATTAATTTCCAAAGAACCACCAACAGGAATTGGCGCCAATGATACAATAGAAGTATTATTGGCGCCATTGTTATGATAAACATTGGCAGTAACTGGGGATGTAGTAATGTTTGATAATGATAGGGTCAACATCATAGCATTTGTTGACGAAGGAACTGAATAAGAACCAACCTGAGTGTTGGATGTTCCCACTGCCCTACTTTGATAATTTTTAAAAGCTGCTGGCATTTTCTAGAGTTCCTTAACTTAATGCGACTGCTATTGCTAGGGCTGTGGTTGGGTTATAATCTACGCCATTAACATACACTGACGTACTATTTATAACACAATTCACTGAAGAGTTCCCTAAGAAAATAGATGTTGGTGTTATATTTGCTGTTCCTGTAGTATTAGAAATCTGTAATACTGATGTATTAACAGTTGAATTAACTGTTGAATTTCCAATGCTAACAGTGGTATTAACAGATACGTTCGTAAATGCACCAGTGTTAGCTGTTACCGACCCTATTGCACCAGGTGATGCCCATGTATATCCAAGAAGATTATTGGCATTATTAGCAGTTAGAATTGCAACGTTACTGGCTAATCCGGCAGAAGTCTGATAGTTCGAAAGGTTAGCTTGTAATTGTGCATTAGAAACAACGTTAGCAGCAGACGTTCCGCCTATGTATAAAGAATTATTAACTGTTCCAATTATAGTCTGCGTAAATGTATGAGTATTGGTCCATGTATACTGTGCTGTAGTATCAATAGATAATAATAAAGAAGTTTGATAACCAAAAATATCTACTATGAAATTATTTGCTGGAGTTGAAGTAAAATCTACAGTGCTACCAGAAGAAATAATAACGTCTGTTCCTGGTATCTGTTTAACACCATTTAGATATACTTGAATCTGATATGGAACGTATCCACCAGAAATCGTAAAACTATTTGCTGTACCATTCGCAGTAAATTGTTGCGACGTTGTTGTTGATACACCATTAGCGTAGAGCGTACCAATACCAACAACGTCAATTAGAGCGCCATTAACTGGAGCAGTTGTAAAACTAAACGTACCACCATCGGTAACGTCTACGTCAACTCCATTACGAAGCATAACGCCGTTTATGAATACTGATATATCGTTTGGTCTATATCCACCAGTTACGATGTATGTATTTGACGTGCCATCGCCTACGTATTGTTGTCTTACATCCAATATACCATTCGCTGAACCACCACCGGTTCCCCAGTAAACAGCAGAACCGTTTGTAGATAATACTTGTCCTGATGTACCAAACTCGCCGTTTGCGAAGATACCGCCCGTAAAAATAATATTGTTGACCGTAGCGTTTGAAGCAACGTTAACTACGTTAAGAGTTGTATTTGTGGAAACGTTTAGGGAGTTTAGATTGGCACCAGTTTCAAAAATCTGACTACCATCAGAAGAATATAGTTTTTTATCGGATAAATTGATAGCAAGTTCGCCAATTGAAAGCGAAGCTGTATTAGGAACTTTACCTGCGACGCTTGAACGACGCAGTTTGAAAATCGTATTAGCCATTCTAGGCTCTCCTAAAGCTCAGTATATACTGAGTATATTAAAATTCATCAATTGATGCTTTTTTAGCTGCCTTTTTAGTATCGGAGCCTTTCATAGATCTAAGTTCTTCCATTTCTCTATGAATGCTATTCAACTCTTCGGTCTGACGTTGTAGTTCTCTTCTAGATTCTTCAGAAGATCTTCTATAATCGTCAATCTGACCTTTTACAGTAGAAAGCTCATTACCAAATTGATTCTTTTCAACAAGCGTCTCACTAAGTTCTTTTTCTAGTTGTTTGATTCGATTCTCATATTGAGAAACTCTCTCTTCAAACATTTTCTTATCAACGGTTAACGCATCTAGCCCCTTAACTGCTTGATCCATACTTCCATTAAGAACTTTAATCTGATCTTGTGATTCTTCGTATTTAGTTGAAATATCTTTAACTACGTTACCAAGAATCATTGATCTAATTTCGAGATCAATACTTTTCCTTATATATTCCAGCATAAGCTGTTCTTGTTTTTGAACGTATAAGGTTAAGTATTGATTCTCTTTATTGTCTACCTTTTCATCATTATCCATAATATATCTATCCTTATTAGAACGAACCACCGTCCAGAATATCATAAACTAGAGCAGAGCCGTTCGATTGTAGAACGTAGCCACTTACGCCTAGAGTTAGTCTGTTATAACCATTGGTTACGTTACCAACTAGGATTGATTGATCAATCGTGTCCTTATATCCTGTACCACCTTCTGTTCCTGCTAGAGCAGTTGAGAGCGTAAGAGTATTAGCTACGATATGAACGTTAAGTGAGCTATTAGCAGTAATATATACCGATGTAGCGTTTGAAGTGAAACCAGCTGAATCGATATAGGTCTGTAGAATAGCAAGAGTAAATCCATTAGCAGCGGTATTAACTAGGTTATTACCAGATAGCTCTTGCTCTGAATTTGTGAATAACTTATAGATACCACCATCAGAAGCGTCACGGAATAGACCAGTATGTCGTTGTGTTGTACCATCAAAATAGTTAGCAGCAAAACCAATATCTACTAAATCGCCAGCGTAGTTATTACCAGCGAGATAGATCATTGGATCAGAAACAATAACCGATGTTACATTTGTAGTTGTAACGTTACCGAATACCTCAAGGCTACCACCGATCTGAACATCGCCGTCGAAATAACCAGTATTAGAATGTAGATTAGCGAAGTGACCTTCAGCCCATCTTAGGCTATTATTACCAAGTAGATAAATCTGATTAGAAGATGGAATCAAATTACTGCTAACTAGAGCAGGAACTGTTAATCTATCAGCTGTAGAATCACCAAGCGTGGTATTAGCGTTTACGTTAAGATTATTAGTAATTACAGCATTATTAACTTTTAGATCTGCCGCTAGAGCATCAACGTTAGCACCAGTGAATACGATCTTTGTCGTATTAGCGGTTAGAACTGTAGCAGATGCGTTACTTACCTTAATCTGATAAGTCTGAATTAGGACGTTACCAGTTGTATTAGCAACGCTGATTACAGGAGAAGCTGAACCAGAAGTTGTTCCGAATACAGCACCGTTACCATTAATCGTAACTGGAGCTAGTGTAGTAGCATTACCCGTTAGCTGAATATAATTAACACCAACGTTAATTGATTCAGTTGTATTGGCCATATAGAGGACTGGCGAAGCCATTCCGCTTGTATTACCAATAACTAGTCCATTACCAGTTAATGTTACATTAGCTAGAGTTGTAGTATTTCCAGCAAAGTTAATCGAAGAAACTGTTATCTCTGAATTACCAGTCGTATTAGCAAAGTATACGGTTGGTGAAGCAGTAACCGTATTATTGCCGATTACAACGCCGTTTGACCAATACGTAGCGGTTGCTAGTGTGGTAGAATTACCAGTAATAAAGAACGCAGACGAATTATGCGTAGCGTTAATCGTGCTATTACCAACGAATACAACTGTACCGTTATTAGCAAAAACACCGCCGTTATTAGCAATTAAGATATTAGCGGTTGAATTACTAAGCGACCAAGAATTAACGTTGAATACGCTATTACCGTAAGCATTAGCAATGTTAATAGATGGAGCAGCTGTTCCAGTATTATTACCGATTACAACGCCATTGCCGCTAATTGAAACTGGAGCTAATGTAGTTGAGTTACCGCCGATTACGATAGACGCAACCGAAACTGTAGTATTACCTACTGTATTAGCAATATAAACTTGAGGAGCAGCTGTACCAGTGCTATCACCAAACGACGCACCATTGCCGTTAATTGTTACAGGAGCAAGAGTCGTAGAGTTACCACCAAATACTAGCGAAGTAACACCTAATAGGGTATTACCTGTAGTATTAGCCATTCTTACAACTGGAGTAGCTGTACTTGTATTATTACCTAGAGATACGCCGTTTGAATTATAAACAGCAGAACCTAAAGATGTCGTATTACCAACAACGAAGAAGGCTGATGAGTTAATAGCAGCATTTACAGAAGTGTTACCAATCGTTAACTGGCTCTGATTAGCCACTAGATTAGCATTAACGCCTGTATCGTCAAATAATCTTAGGAAAGCAGTAGTCGTATTTGAAGAGATTTCATAAGAATATGAATTACTTGTAGACTGATTGAAAGTCTTACCAGTAACCTGAGAATAACCATTTGTGCTGTTAAGATCGATCTCACTGAATTCAAAGGAATTATTACTTGTCTGTAGATATAGACCGCTTAGATCTTTAGTTACATAAGTTTGAGCCTGTCCAAATACCGTACCATTATACGTTTTTGTAATTTCACTATATTGAGTAGAATTAGCCTTTACAAACGATGTCGTATTAACGCTACTGTTACCTGCAAGAATGAAGGTATTAACGTTTGTATCGCTCTTTAAAGCTATTTGATATGGTTGGTTATAAGCACCAAGCGTAGTGTTTGATGTAGTATTACCAAGGAAGATTACGGTATCGTTCGCAATAAACTCTGTACCAATAGTAATAACATCGCCAACATAAAGAGTATTAGATGTCTTATCAAAAGTGAAGCCGGGAACGCCGTTAGCAACGCCTGAGTCGTTAAACTGGATATAGGTATTAGAGCCTGATGTGCCTGTACCCCAATAAATTGAGGTTCCGTTTGTGACTAGAACTTGACCGTTTGAGCCGGGAGAGCCATTAGCAAAAAGAGTAGAAACTACAGCGTTAGCTACGATGACCTTATCAATACCTGAAGTGGCATTGACGACCATAGCCTGGTTTGCTGTAAGAACACCTGGGTATTGAGCGCCAGCAACTCTTAAAGCACCTGAGCCGTCTGGGAGGCCAATCCAGAGTGTATTTGAAGCTTGTGTAAACGCAAATTCGCCGTTACTTAAACCAGTAACGACTGAATTAGATGTTGATCTTTTAATTTGAATTCTGTTATTGGCCATTTTAAGCTCGGCTCCCTTAGATTTTTAATCTATTTATTATTTAAAAGGTTCCACCATCAAGATCTCCCACAATATCCCCAAAATCTATTTTCTTAACAACGTAAGTATCAGAAGGCTCATCATATACTAAAGTCGAGCCATCGTTCCTTTGAGTAAGATTAACATCATGCATTTCGTCTATGGTATCGATACCATTACTTATTATCGGTACATTCTTTAGAGTTACAGGGACAGTTGTATCTATAACCCCAGCAGTGGAATTTGATGAAACTTTTATATTTCTTCGTCTAGATACTACTACGTTTACCATAATTATCTCGTAACTTGTGGTGTAACTGTTACTATACCCTCTACAACTCTAGAAATAGCATTAGTTGATGTTTCTGTTAATTCAACATCATATACATATCTACCAGCAGTTAAAGAACCAGTTTGATTGGCTGTTAATGTTAGAGTTACTTGACCAGAAGCTGCGTTAACAGAAGTTGAAAATGCTGTAGAGTTTGAAGACGTATACCATTTTCTTAACTGAGAATTAGCCGTAAAACCATCAAGACTTAAGATGTCACCGTTTTCATCTGTGAGATCCAAATCTACTGAAAATGTACTTCCTTGATCTATTACTAGATTAGCTTTTGTTGCCATTATAGAGCAGTCCTAAAGAATCTTACAGTTGTATTAGTATACGCACCAGCTGGTGTAAAGTTCAATACAACGTGCGTAAGGTTAGCAGCAATATTAGCAGAGAATATACCCAATACGTTGTTCGTAACAAGCTGAGCATATTCTGTAACGTAAGCATTACCTCTATCGTGAACAGTTAATAGCTTAGACATAGTTCTGTTATTGGCGTTATTATCGAATACATGAACAACATATTCAGCACCAAAACCTGTAACGACCGAATAACTATCAATAAGCTGCGTTGATGTACCGGTTGTGGTGATAGCAGCGTTATAAATTGGAATCGTTGGTAGAGCTGCCCAAGATCCATTAGCGTTAAGGAAGGTATTTCCTTGGGCTATCTGGGAAGTGGTTGGGTTTACGATAGTAATGCTAGTTGTAGAGTTAGCAATTTTAATCGATGTAGAATTAGCAGATACGTTTGTAGCAGTTCCGCCAACATTTAATGTATTAACAACATTTAGGGCTACAGCATTAACGAAGCTTGAGTTAGCTACAAATGTAGTTCCTACTGTATAAGACGCAGCATTAATTGTACCTGTGTGATAAGCACCAGTAGAATTAGCTAGGAATGCAGAAGCAATATTAGCTGATGTTATAGCGTATAGAGTAGCAGTATTAACCTGATTAACAACGTTAATGGCTACAGCGTTAACTAGAGTTGAATTGGCCGTAAATGCAGTTCCAACAGAGAACGTAGCGGTATTAACAGTTCCTGTAGTATTAGCAATAAAGATACCAGAACTATTTGAAACCGAAGAAGAACCAATCGTATAAGATACAGCGTTAACTGTACCAATACCATAAGCGCCGGTTGAGTTGGCAATTAGATAGCCGTTAACATTTAGAGCGGTTGAATTAACAAACGAATTACCTGTACCACCACCAACTGTTAAAGACGTTGTAACTGTTAGGTTATTATTAACTGTTGCGTTATTAGAGATATAAAGAGTGTTAGCAACAATGTTAAACCATTTATTTGATGTATTACCAAGGCTGTAAACGCTATCGGTTGATGGAATTAGATCACCAACTGCGTTACCCGTATACGTTAAACTACCATTAACAACTAGATTACCTCTAACAAAAAGATCATTCTTAACGTTAGCGTAACCACTACCTGCTAATCCAAGTTCGATTATAGCGTTGGCTACGCTTAATGAGCCTCTTGTTGAAATCGTTAGTGCTGTTACTGTTGTATTAGCAGTAGAGTTTGATGCTACAAACGATGTGGTATTAATTACAGTATTAGTTGTGCCTGTACCAAAAGCGATAGCTGGAGTGTTAATCGTACCTGTAATTAAACCTGGAACGATAATTCCAGTATCGTTAGCATAGAAGCCCCAAGTTGTAGCAATAGAAGAAGAATTGATAGTTGTATTAACGCTAGAATTACCCATAGCAGTAACGGTTGAGTTCGTTACTGAATAGATAGTGCTATTACCGATAAACAACGTAGACGTATTAGCAATGACGTTTGAGCCAAGATATACGTTATAAGAAGACATAGATGACGAGTTAATCGTCGTGTTTACGCTATTACCAAGAGCAAACGATGTTGTATTAATTACAACGTTAGTTAGGCTGTTACTTACGAATACTGTTGAAGTATTAACGTAAACATTGGAGCCTACCTTTACAGCAGTTGTATTAGCGATTAAACCACCAGCGCCTGTTGTAATAATTGTTGTATTAACAATACTATTACCAATCGTCAGATCAAGAGGCGTTAATAGAGCCTGAGAATCGTTATTTGATAGGTAAATCGAAGCTGCGTTAACTACGATATTAGAAGTTGGGCTGTTGATTACAAGATTTGTCTTGTTAAGATAAGCATTGGATGTAGTTGGACCAACCCAGAAAGTTGTAGTATTGGTCGATAGATTAGATCCAATATATGTAGCAGACGTATTAACAGCAGATGGTGTGATGATCGTATTGGTAATAGTGTTACCAACAGATATGTAACTAGAATTAACTCTAGTTGTATTAGCTGTTGATATCGTAGAGTTACCAATTACAACCGAAGAAACGATATTGGCTGTATTCGTAGTTAAGTTATTGGAAGTAAAGATTCCAGTGATAGTAGCATCGCCAACAGCTGCGTTAGAACCACCAGCAGTAACAGCATATGTTGATAAAGCATATGCTATTTCATTGGTTCTATTGCGCCAATAATCGAAAGTATTATTATTTGCGGTATTTGCAACTGTTACGGTCATTTATTAACTTCTCTGTAATAATTGGCTTAGCATTTCTTTAATTTCATTGAGATCTCTCTCAACTTTATTGATTCTGTCACTGTTGCGCATATTGTTTTCCATGAAATTCTTCTGCTTTTTATAAGCTTCTAATTTCGAATTATCTACATTCAATATTGCGCCAGATTTCGAATCCTTTACCAAACCCTCTACGTCTGTCTTGATATACATGTAATATCTCCGACTCTATTATTTATAGTTGTAACGCTAAGACTCTTAGATCATCTAATACTGGAACTTTAGAGGTATCATCTGACTGAAGAACAATCTTAATCTGGAATCTCTTAAAGGTAGAGTATAAGTTGAAATTGCTGTTTAGGTATGTCAATCCAGCTGGCGTTACTGAATAAGCACTAACTCCAGAATTATTAGAAGTCCATGGCGTTCCAACGCTTAAGAAAGTATCATTAGCAATCGAAACGACAACTTGTTCGTCGTTATTGACCAATAGAATAGAACCTCTATTCAATTCTGTTGTAAAGGCAGTGCCGCTACCAATAATAGCATTATTGGTCGTATAGGTGGAAACCGTTCCAGTTATAGCCGTAGTTGTATTTGATGATAACCAAGCTGTAGTTGGAGGAACCGCTAAGAAGAACACATTACTTGTATAATTACCATTAAACGGTAAATCTAAAGTTAATTGCGTATCGCTCTGAATTGATAGAATCTGTCTCGTGGTTTCGTTGAATGACGTATTAGCTCTTACGTTTATGAACCAACCGGGGCTTAGATCTGTAGTAAAAGATGTTCCAGACCCTGTAACAGTTGCACTGCTGTTGGCAGCAGTTATAGTACCAACGACTGGGATCATACCAAAAGCTGCTGGGACTGTATACACGAACTCGCTGAAGTTTGATGGGTTACTTGGATCGCTATAGAAAGAATCGTTTTGATTAATTAAAGGAGTCCAAGTTTTTGAAGACATAGGATCAGTATCATCGCCATTTAGGAACTTAACCCAAACCTTGATATCAGATCCTGGTGGTCTAAATGCCGTTAGAGATATATTAATATCCTGAGCGTCTTGACCTGTAGCCAAAGTTACAATCTGTGAAATATACTTTGACTTTGATGTGCCATTATTTAAGAGTTCTTCGTAACTGAACGATACTGGGTCAACATCGTTACCAATAACGAGTTCTTGATTTCTAACAGTATCAATCAAGGGAGAAATATATTCAGAATCCGTGGTTAGATTAGCACGAATCTGCATAGACTTCTTACTACCACCAGATGTAATTTCGTTAGTTCTACTAGCTACCATTCTCTGTTTATCTAAAAACTCTACTTCATACCCAGGTATGATTGGTTGTTCTACATCAGAAGAATAGTCAGCGTATGTATTAGCCATTCCCTTATAATTAAAGGATAAGGTAGTTCCGGCTGGAGTAATATATGCAAACTGAGGAACTAATGCGTCTAATACGACGTTATGTAAAGTTGAAGAGTTTGCGAAACCAACCATGGTATTATGGCTAGGTCCAACGCTTGAGATAGCCGTTGAATTAGCAAATCTATGAATCTGGATATTTGAATTTTCTTTAAAGTTACCAGTTGTATCATCTACGTACAATAAGCTCTTAACGGTATCAAAATAATTCAATGAACCGTAGATGCTAGTATTAGCCTTCAACGATTTAATAACGTGTGTTTCGGCTGTAGCTGTTGTTCTAGTATCGGTAATATCAATATTAGCACCACCAACCGTAGAAGAAAGCGCAACCGATGATGTGTTTACGAAACTTACATAGTAATAAGAATTGCCAGTTAGTGGGGCAATAGGAGTATTTGCCGCTGGAACGCTATAGTATACTCTATCGTATAATTTAATGTATGTATTAGCGTTAGTGATCTTAATAACATCAGTGCTATTATTAAATCCTGTAGTGTTAGCTACAATATTAAAGTTATTCTGGTCGCAATCGAATACATAATCGCCTGGCAATACACCAGCTGATGTATTAACATAAGATAGATTATATATTTCAATAAAATCTGTATCAATATTATTGAAATATGCGTTACCTGAGTTCTGATTAAAGCTTGCTCTCTTCAGTTCAAACTTAATATATTCTGTCTGTAGAGCAGTCCACTGATTCATAGTAGCGCCGTAGAACGCAGTGCCTATTGTTGGCTGACTGAATACCTGTGCGCCAGTTGTGATATCAATGTCACCTAAATTAGCACTATAAACATAATAGTCTGGGTCATTGGCATCTGGTTTAACGATAAAAGCATATTGTTTTCCGTTAGCTAAGAACACTGGAGATTCAAAACGGAAAGTAGTAGGAACAGTTGCATCGTTGCTGGCAGAAATCTGGCTGCTATTTAAGTGAACCGTTGAGAATGGAAGAATGGCATTACCATTTGGATAGCCGTTATCAACTTCGCAAAGATAAACAGTTACGCCGTTAGTAGAAATTTGAGATTTCTGTTTAAAGTAAATATCTAGAGCTGTAGCGTAAATACCAGCTTGACCATCATATGTATTAATCGTCAAGGACTGAGCGATAGGTTCATAGAAAGCTGTTACGTTTAGAATATCAGGAATAGATTGAACGGTAACACTAGTATTTGTAGTAACAACTCTTTCTTCAATGGGTTGATAAGAAAGTTGTGGATTTACTGTCGTTAGTGTGATAGCTCGTTTTGAAACGCTTAGATTTGATGCTGTAAATCTACCGGAACAAATTGTTGTAAAAGCCGTATTACCTAAAGATAAGCTATCAACGTCTGAAATTTGTAGGTTTCTGTCGCCAGTTCTGAATGTAGCTTCTGGAATAGCAAACTGACCTGCAACTACACCGTTAACATCACTGTAAATAGCCGTTCCCCAGTTACCGTTTCTAGGTATGCTATTATAATCAGAAGTGTTGGTGATAGCTGTGTTATAGGTGTTAGATACAGTTCTGACCGCTGGAGCGCAAAAATCGTCAACGTTAATGCTATCAAAGAAGATATGCATTCTGTGATTAGGACGCATATTATAAGCAAGAAAAGAAATAATTCTAGGAGCAATATAAGGCTGAATAGAAACGTCAGTAACGTAATCACCAACCGAAATGGTATTGGCCTGAGAGTCTACCTGTAACTGAAAACCAGATCTATCAGATGTAGTTGTTGTTACCGTAGTTGTAGTATTTGTAGATAAACTTGCCAATTTAATCTCCGTTAAATCATAGAATTATTGGTTTTCCAATCTTCATATGTCTCAAACTTAATTCCAATAGCTGGATAACTAACAGAAAGCAATCCGTTTTGATTTGCTCTAACTGCTTCTGGTATGACTCTTTGTACTTCCTGAGCCATAACGCCAACGTATAGAATGTCACTCCAGATATACTTAAAGATATATAGATTAATTCCGTTAACCAGTTTCTTCAAGAATCTAATCTCACGTTTTAGTCTAATATCAGATCCTGTCCATTGGATATTCTGGTTGCCGATAGTGAAATCGGTTGGGTTATAACCAGCCTGACCAAGATACGTCCAAATGTTAGCGGCAACTGCGCCTGCATTTGTACCACCAGCGACGTAACCAAGATTAACGTCTCTTGTAACCTGATGGATAACGCTATTACTAACGGAAGAAACTGATGTTCTCCAATCACCCCACGTCTGACCGAATGGGCTTTGGGCGAAATCTCTCCATGGTGTAGCGTTGTCAATAACAATATTCATAGAACCAGTATTGATAGTGTCGCCGTGATTATCATAAGATGGGATCAGAATAACAGTTCCATTCCAAGCAAATGCTACGAGAGCAGAACTTCTATATTTAGTTGCATAAGGTTGTCTTAAGAATGAAATCTCATCGTATGGTAGTGTGATAGAACGACCCGTTTTTTGGACGTTATTAACATAGTCAACATAGAAAGTTCCAGAGCTATTTGTAACAGCAGTTGTACTACCATCATTGAATTTAATTTTTACAACTTCTCTTACGATAGCAGGTCTAGCAACACCCTTCTGGGCATCGATAGCAATATTGAATTCTGGGTTAGATACATCAGATAGAGAGAAGTTGCTGAATGGATCTACGAAAATACCATTCTTGAAACGATCTAGGCCGTTAGCATCTGTAACAGTTAGATCTGTTGCCTTTTTCTCTAGTAAAGAAAGCTGCGTGTAATATTCAAGATTGGTAATTCTTTGGTCTAGCTTACCAACGTCTCTCATCGTATAACGACGATTTGTTACAATCGTTGATGAAATTGCGGTGTTGGTATCTCTAATTAGATTTTTAGCTGATGCGTTTAATGCTCTCATTCCATCGGTTTCATCAGAAGATAAGGATGGATATGGAGGAACGTTAAGAACAGCAACCGCCATAGCGTTCTCAGGATATAGTGGCTTCTGAGGATTAGCTGAAGATAGACCTTCCTTAACCTTAACCTTATTATCAGCCGTAATATAGATCAAATCTTTTCTTGGTAGATAATAGGTATAGTTTGCTTCGAAGTTCTCACCATAAGATGGAACGTCTAATCCATAAGTTGAATCATACTTGAAAGTTAGAGTAGCAGATGGATTAACTGTAGCATAAGAAAGAGCAGCGGTAAGCTGTGTAACATTAGCTGTATTACACGTTCCAGTATTATTAGCCGTGTTATTAGCTGGAGTTCTATAATCGATATAATCTCTTAAATATCTCTTAGTTCCAGCCTCATCGACATAGAGAGGAATATCTTTAGTCTGAATAGCATTAGTATTTGCTGTATTAGCATCATCAACTGGATAAGAATCAACTGTAAAGAATCCAATACCCTGCTGAGTATTAGCGTTGAAATAATCCATTTGTACTAATAAACAAGTATTTGGATCTAAAGAACCATATCTTGAATAGATATATCCGTAATCGTAGTGGGTATCTTTCTGTCCTGTGTCTAAAATGAAATCCGCAGTTGCGTCAATGTTGGACGTGCTGAAAGAGCCATCAGTTGAAGAGTAAATCTTCGAAATCTTATGAACGTCACCAACACCAAGGCACCATGGACCATTTGGACCGCCTACGCTATTAGCAACTTTAATCTTAACGAATCGATCTTTATAAATGTCCTTAGTTGCAGGCTTTACCTGAGTTCTAAGAACGTTTAATATAACATCAACCGATAACGTAGTGCTTGGGATTTGTCCAGAATTAATAGTGAATGTTGTTGAATCATTGATTAAAATTGTAGAGGTAACATTATCACCATACTGTGTGATTGGTAGAATTTGACCCTTAATGTAGCTCTTTTTATATGTTTGACCAGATAGACTGGATGGCCATACAGCGTCAACGGTCATGACCGTATTATTCGATACGCTAACAACTTTTCTATAATTAGCGCCAACTTTAATATTATCACCAGGGAAGAATTTCGTCGTAAACGTTGTAGAGCTACCAGTTACCGTGGTTGATGTAGAAGAAATACTAGCAGTACCACCGGCTGGGTTATTAGAACTATCAACGTCTGCTGCGCATATTAACATAAAGTTAGATGCTTGTAGATCTGTCAAAGGAACTAAAGAAGCGCTATATGGTAACTCGTCAATACCACCTTGGGCAGACGTTGGTAAAGTTACAGAAATAACACCACTGGTATTCATGCTCTGACCAGTGATTAACTTTCTATAAACATAGTTTGTGCTTGTATATTCTACGGTCTTTATTCCACCTAGACCAAAGCTATACAATTGTTCTTTGGAAGCAGAACCAACGATGCCATTCGAAACAACGTCACCGACTGCCTTTGTGCCTGTTCCATAATAAACAGATTTAATCTGATTAATATTATAACCGGTATTGAGTTTAATATTAAAGACGTGTAAAGAATATGAAGTATCTGCTAAACCTAATACACCACCAGCGTAATTGAAACATCTAACGGATGCTGTACCGATAGCATTGCCAGTTGGTGATACATTGCAATATGTTCTGGTAGTTACAGCCTGTTGTGGTGTATCATATAGAGTTACAGTCTGTGCTTTAGTGAAATCAAAGCTACCGGCAACTTCGTTTAATATGAAGTAACCACCGTAATTAAATGTAATCTGCTGCGTTAGGTTCGTCTTTGTATCGATACCACGACGCATATTAATATATGTGGTAGCATCTAAGTTGACTCTATAACCTTGAGCATAACCAGAACCGGGATTGATTCTACCAAATACGTTATTTGAATTGAAGCTAATTGCTCCACCAGTGGGTGGAAGGCTGATAGTATCAACTGCGAATGGATTAACAACATAGTTACCAGATTCTTCGTAAGTTCTGGTAGCAACAATATCACCGATTGTAGAATAAAGTTTATTCTGAGTATCTTTCTTAACCAATGCGCCAAAATTGTAAATGGCGATAGGGTTAATTGTATTATTACCAGTGATTTCTGATGGGTCTATGGAAATTAGTGTTGGAACGCATTTTAGACGATGAGCGCCTGGTGCATTTTCGTTAGTATATCCAAGAGCGTTATCTAATAGTGAAGTATCTTGGTTTTCTGTAACAATAGTTTCGTTTAGATCGAAAGCAACAACATTATTACCAGCATATGTTCCGAAATTATTAACAAGACCAAATGTTGAGTTTGATACTCTTACGAAAGCACCATTGATGAAGATAATTCCATCAGAAACCGAAATACCATGAGAATTGCCAGTGGTGTTCTGACCTGGTGTGGTATTAGCGAAAGTATAAACGTTAGCAATCGCAACATTACCAGAGGTAGTTACTTGCTCAAATGTTAATAGGTCACTATTAGAATATAATGCTTCTCCACCTGTGCCTGTATTTAAATATTTTAGATAGAGAATATTATTATCTGGATAGCTTGTAGAGAATCCAGCATTGGCGAATAGAACCTGAGCTTTTAGATTGCTAGTTACGCTAGTGGCTACAGTATTGATTAAATCAACAACGTTTAAAGCAACACTATTAGCGGAACCATTTGAAGCGAAGTCTGCTAATCTAACGTATGGTAAAACAGGAATATCAGTAATAATACAACCTTCAACAATATCACCGCTTTTAAAAGCCCAATTACCAAATCTTTCGATCTGGTTTTGTAAAATTGTTTGTGATTGTGTTAACTCTCTGGCTTGAACCGCAACAGAGGGTCTGAACATAATTCGATGATAATTCTTTAACTCGTTATAATCATCAAAATATGGAGCCACATTGAAGTCTGTTTTAAAAGGCATTTCCTGTCCCTATTTTTAAACTTGAATTATCAACTTAAATGATTCTGCTGTCGTATTAGACCTTGTAACATTATTCAAGTTTTCAATATATATTGGTCTTAAATTCTTTGCGTATACATCGCCTAAGTTAGTTATTGTAATATCTACGCTTTGTGTGCCATCGCTAGATGTTACGGTTTCACCATCGATGAAATATTTATCTCCTGTCAAATACAGGACTGTGGTATTAGAAAAGGCAACTCTTCCGACTGCATTACTGGATTCTCCAGTAACAGTATCACCAACAGTGAAAACAATAGGCGAAGAAACTGTAGCTTCTAATAACTGATTATATGTGTTAGCAGTATATTGACCACCTCTATCAGTATTAGCAAGTAAAATGCGTGGATTCTTGACTATACCAACTTTATTATACTTGGCTTCTGTTGGAATCGTTGAGTTTTCGTTATTAGAGAATGTAAATTGAATTGAGATACCTTGGACGTTTAATTCGGATAGAATATCATATCCATGACCTCCGGGTGGGGGAGTAATCGCATAAAGATTAGCACCAGAACCTGAATTTGTATCCAACGAAATAGAAGCTCTAGAAATATCTTCACCAACATCAAGAACAACGATATCAGATATAGTATTAGATGTAGAATCTACAACGCTATAAGCAACTGGTTGTCTATACCCGTCAGTATCAAAAACAACTCTTGGTGAAATCTTATATTGGGTAGCATTTGGAAGTATACTTGTTGTATTAGCTTCAGTTGAAAGGTAAACCCAGTTACCAACGCTGTTAGAAACATAACTTGAAATTTGGAAAATCTGAGAAGTTGTCGTTATTGTATTGTAGACGTAAATCGCAGAGCCTTTATAAAGATCGTTCTGATCGCTGGCAGAATTTTCAATCTGAATGACCGTTGAGTTAGCAGATCTAACGATACCATTATGATAAGCCGAATATCCAGATCCTGAATTAGAAATCATGACAACTTCTACACCAGCATATGTGTTAGAATATAGAGTTGTAACTGCATTAGCGTAAACAGGGCAATAATCAACAGTGGAGAAAGTAACATACTGCTTGTATGTGATAGAAGTCAAATATCTCCACTTATATCCATCCGAAGTTTGGAAAGTTGAAGATTGAATCGTTGTTGGTCTAATAGTAGATGGAGCACCATTAGCGTTATCTAGGCACTTATAAATGTTATAACTACCACCGGTATATTCTGGAGGAGAGATCACATAATAATTATTATTTGCTAGTAGATTTTTATCAGTATTATCATATCTATCATATATAGAATTAATAGTCCACTGATTGTTTTTAATCAGTGGTGCAAAATTAGAAGGATATAATCTCTTACCGAAAATCATTTCCCAATCGTTAGTAAAAAGGGCTAATTGATCATCGTTTGAGATAGTTGGAATAATACCGTTATGAGGTGTTGGGTTTGCTGCAAAAGCATAATAGTATGACGTATTTGAAGATACGTTATCTAACAACTCATCGATTATTGCTTTTTTATAAGATGGTAACAGTAAACCCATTATTCTTAATACCCTATGGCTGTCCAATAAACATTTGTAGATGTAACATTAGCTGTTCTAATCCGAGCTACCGTATTGTTAGTGCCTACAACAGCTGCCTGATATGTGTCTACTGTTGAGTTACTTGTAGCCGTTACAACATAAGCATTGGTGGTAAAAGCTGATGTGAACGTAGCATTACCATCAGTGCTGTTAGCTGAAATCCATCCCCAATTCATCTTAAACCCATTTGGTAGATATGTATAGCCATTAGCGCCGTTTGTGCTAGTGCCAACAATCAAACCATTATTGGACTGAATTGAAACCGAAGAAGAGTTGATAACAGTATTTACAGACGTGTTACCAACTGTGATGTTTGTATTAACGATAGCTGTGCTGAATAGATTTGAAAAGTTCTGATTTACAGAAACCATGGCGTCTCTTAATGGATCGCCATCGCCACCATTTGGAGTTCCTACGTTAATTGTGATTTGTTGAGTAGCCACCTTATATCCCCTATTTTAACGGTTAAGAGCCTATTCTATCTACTGTTAATGTTGCATTACTTGTATTTATAGTCGTTGAATCAACGGTCAACCATGTATTTGCGTAAATATAATCACTTACTAATATATTTACACTATCAACAGTAACATATGTACTATCCGAGGTCGTATAATTGTAGAAAGATGCTGGCCCACTTTCAACCAGAGTAATTGGACTTTGTAAGACAGAAGGCTGTAGCTCAAATTTACCAAACATTTCAGCCCCAGATGGGTGGAATGTGGTGTATAAAATATCTTTATATTTATCTAATGCAAGAGAAGACTTTAGTTCATATGAATAATCTTGATAGTAGTAACTATCCTGAATGCGCTTATCTGAGTTTAACTCACTGTCATTTACACCCCAATAACCAAACCCTCTACCGATACCCGTTTTTCTAACAATACCTCTAATCTCACTAGCAGTGTCGTATTCGATGATACTTGTTGAAAGAACTGCGCCATAAGCTAAACTGTTTGTAGATCTAACTGTAACAGAAGGAACTGAGTTATATCCAGAACCTGCATACCAAGCGCCAGCAGTTGTATTGATTGAAGTTATGTGGCCCAATGAATTAGTTAGAATTGATCCTCTTGCTGGTGATGATGTAAGACCACCAGAGAAAATAAGAGTATCACCATTAGCATAACCAATACCAGAATTAGCAATAGTTGGGACGTTTAGAATACCATATCTATATGCGTGAACCGTCTCGCCTTCAACGTAAGCTTTACCAGAATTAATAGCCCTAACTGTCTCGACAATATTGTTACCGCTTGAGTTCAGAGCTAAAATTCTATCGTTAATACCATTAATCGTCTTATCTAGACGCTTCATAACAGTTTCAGTAATAGCGAACTGTGCTGGCATGATAACGGGAGCAACGCCATATACAGAACTATCAGTGCACGTGTTATTAGGATAGCCATATAAAACGATCTTAGTATCATCAACAACTTGTCTAATGACTGCTAATTCAGTTGTATCTGTATTGGAGTTATTGGCTGTTAGGTAAACAATATCATCATTAGCGAAATACTTCTTAAATCTTGTGGTCTTGAATGTATGCGTCTCACCGGCTGTTGTTATTGGCTCAGTAATTAAAATCTGAGATCCACCTGGTTCTGTAGTAAGACTAAATGCTGAACTATTAGAGGCATAAATGTAATAGATGTTATTACCAGTTAGACCAACAATTGGAGTATTTCCTGATGGGACTTCGTAATAAATCCAATCGTCTGCCTTTAGATATGTATTAGCGCTGGCGCTCTTAATATCATATGTTGCGTTGTTAACGCTGGTTGTATTAGCATAAACATTAACCGAATAACCATTAACTGATGGTGTGGTTGGATATACAATATCGTTTAGTAGATAATGAGTTTCGGCACTAGCATTGGTATTAGCTGAAATTTGAATAACGTTACCACCTAACGTCTTACTCAAAGTCACAGATGTTGTATTTGTCGTCTTAACGTAATAAAATGTATTTGGGTTAAGATTCGTTATAGCAACATTACCAGTTGGAACACGATATAATACTAAATCGTTTACATCGTAATTTGTATTTGCGTTTGCTATTAATAAAGCATGACTTGTGTTGTTAACCGATGTAGTGTTAGCATATATTGTAGATGTAAACGCACTTAAAATATCATCTGCTCTAAAATAGGTAACTCTTCCTGGTATGTTGATAGACGTTATTGTTGATCTAACGAAAACGTTGGCGGGAGCAATATATCCATTACCAGCTTGAACGTTGGTTAGAGTTGCAATTCTTCCAAAAAGACCATTCGAAAACGCAAGAGCGTCAGATAATGTTGATGATAAATTAGCAGAAGTGTTACTTGGAAATCCATATGCAGTAGCATCTAGAGTTAGATCCAAATAACCAACTAGAGGATCTGTATTATATACTAGATTTTGAGTATCAGCAAGCTTAATGTTAAAGTCTGCGCCTCTACCGGTAGTATCTAATACGTTCTTGTAAATAAACACTGAAGCATTGGCCATAAAACCAAAGCCACCGTTTAGAATTGTGAAGTTTAGAGATCCATAACCACGAAAAAGAGATTTAACCATAACATAAGCATCAACGCCGAACGCCATCTGTTCGCCAGTGCCTGGATCTCTTCTTGCTACCTTAAGAATATCACCAACTTGGAAGTCAACGCCACTGTTGAAAACATCTAGACTATCCAAAGAACCAAGAATAAGCGGAGAAGCTGATGCAATCTCTGTATTAGATATGTAACGCTGATCTATGATTCTTTCACCAACTACGAACTCACCGCCTTTTGGTGATATATTAGAAATATAGACTTTTTGAATAGCATCGTTATTGACGTATTCGGTATTAATATACTCAACTAGAGCTGTCGTCTTAGATGCACTACCTATAATATTTTTACCAATAAGATCCAAGAGATTGGTAGTTAAAGATACTTCCAAATACCTTGGTTCAATCCAAATACCATCAGATACTCTAAGAACATCTCTGCCTGGGAGATAAACTTCAACGTCTTCGTTATAAATCATCTTGAATAGAAGTTTATAACACTGAATAGTTCCCTTTGAACTATAAACGTCGATAATGTGTTTTAATAGAAATCTTTTATTTACGATAACATTGAATGGGATACCATATAGATATTTCTTCTGAAAATATTCAAGAAACTTTTCGACTGTAGTATCAATATCTCTATATTCTAATAATTCACGTGATTCTCTAATTGGTCCGCCATGAGCGTCTCCTGAAATATCACCACTGGATTCCATCCATTCGTAATATGCTTTAACGAATAGAATAAATGTTTCACCTTCCTCTTGGTAGAACTGAGGAAACTGACTTTCAATAAAATTAGAAATGAACTTTTCTGTATAAGAATCCATCTTAATTTACTACCGTCTCTATAACTTCTATGGATACATCTTCAGCCTCAATTAATAGGATCATATTCTTAGTTGAAATAATATCTTTATTTTGTGTTGATAATTCCAACGCTATCGAATTAATATACGACGATGTTTTCAAGTTGGTTATAATAACACGACCTGTTACATAATCAATTGTGCCTATTGCAGAGTTTACTACGTATTTAACGCCATTTATATACGTATATAAAATGATATTGCCGATAGCATCGTCTTCCAAATAGCAGTTAGACCAAATAACATCAGATGAATCCACATAATCAAACGCTGTACTTGTGAACACTCTTTCGTCTGGATACGCTATGCCATTATATACGCCTTCTTGTTCTGGTTTATTATTAAAGCGAATATCGTAAGATGTTTGAAAGTTTAATTTTGGTGAAATTTTCTTAACGATCTTGATATTTGTATCATTACTGGTGATACTAGTGTCAGTCTCATCAATATGAGTTACAAACTTACTATATCTAAAATCATTGCCGAATTTTTCAATATGAGCTTTACTGAATGCTAGAATTTCATCCAAAACACTGCTTTGTATTTCATTGGCATATTTTGTAGTTAATTTTGAATTATATTGAACCACCGTATCAACTTTGATATAGAAATATTCTGGATCTGAAATCTTAACTCTGTTTGGTAATACAATATAATCGTTCAAATACGTCTTAATCTGATTTTTTAGATAATCAGGAGCGATAGTGGAAGATGAAGGTTTAATACAAACAACAACTCTACCATATTCCTTTGGCTCCAATTCTTGACCACCATAGATGATAACGTCATCGATCTGTCCACCGAACTCACTAACAACAAGAGATGCATAGTCGTCCGAAGTAACGGCTCTTTGTTGTGATGCATATTTTCTAGGAGCAGCGAATCTAATAGATTCAATAGATTCCTGATTAGCACCGATGGTTGAAGCTGTTATAACATTAATGTCAGATACAGTAGCACTACCGCCGTTGATGACGCCTAAGTTATCAGTTATGCTGAAATTATCTACCCCGTTACCATCAGTTCCCTCTGTGACAATATAACTAACAGTTATAGAAGAAAGATTATCTGGTTTTCTACCAAACAATCCGTCACCGAAAACAATTTGATATCTACCACCATCTACGGCTTGTAGAAAGAAAACGGTTGATGTGCTTGTAAGACCGAATAAACTGTCAGCCTTAGAATAAGAAACAGAATTTGCACCTGAACTATCAGAAATAGTTACAGTAATAGATGATGTATCAATGCCATCGTTCGTTAAAATGAATCTTTGATCTTCAATGTTATAATCAACTATAAACGAATCTTGAAAATATATACCTTGATTGATTTGAAGGTTATCAATAACGTAATAATTATTACTAGACACATACGTTGTAGTTTGATCGGTTACGAAATTATATGTTCCATTAGAATTAACACCGGAGAATTTTGTTCCCTTTGGAATTGTAATCTTGTTAGCGCCAATACCTGTAGTTGATACCGTAAAAGAGACATTAGCAACAGACGCATGAGAGCTTCTTGGGGTATAGTTTAACTCTTTAGCGTGTGAAATGACAGAATTGTATTTTTGGGCTGAATCCAAAAACATTTCTGACGCAACCATATTCAAATAGAAAGAATTCAAATATGAGTTATACGCCATGACATCTAACAGGACGCTGATATTAGACCCATCGAAATTGTAGTCTTTGAAAACTGATTGTGATTTTAAGTATTCTTTGAAGTTGCCTTTGAGAGTGTCAAAATCAAGGGAACTTAAAACTAATGAGCTGTTTGCCATTATCGGACTCTTTTTAATAGGACGGTAAGAGTAATTGGTTCTGGGTTATTTATTAAAGTATAAAGAATTGTAATATCAAGTGCATTTTCATCAGAAGGATCAATACTTACAGTCGTTTTTATTAGATTTGCTCTTGGTTCATTGTTTTTTATAGTGTTTTCGATCAATAATTCAATCTCATGAGCGTTTTCTGCTGTATTATGTTCAAACAAAGCATTATAGACATCAGACCCAATCAATGGCTGAAATAGTCTTTCACCAAGATTAGTTTTAATAAGATTTCTGAGAGATTGATTTACTGACTGCTCATTTGTAACCCTTGCTAACTGATTACCAAAAGGAGTTTTAGCAAAGCTAGATGTGAAATCAGAAAAGAAATCTTTCTGTTTATTTGTGCCTGTTAGGGCGTCTGCTCTTGTAATTGCCATTTTATCCTACGTCTACTAAACTACTGCCTGAAGATGCTTTGGGGTTACAGTGTTCTCCCCCAAGCGACGGACATAAATTATCTTGGTTGGCGTTATCTGTTACTACAATCACACTCTTACCACCAATCTTAAGATAGGTTTTACTTGCGATTAATCCACCAGCACCGTGCGTATTCTGATCGCCTTCTACTGCCCAAGCTTTTCCATCAATGGTAACAAAACTTTGAGTGGCAATCGTTGTAGCGCCACAAGATCTTTGATCGCCGTGTCTATGTGCTTGCATTCACTTATCCTTGTTCGAACTTAATTTGTGAACCCTTAATTGTGATCGTTCCACTTTCAATCGTAATACTAGATCCACCAACTGTTAGAGTGATCTTACTATCAGCCTTTAAGTTTATTTCTTGTGCCTTAACATTCGCTACATCTGATGCCGTAATCAAAACCTTAGCAGCAGAATTAACCGATGCATCGTTACCAGTCTGTAACAAGAACGTACTGGTGGTTTCTATTTTTCCTTTTTCTTTTACATAAACATCATAGTTCTGTCCAGCGTACATCGATACGTCTTTTTTAAATACGGATGCTTGTACGCCTTCTCCCATAATAACGTGATTCTGTTCTACGTGCTGGAATAGATCACCGCCAAACTTCTGTCTCTTGGTCTGGCTATAACCTTCACTGGAAACACCACCAGAAGCTTGAGATGTCACATGAGCTTCATTGCCCTTAATCTTAACTTCTTTACCACCTGTGCCTCTGATATAATTCTTTTTAATAGCGTGTCCAAAGTCAGCGCCGACTTCTAATCTACCAGTCTTCTCAGCATTAATATCTAAGTGAGCATCTGTATGAGTAGACTTTCCTCCAGCATAATAACCCCTATGTTGACCTGGAAACATAGAAGTATGAATCTCTTTATCGTTATCGTCTTGTTGTGTGGTCTCATAACTACCGCTGGCTTTTAATCTTTCAGTGAAGAACTTTTTAGGTTCATCTGGATTAGCATAAGTCATATGATGACCACCAAGAGCATCCCACTCTCCGTGTACATAACCGTATTTTGGTTCTATGTCCTGTTCGCTTACCGCATCCTTTGGTAATTTCTTATTATGTTTCTTTCCAGCCATTAACTTATTCCTAATAATTTCAATAATTGCGAAACATTCTTCAAGCCACCAGAACTAATACCGCCACCAGAATAACTACCTCCACCAGAAGCACCAGGGAATCCGCTACCTGCTCCACCACCGCCGCCTCCTGAGTTTCCACCGAAGCCACCAAAACTACCCAATAAGCTACCGCCACCAAGACTACCCAATATGCCTCCGATACCACCACCTCCAGAACCGAAGCCTCCCATAATATTAGAAAGACCTCCCATATTACCAAGAGAACCTAAAGCACCTCCCGTACCACCGCCTAAAGCACCTTTACCTAATTCAAAGATTTGATTATTGAGTGCCATATCTTTAGTATATTGCTGAAGAACTTTTCCAACTTCACCCTGATTTAATACAGATTGTGGTAACTGTTCTCCTTGAATTAATCCCATAAGCTGTTGAAGTTGTCCTCCCATCATACCCATTAGATTACCACCACCGCCACCACCGCCGCCTTGGTTTTGGTTTGCTGCACCACTACCCATAGTAGTATTTAACGTATTCGTTTCAACATTATAACTCTCATCAATCAAAATAGTATTTAATATAGAAGCCGTTAATATATAAATGGTTTCTGGTTTAAAATATGGATCCAATAAAGTAGCAATAGATGTTTCAGAGTATGAATAGATTGCTTCTTGCGCAGATTCATAAACGTATGATTTTACTTCTCTCTTTACCCACATTCTTTCATAAGCTGTAGAATTTAAGCTTGGTAGCATATGCTTAAACTCTCTGTAACCGGGATATGGATCATCTTCTATCGTATAAAACTGTTCGACCCAATCGCCTGGAACATCTGTAATTAAATTAACTGCGTTTGGTATCTTTGCTCCGAAGATTGCTTCGTTATAAACCGATACTGGAATATTATCTGGACCATAATATAGAGCAACCTTAATTAGATTGGCAACAGAATTTAACACTAAGTTTCTATAACCGCTATCAATCTTATCAATTCCGCCGTTGCTTAATATCATAACTAGGATTTCAATAACTCTTTCAAATCCATATCTTCTAACTAAGATGGCTAAAGCACCAGTAAAGGAATCTTCAAGAACATTAATGATGCCTGATGGGACAAACGGAACTACGCCAGAACCGAAGTTACCTCCACCTCCGCCGCCACCGCCCATTCCACTGCCCATACCAAGAATACTAATCATCATCATGGCTTGCTGATACATCTGTGGAAACTGCTGAGCGTTACCTTGTGGATCTACCATCTGCATAATAGAAGGAAGATCAGTTTGACCTTTATCAGCCGAAGCAGAAGTTGCTTTATCGGCATTAGGAGCAAACTTATCTCTAACGTCTGTTAACTTTTTAGAATCATCTGGTTTAACTGCTGGTGGATCAGCATATTTTGGATCTTTCTTTGGTGCTTTACCGCCCATCGTCTGATTATTAGGACTTACTCTTTTACCTTGATCGAAAGCGCTTTTAGCCATTAATTATTGTCCTTCTTCGTATAAGCTGGATTATCAATTCCTGGCTTTCTAATCTTACCACCTGAATTCTTCTGAGCGTCTTGAGTATCTGTTCCAACGCCACCATTACTATCATCGTTACCTTCTGGCATATCACCACGAGCAAGAGAGCCTAATACAATTGGATATTGTTTAGCAGTATCATGTGGTAAATATGTAACTAGAACTCTGGATCCAACTTTAAGCCCAGATGGCGAAATACCCATTCTACCAGTAGCAGGAGAAGTAATAGGATGAACGACCATAGCCCAAGGAAGATCATCGTCCTTTACTCCTTGTTCGTCGTTATGGTTATTATAAATTCTAACTTTTACACGACCTGATTTGGTTGGATCGTCTTCAAAGTTTCTAACCTCTCCAATCTCAAACATTATCCATTACCTCCACCGCCTTCTTTATACGAATTACCCTTCACGACTCGTAATATCATGGTGCAATTTGGTGGCTCTTTAGCCACTCTATATTTTGTTCTGATAGCAACGACTAAGCACTTACCATTCCACTGCTTCTCACCTTCTTCAGTATTATCGTTAGCTTTCTTTGGAATCTGTAATTCAATAACCGAACCTAATGTGATCTTAGGATTGTAATAAACTTCTAATTCGGCAGATGTCTGTGCTAATTGAGCTAGAAAGTCAGCTCTTTTAGTTTTTGCTTCTGATGTCTGATGCTTATCCTTATTGTTAACCTTATCATGAATATATCTAATAGGAACAGAATTAGCATAAGATGGTGCTTGCTCGTAAATCTTACTATCGTCTGCGAACTTAAACTTGTTACTTTTATTCGTATTAGTCGCAACAACTTTATGGGTTGTAAGGTCTATAGTATGTTCACTTGATTTACTTAAAGCTCTAGAACCTGTAAAGAATGAATCGGATGGCTTGAACCAAATAATAGAATTTTGTCTTTCCTGTTGATTAGCGCTACTGAAGTTAAGATTTGTTGTTTGTTTTAACTTAACAACAGGCTGTTTCTCGAATAACTCTTCAAACGTCTTGAACACATATTTATGCTCACCGCCTTGATCTGCCTGTTGGAATAAAGCAAAGCAAGATGACTCATACTTTTCTGAAACGTGTTCTCCGTTCATCTTCTTAATAGCATCTAATGGATGCATCTTTGGAATAACAATACGTCTTTGTTTTGTACTTGCTATCTCAATTTGTCTCTTGGTCTTAAATCCTTTTTCAAGAATGTGCTTTACAACATCACCAGTCTTTCCATTAAAACTCTTTTCGACGTGATTACCTTGTGCGTTTAATAACTCTGGAGATACAGCACGAATATCATATTGCTTATGATGACCAGAACCTGTATTGGTTACAGACTGGTCGTTTAAGTTCTTATTCTGATACATCTTCAATTTAAGAGTAGATCCACCTCCACCAAGACTTCCGATGTTATCATCTCCTGAGAACTTGATCTCAACATCTTGGTCATAAGATCCGCTAACTTTGTTTTGACCTAGAGCGTCTGATGGATCTACAACTCTAATCTCAGCGACTGGACCATATGGGTTGAGAATGTCCTCATAAACATTAAATCCAGCCAAAGACACTTTATCAGTGCTGGTTAGATCCATATTACCAACTTTAATTGAAGTTATTTTTATATCACCAGCAGGCATTTTATTCCTTAATCTTCTGTTTAAGACTTTCTACCATATTCTGTTTATAGTCACTATCCAAGATTCTAACAGTCTTGTTATATTCATTTCTTTCAGTTTCGTATTCAAAATACGTAATAGGACTCCAGTATACAACTTCATCGTCTGGTATATTATTAGCAGCGGTTGATACGCTGATGAATTTAGTATTAACCTTACTTTCTGTACCATAGATATAGCTGTTAGAAGTAATAGACACTGAGTTGCTAGTATAATAACTCCCACTAACATGCTGTATTAATATTTCACTATTACTAGACGCAACAAACTGTCCTTTACCCGAATTATAATCATCGAATACAATATCACAGATCTCATCGACCTTGAAGCCTAAACCTTTATCAGTGTAAACAGAAAATGTTGTAGTATTAGCGCCATATGTTATAATCTTGTTAGTAGTTAGAGTCCAATCATTTTTCTTTCTGGTATAACCATTAATTCTATTATTTGTCCCTAGAGTCGGTTCCCAATATTTCTGCATACCAGCAGACATGGCGTTAAATGTACTAACGTCTATATTATCTTGACCAATCCAATTATTTCTATAATACTTAATCTTGGTTTGAGCGTCATAGAAGCTGCCATATTTCTTAACTAGAAAATCTGTAAATTCTCTTTCGCTCATGTACCATTCGTAATATGGATCTACGATATTATTAACAAGATATATTATCCAACTCTTATATTGATCCTCATAATATCTAGCGCTTAGCTGATCTGCTCTCTCGTTTGATGTAATTTCATATGGGTAGAAAACATAAGGATTCTCTGAAACCTTGTCGAGCATAGCAACACGCTTAGTAATATCAACAACTTGATTGTTACTATATGTTATTAATGGAAACTTGTCGAAATATCTTTGTGCCATAAACTTTATCCGTTACATTAGGTCTGGGTCTGTTGATTCCCAAAGCTGGATTTCTTTTAAGTTAAGAGATAGAGTTACCACAGTAGGCGCACCGCTCTTGAAGAAAGATGGACCACCAGAACCTGTAAAGTTAACTTGTACAGAAGTGATAGCACAAGGTTTTAAGGTAAACAAATATTGATTTGGGACGAAACTAACTAAAGCTATTTGTGGGTATTTCATCAAGAATGTGCTTTCTCTTGTTGGAAGAGCAGCCCTCTTGCACTGTTTAATAATTCTTTGTAAAGAATCAGATTCAGATTGAGTGTTTGGTGATAATACCCACTCTAATGTGTGTTCCTTGAATCCTGGTCTTTTGAACATCATGTATTGGAAAGGATTCAAAGCTCTACCAGAAGCGATACCAGCCATTGGAGCAGCAGCTGTAATACCTGCTGTTAATGATGTTCCAAATACTTGACCCAAAGTTCTAGTTACAACGCCTTCTGCGGCACCTTGTGCTGCCTGTGTAGCAGACCACTCTTCCCATATAATGTTCTCAATATCGTTGATTCTTTTTGGCATTGGGAGCTTTATAGACCCACCTAGTGATAATGCACCAGCGCCGCCCGATAAAGAGAAGTCATACAAACCAAACCCAATTCTGGTGTAAAACTGTCTTGTGCCTTGAACCAAATCATTTGGAAAGGCATTATTGTCTTTGTTATATCTTCCAGGTGGTTGTGGAAAGTTTGGCATAGAATCCCCTATAAATACTTTTTTCATTATATTTATTCCGATTACAAACAATGGCTACCTATAAAGGGATTTTTAAACCAAAAAATCCTAGTAAGTATAAAGGCGATCCTACTAACATAATTTACCGTTCAAGATGGGAATTATTGGTTATGAATCGTTTCGATGCAGATCCTAACGTAATATGGTGGTCCTCAGAGGAAACCATAATTCCATATCGTTCGCCTGTAGACAACAGAGTCCACAGATATTTTGTTGATTTCACTGCAAGAATAAACACAGTTGATAACAAGACTAAGACTATTTTAATTGAAGTCAAACCTGCCAGTCAAACAAAACCACCAGTGATTCAAGAAAGTAAGAAGAAATCTAATAAATACATCAAAGAAGTCATGCGCTGGGGTGTAAACTCTGCAAAGTGGAAAGCAGCCAGAGAATACTGCAAAGATAGAGGTTATGAATTTATTATCATGACAGAACACGAACTCGGATTAAAGTTTTAAATGGCCAGTAAAGAAAATCAAGAGTCTGTTGAGTGGTTTAATGACACTTTGGATGAAGTTACCAAAGACAGAAGAAATACATATCAAAAACGAGTCAGACCTTCAGTTGGTAGTATGTACCTTTACATCTACGATCCAAAGACCAAAGACAAGTTGCCAATATGGGACACTTGCCCTCTAGTATTTCCTATGGAATTTTACGATGACGGTTTTCTAGGTCTAAACATGCATTATCTCACACCATTGGCAAGAAAGAAACTTCTTGATTCATTGAAAAACCTACTACTTAATAATGACAAATATAATTCAACAACAAAGTTAGAAAATTTATCATATATGGTATTGAAAGAATATGGTAATTATTTCTATAAATATCAGGCTTGTATAAAAAGATACCTTTATGGTCATGTTAGAAGCTCATTCTTCCTTATTCACCCAAGTCAATGGGATAAGGTTATTATGTTACCGTTGGCAAGATGGGAAATTAATAGCAAAGTAAACAAATACCCATAGGAATCAAAATGGCTTTTAATATAAACAGATTCGCAACAAATATCAGGGACTTTGGTTATCTTGATAACAACTCATTCGTTGTCATGGTACAAACGCCACCAGTTCTTGCGAACGCATATTTAAGCAATCAAGGCAATCCTACAGCAACTGCTTCCATAGCTCAAAATATGAGCTTCCGTATCGATCAAGTCAGAGCGCCTGGCATCTCATTATCGACCGCTGATATTAACAGATACGGTATTGGTCCAACCCAGAAGCAACCTATAGCGGCACAGTTCCAAGAGATTAACATCTCTATTCTAGGCGATCATTATTGCGAGTTTTGGCAATATTGGTATCAGTGGACAAGAGCAGTATTTCAGTATAATGGTGTTAACGGCCAAGCTCCAAACTACACAGCTGAATATAAAGACCAATTCTCTTCAACCATTGTTATTATGATTTGCGATCAGTTTGGTAATATCATTCAAAAGATAAATCTGTTCGAAGCCTTTCCAACGGCTCTTAGAGAAGTTCCTTTATCTTGGGCTGATACAACCAATCTAATGAAGATCAACGTATCTATTGCATTCACTGAGTATTCTATCGAAGGTTCAAGTATGCAGACTATTAGACCACAACCAACTAATATGTTTACAGGAACACAAAGGGAAACTGTAAGTTCTTAATTAATGGAGTTTTAATATGGCTTTACCGAAAATTGACTATCCAATGTACAGAATTGAAATACCATCGATGAAAAAGGAATTTCAATTTAGACCATTTTTAGTTAAAGAAGAAAAACTGTTGCTTATGTCAAAAGAGAGCGAGAATACTGCTGATATTCTAGCAGCTATTAAACAGATTATCAACAACTGCTCTCTTGATAAAACTTTAGATGTTAATAAGCTGGCACTATTTGATTTAGAATACATCTTCTTGAAGCTGAGATCTTTATCGGTAGATAACGTGATCAAGGTAACATATAAAGATAACGAAGATCAGAAGAAGTATGATTTTGATATCAATCTAGATGATGTTAAAATGGTATATCCAGAGAATGTCGATAACAACATCAAGTTATCTGGAAAATCTGGAATCATTATGAAATACCCAACTGCTGCTCTATATGATGATAAAGACTTCTTATCCTTAGAGAAGGATTATATGTTTGAATTAATCGTTCGATGTATTGATTCGATCTATTATGAAGATGAAGTATATCAGTGTAAAGATTATAAGAAGCAAGAACTTAATGATTTTATAGAAAACCTTAATATCAAGGCATTCGAACAGATTCAAAAGTTTCTATTAAATGTTCCTAAAATGGAATACGTTATCACATATGAAAATTCTTTGGGTAATGAACGAAAGATCGTTCTGAATTCGTTAAATGATTTTTTTACTTGGCGCTGAGTCATACATCGTTGTCTAACTATTATTCAACGATATTTTCAATGGTTCAGCATCATAAATATTCCATAAGTGAAGTTGAAGCGCTAATACCATTCGAAAGAGACATTTATGTACAGATGTTAGTTGATTATTTGAAGGAAGTAGAAGAAGCCAAGAAACAAAAATAAGAAGGTAAACCATGGCTGACACAGAAGAGTTAAGTTATATTCTAAATCAAATGAGAAACTCTATGGAGTTCTCAATTTCTCAAGTCGTGGGTGAATTCCGTCAGGCTGCTATGCAGTCAAACGCTAATATCAGTAGAGTCGTAAAAGACATTTATACTGTATTTAAAAGCCAAAGACAAGATGTAGTTGATTTAGAAAACTCTATAAACGATGTAGCATCTGAAACTCAAGAAATGTCGTCAAAGATTGATAGACTTGGTGTCTACATGCAGGATCTTATCTCTGTAGAAACTAACATTCTAGGTTCTATTAGAGATATGGGAAAGAACATCGTTATCCTTAACGATAGCACCGAATCTCTAAACGAGAACATGAAAGAATCTCTAGGTGAAAAGGGATTACTTGGTGCAATTACCTCTGGTGTTGGTACTCTTTCTAGCGGTCTTTGGGAATTAACTAAAATGGGTATCGGTGCCGGTGCTGTGGTAGGCGGCGCATCTATGCTCGGCGGTGATTCTAATACTAGTAGTTTTAATTGGGGGTCTGGACCAGAAAACGTTAATATGAAAGCCGCAGCCGATGCTATTAAATCGATTGAATCGAAAGGTAGCGGCGGTTATAAAGCACAAAACCCAGGCAGTTCTGCTTCTGGTGCTTATCAATTTATTGACTCAACTTGGCAAAGCGCAGCTGCTGGCGCTGGTATTGGAACTCAATTTAAAAGAGCAGTAGATGCTCCACCAGAAATTCAAGATGCGGTATTTAATGACTACTTCCAAAAACTAATTAAAAAGGAAGGATTGAGAAACGCCGTATTAACTCACTTTCTTGGTCCTAAACATACTATATCCGCAGAAGCACAAAGAAATAATATAACACCAAGTTCTTATCTTTCAAAATTTGAAAGATCGTATAGTGCTGGTTCCTCTACTAATCCATCAGAATCAGCTTCTGCTACTACTCCAAGATCTGATGCTACACCAGCTGCTGTAACTCCTTCTGGTAAAGATTCAGAAAGAATGGAAGGCGCTTCTCCTTTACCATCTGGCGATCTAGTCGCTTTAGGAAAAGCTCTTCAAGGTATGGGAATTAGAGTTTCTGAGCACCCAGCTTTCGGAGGCGTTCATCCAGAGCAACATCATCCTGGATCTGCGCATAACGATGGTATGGCTATGGATATTAACGCTCCTGGTAATATAGTAGAAGCAAGAGATCCTGTATGGGGTCCAAAGTTTGATAAGTTAGCTAAACAATTACAAGCTGCTGGTTATACTGTTCTTTGGAGAGTTAAAGATCACGATAATCATATTCATGCTCAAATAGGCGGTAAAGGTATTAGAGGTGGTGCGTCTGCTATCGGTGGTTTGATGGGAGCATCACCCGATCAAGCACATAGCGAAGCATATAATAAATCCACGTTAACTCCCGGCTCAACGCCAATGACAACAGTACAAACTGTTCCACCGCCTTCTGCTAGTGCTGAAAGAACAGAATCTGGTTCTACTGCTATTTCTAGACCAATGGAACCTGCTGGATCTAATCTACCTATGCAAATTGGATTAGGAGCTTTAAATAGTTTTATGCCAGGTGGTCTTGGTGGAATAGTAGGATCGTTCTTACCTATGCTAACTAGTGCTTTAGGTAATATGAACGCACCTATGCCTCAAGCTGCCTTAATGCCTTCTATTGGTCCAGGTCAATTAATAGGTGGAACTTCTTTACCAGAAATGAATAGTCAGATAGTTAAACAAACTGCTGTTCAATCTGCTGCTAATCAAGAAACATTCCAAGAGAGTTTATTTAACGAAACTCCTGCTCAAAATAACATTCAAGTCAACGGCGGTCAATCTGGATATATCGGAGATATGGCTGGATATAATTATAATCATCCAGCTGATGTTAGTTGGCCAGATTGGGCATCTTTAATCGGTGGCAATCACTGGGAAGAAGCTAAGAAAATTAAAAAGCACATGGGTGCATAAAAAAGGGGGCTAATGCCCCCTAATTTTACTTGTCCTTTAGTTTATTGAAAAACTCTTCTAGTTCTGCATTATCATCATCGTCTCCAGAATAGCTAGGAGCGTGAGTAGCCTTAAAGGAGGGCGCTCTATCTTCGTCTAGGCTATCCTCTACCTTAGAAGCTTTAGGGGCGCTAGGAGAGCCTAGAACCTTGGATAAACGGGCTTCTAATTCCTCGTAAGACTTAAAATTAGATGGCGCAAGAAACTCTTGTAGAGAATACTCCTGCTTCCATACTGCCTCTAGCTTCTTGTCGTCATCGAACAGAGGGCCAGCCTTATCAAACTCAGACTTATCGTAATTACGATAACCTTCCACCTGACGAATCTTTAGCTTGAAGTTAGCACCTGACCAAAGATCGAAAGGATTGACTGCCTCTTCGTCCTCAAACTGAGGCTCCATAGCTTCCTTTAGCTTATCAAAGATCTTCTTTCCATACTTGAAGAGATAGACTTTGCCTTCCTTGTCTGGATTACCAGAATCATGGACTACGTAGATATTGGAAATGAAGTTAAGCTTGCGCTTCTGCTTACGAGCGATTTCCTTGTTAGACTCAATACCGCTATTCCAAAGCTTAGTATTGTAGTCAGAAACAGGATCGTTCTTACCAAGAGTGGTTAGTGAGTTCTCAATATACCAACCGCCTGGACCCTTGAAACCATGCTCAAATAGACGAATGAATGGAACGTCTTCTTCGCCAGGGGCGGGGAGGAAACGAATAACAGCATAACCATTACCTGCCTTATCAGCAGTTGGTTGCCAAAAACGCTCGTCGTCTTTGTTGTTTGATTCGTTACCAGAAACTTTAGTGAGTTCTTGAGTGAGGGACTCTAGGGACTTCTTACCAGAAGAGGCTTTTAGTTTAGCAAAATCTACCATATTAATCTCCGTATGATCGTATGTTTGTATAACGGGCATTTGTATCACCCGATATATTTATACTACTTCAATTAGCCGTAAAAGTCTAGTAATATTTTACGGAATTTATCTTTATCATATTTTATGAACGGAATGTATTTCTTTGCCTTTAGACTGATTTCCTCCCACACTGGATCGTATTCCATTTTCCTATCAAAGAACGGAATAGATTCTGTTAAATCTAAAATTACACAGAAAGTCTCTAAACATATAGCATTTCTCAGATATAGTTTCAAGAGAATAGGATGCTCACCATCCTTACAAACAAAGTTGTAATTGAACGGTTTACAAAGATGTTCGTTGGTTTCTTGTTTAAAGATATATGAAAGAGATTGGTTACGTTTCTTCCAAGTCTGAAACTTTAGTTGAGCATCATCTGAATATGCAAGATCACGAATCCAAAGCTTCGGATTGTCACTAAGATTAGCAATAAGAAACTCATGGTAATCCTGATTTTTCGCAAGTTTGTCAAAGAAGATTTTATCCTTGCGTTTGGCAAACGACGCTGCCTTTACACCAGTCTTACCATTATACTTTATGTAGTCATATTCTTTCTTAGTGAAATGGTTTTTAAGAGCTATGTAATCTTTATAGACTTCAAAGGAGGACATTTAATAATCTCACATTCACCAGTTTTCAAATAATTAAGGAATTTGAAGTATAATCCCTTCTCACGACCATAAGCCTCTATTTCCCAAGGCTGCTCCCAATAGTCCATTTTCTCATGTAGATACCTGTCACCATGCCATTTCACCATTCTCATGGGTCTGAATATATCTTTCAACTCGCCTTTGGCATACTGCTTGAGATGCACCATCTCATGCGCCAAGGCTAAAAGTGTTTCTTTCTTGCTGAGAGATCTGTCAATGGTTATATTGAATACTCTGCTGCAATGGTTATCGTCAACCCAGTCACAGTAACCGTAATCATTGTCGTTTTCTGCAAACTTTTCAAAAATCACAGTTAATTGTATGTTTTCATATAACTTTCCAGCGCCTAACAAATATTTTGCGTAGAAAACCACTGCCTTTTTTATCACGGTATTCGGTACATGTGCTGGCTTGCCAATTGTTTTTAAAAGCATATTGGCCTCCAACAATGGTTTAACCATTTATTTATATTGGAAGGCGTGCGCCCCGCTTCAAAACATTTAAATTTTCAGCCTCAAGCTGAATCTTGGATTTCATCACTGGGTCTTTCTTGATCCAGTATGCAGCTGTTTCAATCTCAAGATTGTTCTTCTGGCACCAAAACACAACAGCATCAATATATTCTATGTTTTTGTCTTTGCAGAGAGATTCTATCTCTTCTACGAAGCTTGAATTTTTAAACATTGTTTTTCATATTCCTTCAATTCCTTAATTCTTCTTTCAAGATATTCCTGTATGTGCAAATCATTAGTTCTAAGAGCCTTGTTTCTATTCAATTCCTGTTGTAATGACCACATTACAGTGCTGGCATGTGAATATGAATAAGACTCTTTAGATTGCATAGAATTATTCCTTAATTGTGATTGTTGTGTATTCACCTTTGGTCATATTATAAAGAGTAGAAGCATTGCTTGGAGAAAGGCGAACGCAGCCGTGAGAAGCGGGTCTACCCAAAGCACCAACATGAGGAGTAGCGTGAATTGCATAACCACCGCTAAAAAAGATAGAATTGGGCATCGGCGCATTGTCGTATTTCTTTGAGTAGTGCATGGGTTGATAGGCATAAGGATGGAAAGTTCCAGTAGGGGTATAATAACCTCTACGAGCAGTAGAGACTGGCCATACGTCCATAAGCTCTCCACCGTCATAAACGCTCATAGTCTGTTTACGTTTTGAGATTACAATATCAAAATCAGCTAGAGCAGAAGTAGAAAATAAAATAGCAGCAACGACTAATAGTTTATTCATGAAAGATACCCTAGAATAGCGCCAACTGGACCAACGAAAACACCGATACAGCGAAGAATGAACTTGGCCGTTAAGGGATTATCCATCGTGTTCCAAATTGAAATAATATTCATAACCCAACCAACAGCAAATACGAGCCAGATTGCGATTATTGTAAGATAATAAACAGCACCATATTCTTTGTGCCCATGATAAAGCGCCATAATATATACTCCAATATCAGTGATTATGATTCTGCTTGCGCCAGAGCCAAGATGTTAGTTTTAACAATGATTGATGTAGTTGATTGATGAAAGAACTATTCCAAAGCCAATGATTATGTCTTGACATTTTGTTCTCCCCAAATATGATAGGTTTTTATATTTATATGGCGATTCCGATTGGATTCGAACCAATGACCTACTGCTTAGAAGGCAGTTGCTCTATCCAGCTGAGCTACGGAATCGTTAGATATAATCTACTACGATAGAGAAAAAAGTAAACCTGTTAATCGTTAGTTCCATTTAGATGTAATTGATGATGTAATTCTCTATGACAGTTAGAACAAAGACAAATACATTTATCCAATTCTTCTTTTATATATTCCCAATTACGATTCCTCAAAGTTCCCCAACTATGTTCTTTTTCTGATGGATTAACATGATGAAAATCTAAAGCACCATAAAACTTATCATACCCACAATTACTACACTTACCACCAAGATAATCAATGGCTTTCAGTTTTAATTTAGTAATAGCTTGATGTCGTTTTTTATTGGTACATGATTTACAACGCGATTCAAAAGCTTTAGAATCTTGTTTTTTCTTATGTGCGTTTTTTGATGTAAGTTTAACGCCACAATCAATACAATTAGCCATACCAATCCTTTAAATAAAAAAAAGCAGACTTTTCTGTTTCTAGGCAAGTCGCCAGCCCAATGGATTATGCTACTAGAGCATAAACTCCAAAAGATGCGTCGTTATCGTTTGCATCTACGTTTCGCCTTCGATCTCCTTACGACCTTACTGAATCCTGTCGAACCTGAATCGCCCCCATCAAAGATACATAGTTGCAGGTAAAAGGCAACTGCATAATCGGGTGTGTGTATCCTTTTTCATCCACTTCCGATCTATGTATCTATGGTGGAGGCGGTGGGAACTGCCCCCACGTCCAAGAAACCTATATTTCGTCTCTCAACGACCTCGGCAAACTTATTTATAAAGGAGCAAATGTTTTTGTGTGTCCATTAATCGATAAAGTGACTGCTCCAACGTAACTACATTCTTTGGTGCCTGGGATTGAAAATCCTCCTGAACCATGCCAGTGAAACGAAGGAGCATTACACTGACCGCCATTAATGCTGACCAACGAAACGTCGATCACCTTTTTTGATTTACAGTGGACTATATGACTATCCATTACTTTCTTTTCACATACGACATCTTCTGATGCGAACGCTAAAGAAGGAACGAATGAAAAAATTACCAATAATTTCTTCATTCTTTTGCTGCTATTTTGTTCATTAAGTCAATAGGATAATCAATAAGTCTAGATAAAGCGTGCATTGCGTTTTCTTGACTTACTCCTCCAGCTACCTTATCTTTGCTCCAAACAACATATTTTACTAAAGTAGCAATATCTATTGCTTTAGAATCAGTTAATTCTTTCATTGCGTATCCAATTCGTTTTCAAAGTCTTCTATAACTGGTTCAGTTACAGGGACGGTTAGTTGAATCCCGTACAATGCACTCACCGATGGTCGCCACCAAGCAACCAGACAAACCCAAACTAAGAAACACCAGTGCGATACCAAGATATACTTTTCTCATATTACCCTCCTGACATTTTCGATATTACCAATCAAGTGTCCGTTACGAAACGCAATAGGATGGTTCTCATCAATTCCAGCGTGACGAATAAACGCCATCATGGTTGAATATAGAGCAAAGTATTTTGGCTCAACGCCAGTCTTTTCCCAAATATACTTTACCATAACTTCCGATTCTTCGTTCCAAGCGGAACCAACTACTGACCATTTTCCTTGCACTTCTCTTCTCCTAACAATTCCTTCGCTCGTTCATAAGGAAGACAATAACGCAGAATAGTTTCGTATGCCTTCTTGACCTTTTTATTGAACTTCAGATCTTCTTCTAACACATTTTTGTAACTTGAATTTGAGTCTTTATTTTTCAAACTCTTCTTAAGACGCTTGACTTCATCCCTAACATTTTGCCAATCTTCAATGATAAGAGCGTTAAGAATTTCATCTAAGGCGTCTGATGAATACCGACTAAACTCAATTTTCATTAGTGACCTCTGTCTTGTCTTCGGGATTAAACTCGTGCTTCTCAGTCTCATGGATACCCACTGAGAACCATTCTTCAGATCCTTCACGCTTATACTGAAGATCTTGCATTGGAACCATTACCATCTGCTTAGTTTCTGGATGTACTACCATCTTAGGAAACATAACCATACGAATATCATTAATTGGATTCTTCTTAACTAATCCACCAGTAGTAAAACTATTATAAGGTATTGCGCCATCTGGTCCTAGAATACTCATGTCTTTTGTCCTTTATACTTGTCAAGTAGCTTTGAGAGAAACTCAATAGCTGAATCGTTAAATGTCACATCGTTTAGAATACCAATTACGCAATATTGCTTTGCTTGTAGAGCGTTACCGTCTGCTGCCCTATCGTATTCTACAATATATAGGTGACGATCCTTGGTCATCATAACTTCATTAATCTTACCGTTCTTTTCTCCGTTGTAAAGAGTTACCAGAGCCTTTTCATCGATAAGCTTCATGAATACATCATTAGGATAGCACTTAAGTTCCGTTGTCTCTGATGCATTAGCAATATTATATCCGATAAACATCATCGATGCTAATGCGCATGTAGTAAATAGTTTATTCATTATATATCCTTTATTCAACGTTCATAATCGAAGTGTATTTTAAACAAACGTAATGTATTTTATTTTCCTTTGGATCATAGTGATATGTAGCTCTTAGTGGGACTCCACCTGAATCTCTACACACTTGATCGAAGGCGTCTTTCAGTTCTCCTTCTTTGATAGCCGCATAGACTGTCAATCCTAAAATAAAGACTGATAACCCTATAATTATTTTTATTAGATAATCTAGCATTATGTTGTAACTCTCAGTAAGATCGTGTTTTCATTAATACGGTATGCCAAAGCTTTTTCTGTCTTGAGTTCGTCCATAATCTTACGCAAGACGATCTTCCCTCCATCCAATACCCGCCTAACGGTATCTTCAGTTTTCCTACCAGTTCCTCTGGTATATGAATTCTGTGGATCAAAGTTTGTAATCGACGTGCCCTTAACCTGTAGACCGCCCCTATCTTGTGCGCGTAAGACCGTGATCGTCTTGTATTTGGTATTAAACGTCCATAACTCTTGGCTATTGATAATTTTCTCAGGAAGGATCGACGCAATCTTGTAAGTTGCATCTTCTTTTTGCCATTTAAGGTTCTTAATTTTCTTTTCCACACTAACCGTTCTGGGCTTACGTGTGGCTTTAACTTTCTTCGAAACATTCGCATATCTTTCAGCGTCTTCGCATATTCCATTATAAAAATAGATAAGCTTCTCAAGTTCGCTTTTCTTATATCTCCTATAACCTTCTTTGAGTTGATCGTCTGTACCTTTAAAGGCTTCGATCAATTCTATAAGGATAGGATTGAACTTGGATACAATAGAAGAAGCATAAGCTGCTGGTATATTGTTGGTCTGTAACCAGTTGTAAAGAGAGAACTCATCGTTATTCTCGAAATGACCATCAATCATTTCTTCTATCTCGCCTATGATCTCACGAGATTTCTCTTTCATTCTATCTTGAATGGAAATCTTAGGAGTATCAGTATCTTCTTTAACCTCAGTGGCTCTATCTAATGTCTCTCGTATTCTTCCGTCAATAAATCCGCTAGGTTCAACAGGGAGCACGTAACCACGTGTAATAAGTCTACACACCCAAGCAACAGTATTAGGAATCCAAGTATCGCTGACTGCTTTAAGTCTCTTAGCATCCTCTGGTCTTCCTATGTTCTTTAGATAAGTTGTAATGTATTCTCTAGCATCGCTAGAGTTACACATGTAGTTATACCAATTCAAAGCATTGGCGTAATCAATCCTAGTTAAAGGTTTGGTGAACGTTGGTTCTTCGCCTAAATGCTTTTTATTGATAATGTATTCTTCTGAGCGGGTTGAGATTTTCTTTTTCGTTCCGCGTGCCATTATATCCTCCGAATATAACTCCCAGTATAACTTAGATTTCTACAAAGTAAAGTATGAATACTAAAAAACATAGAAAAAAGGGGTGGAATTTAACCACCCCCTTATTTTTATTAGGCAGCGTCTGCCATTTCTACTGCTAATTCAAGAGCCTTGGTCTTTAGATTCTTGTTTTGACCATACCAAGATGACGCTAAACGATTATCGGCATTACGACCAATAACGTGATCGGTCATGAAGGTAACGGCGTTGAAAGGTTGCCACCAGCTACCCTCTGCGTATTCAGATCCAGGCTGAGTATGCAGAACATCCAAAGCAATCTTAGCGTTTCTTGAGAGTTCTTTGTTATCCTCTTTAGTTGTGGTAAGAGGAAAGATTCTCTCAAAGTATTCAACGACGCTTTCTTGCTTAGCCTTCTTAGAACCAAGGAAAGCCGCCATTTCCTTATACTTTTGAAGCTTATCCGTAGCGATACCAAGCATATCCTTAACGTCAGCCGCTACGAACTGCTTACGGTGAGAAATCTTTACCATACGTTCAACGGTAGATGATAAAGATAGAGTTAAGGTGTTATTGCAGACAACTCGAATCGGAGTGAAACGAACGTCTGTACTAAAGCCATACTTGTGGAAGTTTGTAAACAGCAGATAAGAATCAATCTGATCTCCTTTGAAGAGTTCAAACGAATCCTTAATCTTAGCTAATCCCCAGACGATCTGACCGCCTTTAAGAGAACCAGCTGTGTGCATTTCCATATCACCAGCCATAACGAACTCGTTGAAGAATTCAAAGGCTTCTGCGTTTAGAACTGGATTCCAGTCATTGGATACAACGTCTAGAACCTTATCGTCCAGATCACGAACGAGCGCAGAACGATTAACGTCAACGTTTACGCCGTTAACCTTTGCGAAAGCTGGAACCTTATAGACACCCCAGTTTAATCCAGCTGCTTCGAGCATCTGTTCTGGAGTTAAATCTGCGGGAACCTTAACACCAAGACCGTGCCAAGGAACGTCACCGGCGTAAGCCATTTGGGCTTTGCCGTTAATCTCTTCAATCAAGTGCGCCATAACTTTCACCTACGTTAAGTTAACGATAGGGAGATTATACTTTCTTTTTTATAAAAGTAAAGTATTTTTTTAAATCAAACAGCCTTGACGTTTAAAGAAGATGTATGTAAGTTATGAGCACATCTGAAACCAGAAAGCCATTCAGCTTGTCTGTAATGTTCAACTTGTACTAACTTATCATCGTTTTGATCAACGTGTAGATAATTATAAGGACAATCTTTTATTTGTCCTCCCTCATAATAATGATTCTTACCTTCTTCGAAAAATTGATTAGTGTATTGCCAATCATTTCCCATAGTTGACCTCTTCCTCTTCAAAGTCAATTTCTTCTAGAATATCTGGCGAAACATCATATGCACTAGCAACTTCTACTAGAGCATTATACATGTTATCAGACGATTCCCAGTTATTCTGCTTGTCATGAACTGATTGTAGTGCTTGAACCAGTCCAAGATTCTCTTTCATCCAAGTTGGAAACTTATCTTCGTGGTGTTGAAGTAAAGTCTTGATAGTCTTATTACCCATATCCATTTCTGGGAAATATTCTTCCTCAGAAACTAGAATACCAACGGCACACTTCAAACCATCATTGTTGTGATATCTGCAGAAACGTTCGTCTACAGATCTCTTGCCTTGCTTAAATAGATGCTTGGCTACGGTGTTGAATATTTCTTGAGGTTTCATGATACCTTCAATCGTTTAAATATCTTACAATTTCAGTTATGATAACATATAACAACACACCAACTGATCCTCCAAGAAGACCAGCGAATACACAGTTTAATAAAAGATTAGAGTCATCTAGAAACTCTAACTGAGGCAGCGGCATCTTTTCGAATGCCTGAAAAATGCTTGCGTCCAGCATCATAAAACTTCCTTCTGGTGTTTTTCATTTTATTACTTATGCCGCCTCATAATCCAACATTTATTTTGATCATCATGGCAATCAACGCTGGACTGTAACGTTGATGCCTTCATCTTGGGAACAATATAAACATTATCAGCCGTCTCTATACAGATAACGGCGATAATGAACAACCACCCAAGATAGAACTCTTTATTATCTCGGAAATTCATAATATGAGTCTACGACCCTTTTATACTGAGCTTCTAGACAATCATAATGTTCTTTATCTAGAATACCACAGAGAATATCTTGATAGTCGTGAGGATCTAGAAATGACTTACAAATCTCTAGATATTCCTCTCTAGTCTCTGGTTCCTTTACGTTTACCCCTCTCAATCTAGTATATCTAACGCTACTATTGGCAACGGCCAAGTTGTTATTAGATACCTCAATAGTATGCCTGATTGGGAAAGATATAATCTGTGCCGTCATCTATTTAACTCCTTGATTTCCTTTGCTAGGCAACGAATCTTTACGTAATAAGTATCGCCTATTTTCGGAGAAAAAGCTAATTGAGCAGCGGTGGTTTGTCCATCGATCAAACAGCCCATAGGAGTAAGTTGAGGTTTGCCTCTGGTGACTGTAATATCTTTATTATTCTCATTACAAGAAGCAGGAGAAGATAAAGAATTACAAACGAGGATTAATGGTAAATATTGTATCAAAATAAAGGCCAGTGATGCGCAGCAAACAAGAAGGCTAAAATGGCAAAAGCAATTCTAGGATTGAACGCTCCTACGAATAATACTGCTAAGATTGCATTTCTATACATTTCAACATCGATCATGATAACCCCTGTAGTTCTGTTAGCATACGATTCCAAGTAGACTTATCGAACTCTGGTATATCAGTGAAAAGAAAACCCTTTTGGGGTTCTCCTTTCTCTAATTGTCCCATCCACTCTTTTACTCTGATAAGCTGAGAGTGTTCATAATTCTTATCGCTAGAATAATGAACGGTATACGATAAATCAGCATCAATCAGTGTTTTCAGCTTTTCCCATTTGTCCATCTTTAACTTCCATAAAATGTTTTCGTAGATTCGGTGATAGAAGTTCTAGGACTCTACCTGTAACGCCAACACGAACTACATCAGATAGTTCTTTGATATCTTCTACCGAAATATCATCGCTTGGCTTGAATTCGTATAAATTAGCCTGAGAAATCTGTTGTTTCTTAGCGGTCTTCATTTCGTCACCATGGTGTAAAGAGTAACGATAGTTGCTCCACTGCAGATGCCGAAACAAAGAGCAGAGAAACGGTGATATGGTCCTCTAACCGCAAACCAGAGATTGAGAACCGAAAACATAAGATTACTTAGGAAGTAGAATAAATCCACAGTCATTGCCGCACCTTAGTTGGATCAGGGACTTGGATTCGAACCAAGGTTATCGGAGTCAAAGTCCGATGTTCTACCGCTGAACTATCCCTGAACAAGCCGAACGAATCTAAGATACTAAAAGTCAATTAGAAAATAAAGTTGTATTTTTAACTCACCCAGGGATGTTAGTAGAATTACGCTTTAGTCTTCTTTGTCTTAGGCTTTGGAGCAGTATCTGATACAACTGCAGATGATTCTACAGCTTCATACTGTCTATCGAAGTCTTCTGGATCCATACCATATAGAGTATCACTAGCAAGGAATACCCACCAACCAGCAGGAATCTCTTGATTTGTGCTAGTTCTTGGAATATAGAGATTATTATTCTCTGCTGTAACGCCCTTATCCAAAACCCATGTAGGTGCACCGTCTAAAGTGCCTTCAAACAACCAAGCTTCAATCTCAAAACTTCTAAATCTGAACTTTGCCATTTATTGTTCCTTTTCTAATGCCCTGTGCCAATACCTTGCGAATATTTCTATTCTGTCTTTTTCAGAATAACAGTCAGGTATAGGATAACCTTTGACCTTTAACCACACTTCTTCAGCCATCATGAGTATAAATTCACGATCTTTTCGCTCTTTTTCGTCATTTTCTGTGGTTTTTTCCATGATTTCCTCTCCTACTTAGTGTTTTTTGGAGGATTTTTCACTTTTCACCGAAAAAGATGCTGAAAAGCATCAGTATTAGCACAAATATGCCCACTACTTGTGCTAACAAAATGAAAAAATATGGAAATGACTCCATATTCCCTTCTCCTTTATTCTATTAGTTCGTAAAGATGCCAGACGAAGATACCGTCAATCATTGTCTTTATATAGTGATAGTGTTTTTTATCATAATCGGAGATTTCTTGACCGGTGGCAACTACTCTAAATGTTCTTTTCTTTAGTTTATGCTTTGGATTTACCAAAGCCCATACATGCATACCATTACTCATGATATCCGCATGTAGGATTTGTGCGCCTTTCGGCATTTCAACTTGAACATCTTCGGATTCTGTGATCTTATATTTGTAGATTATCTTAGACATCTAGATCGTCTCCATCAAAGTAGATGATTTCACTGATATAAAACTCGTTGAAGGTCTGTTTACCTTTAAGATTACTATAGACTTTTATTCGTGAGTTGTCTATAACTATCTTGTATCCATCTACATGAGCCTCATTGTCCTTGAACGAACCATTGGTGAGAAGACTCAATACTTGTTTACTAGTGAGTTGGTGATGTGTCATTGATGTTTTCACTATGTTCATGAACCACAGGAGTATTATACTACTACAATTCGATGAAGTAAAGAACTATTTTTCACTTTCTTTAATTATTTTTTCGTATATAATAAGAGAAGAATAGGAGACACAAATGAGCGTTAAGTTAGATCTGACATACGAAGCTGTTGATGCGCTTATGATTTCTCTGATTCTTGAGGGTTATGAGCTATGTTACTGGTCTTATAGAAACGATCAGAAGAAATTTGTTGGTAAAGAGATACCAGACCACTGGGAAGAAGAGTTTGCTAAGAATTCACAGACCCTAGATGCCTTTTATCTTCTGTTGGAACACTACGGTGGATGCACTAGTGATCTTGAGAGGATTCGTAACAAAATAGACTATGGTGATAAGATCATTCAAGGATTGTCGGAGAAGTTAAGATGAGTGTTGACGATAAGTTCTTTATGTTTCTATGTGTTTGTGCCGTAACAATTACATGTGCAATCACGGCAGGAATATCATACTCTAATTATCTGTTTACAATGAGACAGAAGGATTGTATCTCCGCTGGTTATGAGTGGATACATTTACCTAACTTTAGTGAAATGGATTGCAGAAAGGTTTCGAAATGATGCGGGATTTACTAATCCCAAACAAGTTAGCTGATGAAATGTATTGGGAAACTAATACATATTGGCACAGACCACACTTTGAAAGACGATGGGTGCATATGAAATTCATTAGGAGTTTTCATAGAACCAAGGGTATGAGAGGTTACAGTTATATTCTTATTCCAGCTTCTGAACTTTTCTGGAACAGGACTCCATTAAGGAAGAAGAAATGAAAATCCAACTAGTTAGTGACTTGTATCTGAAAGGTTAACATGACGATCGTATATAATATCCTAGCACGGTTGATATTAGCATTTCTGGGAGTGATCCTAACCATCGGTGTTCTCATATTTGGACCTGATTGGTTTATTAGATGTATTGGTGCCACCTGGGATGCGTGGTATTACGGAGAAATAGACGAATGAAGATCCATAACGAGTGTACCTTTCTAAAGCCTGATGGTATCGCTAAAATTGAGAATATGTATAAGGCTACATTCGTTATGGAGTCTTGTATTAAAGGTAAGCATGGTTGGGCTAACTTCCCAGCTGCTATCTTTTATACAGAAGAAGCACATCCGAAAGGTTCAAACTACTTTGCTTTATATCATGATGGTTCTCGTTTTATGATCACCAATGGTATCTCAGCAACTGAACCTTTCGATGCTTTACAAGTTGGCGAAGATATTATATACTCCCGTTATCGTCATGACTTTCGTGAATATGGTGAAGCTTATGTTGATGGTGGTAGAGATTATATGAAATGGGGAACTACTGATGTTAATCTTAAGGAAACAGCAGTAGTAAAATTGCAAGTTATTAAAGATAAACTAGAGGTGGTAGATGACAAAGGATGAAGCCATCAAGTTCCTAGAAGATATGGCAAACCATTTTATTAACAAAGCATCTAACACATATGAAGACAAAGAGTATTGGGCTTCAGTTTATAATGCAGATAACTGCAGGAAGATCATCAAGATCCTCAAGTCTAATAGCGGGAATTTTTCATAAGAGAACCACGGAGACTCACTATGAAGGTAGTTGTTAACCTAGAGGAATACCAGATAGACACTATGGTAGTCTATTCCCTCAAAGAAGCCTATAGACTTAACGCTGGAGTCAACAAGATTGACAACTCAGAAGAGAAAATAGATCCAGACTATGAGTTTCTTAGATCTGTAGATCATGTGTTGGAATATTATCTTAACTTTGATGAACGTAGAATATGGAATCAGGAAAAGGCAAGAATCCATGAGCAAGAAGGCACGTCGCCGCCCAACGTGGCACCATAAGGTAAGGCGTTACCCACGAAAACATCAATGCGCCAGATATAGACTTCCTTATAACAAGTATTGGACTGTGGGTTTCTATGATTGGTTTGATAGTCTACAGAAAGAAGTAGTGAGCTTACCTGAAGAAAAAAGAATGATTATTGGTGAAAATGCAGCTCATATAATGAAGAATGTGTTCTATGGTAAGTCTAGTGAATTGGTAGACTAAAGGAGATAATATAATGTATGATGAAGATAAATGGTTTATGGGGACAATTCTTGTTCTTACACTAGTTTTTATTGGTTTCATGGTATATGTAGTAAATTGTGCTGATAAGGCACTAGAAGAACGCACTTTAAAGTGTCAACAAGCAGGTGGTGAACTTCTAGACAGAACCTATAGAGTAGGTAAGCATACAAAACATCTCTATACCTGTATTGATCCTAGTGTTCTGAAGGATATTAACTAATGACTGTACTTGAGAGAATCAGTGAATATCTCGTAATGGGTGGTTTATTCAACCCAGAACTAGCTAATCACACTGCAGTGAGAGATCTCATTATAGCCAGCCGTAATCATATTAATGAGCTAAACGCTGAGATTGAGAAACTCAAGGATCTTCTTAATAAGGGGAATGAGTCTCTAATGAAAGAGAATGAGAATCTTAGATGGCGGTGTGCTATTCTAGAGTCTTATAGCACACTTATTAAAGAAGACCTCGACTTGCGAGAGAAGAAATGAAAAAACGCGACTCAAAGAGCCGCATTCGGGCGAGGGTTCTTTTACGCGCCCGTAATGCGGCGTTGGAAGCAGCGCTAAAGAACTGGGACGCTTTAATACGTCATCAATACACAGGTTCTCGCTGGGCTATGTCTGACATGTATGTCTGCGCTCAAGAGACAGCAGCACTGCTTTACGGTGACCGCCCGTGGCCAAATGTTATAGCGCCGCTAGAGAAGCAAGCCGCCCGCATTGAGGAGCTTGAAGCGGCGCTGAAAGATGCACGGGACAAAGCATTGGTCGAAGGCAGCGAGATAGCATTTCGATTAAACGGTATGCCTCGTTCTGAAATAGCGCAAGCGTTCCGCGCCGCCTTGGAGAAGAAGAATGACTAGAGGCACACCCGCATCTTCACAGATTATATTCCTAGAGAATAGAGTGAAGGAACTAGAGGAATATAATGAGAATCAACGCATAGAGATTAATGAGCTTCGATTTGTTCATGCTCTAGAAATCTCAGCAATGTCCGCTCGTGAGGAACGAAAAGATACTCGTATCGCTGAACTAGAGGAACTACTCAGTAAGATCAATACATATTATGCTGAGTGTATAGCAGAGCGTGAGGACTTTCGTGATAAGCTTTGTAAGTTTGAGGAAGATCTAAGAGAATATCAGTTTCTCACCGAAGAACTACAGACTATGGTAGCTTCTAGTAAGGAACTGTTTAAACAAAACAGTGATATTATGAAATCTCAGGAACAAGAAATTTCTGAGCTTTATCAGGCTATAGGTCTATTAACAACACTATGTCCCGATATGGAGATTGATATCGGTAATCCTATAGGCATGGCTAACACTATAGTCACTGAGGCTAACAAATACATGAAGCTAGTCCGATATATCGCTAATGACTATCATGAACTATCTCATGATAAGGCGTATAATCAAAGAGACTGGTGGAAGAAACTCTGTAAGAATCTATTGGAGGGTAAAGATGATAGTCAATATTAGACCAGATGTATGTATAGCATTAAGAATGATAGCTATACAGGAAGGCGTTCGTAAAGGTATGGAATATGTTGATAATTATAAAAACAATCAAAGAAAAGATCTCATAGAGAAAATAGAAGATATTATATACAAGGACGCTATTATTCATAATGAGTATGGTGAAGATCTGTATGTGAAGAATTTTAATGAACTAGCTGTGAAGATAGTAAAGCTTGTGGAGTTTGCATTATGAGCGTATTTGAAACCGAAAGCGGTGTAGCTCTTAACACAGACTATATTGTATTAGTAGGGAAAATCTGCTATAATAATACAAATGAGAAATACTATTTTACTGTAGTATTATCCAATATGGAGGCTAATCTTAATATGGAATTTGATACCGAAGAAAAGGCTAAGACAGAGAGATATCGCCTGATTAGAGTTATGACCTATGGGAATGAACTATGAAATCCGCTGAACAGCTAGAGATAGAAATAGAGGAAACTGTTGGTAAGCTCTATATGAAGCTCTATGAACTGCGTCAGTTAAAAGAATATAAACGTGAATATGATATAATGGGCACAATTATTCATATGCTCTCAGAAGATAGAGTATTTATGAGAGAGAATTATATAGAGTATATTAAGCTATAGGAGAGCTAAGATGTCTAAGAATAAAGTATGGGATATTGTTGAGACTTACGTTGATATGGATTATGCAACTCTTGAGAGTTTTAGTAATCAAATTGACTCTTGGAAAAAAGAATATGGCTCTAATGCTATGTTTGAATTTCAAGATGATTTCGATGGTTTTGGCAGACATATCGTATTGAAAGCAGAACGTCTAGAAACTGATGATGAATATAATAAGAGAATAGTACAAGAAGAATACTATAGGGAGATGACAGAAAAGCGTGATCGTGAAGAGTTTGAAAGACTCAAGAAGAAGTTCAACGTGGAGGCTCGGTAATGAAACTGTCATCAAAACAAATTGAGTATATCAATAAGGAAAAAGAAATCCTTATTCGCCTTATTTATGCAAAAGAAAAGAGTGAGACCTGGCGTGGTCTTGGTGCAGATCGTCAAAAACTACAAATGATCCAACTCATTATAGATTTACACAATTTGGAGATAATAAAGAAAGATGAAACGCAAAACAATAAATCCAGTGGTGAAAGCACTCCGAACAGTGATGTTTATAAGGAGTAAAATTTTAGCGCAAAAAAATTTAAATAGTGCGTTTCCGTATATAAAAGTGGGGGGAGGGGGTATGGGTTTCTGTGAGAATTAGTGACTCTCTGTGAACCATGGTGGCTAAAGGGCGATGGAACCGTGAGCTTCACCATGAATCCTTAAATGTGTGGGGGTGGGTCACCAATGGCTCAGCTTAAGCATAAGAACGAAACGAGAACGCATTAAGGCCAAAAAAAGGCGGGGATGAACCCCGCCCTTATGGTTAAGCCTATGTTATGCCCGCTTCTTCGTCTTGGATTCGATGAGCGCGATGGAAGCGAGTGCGTCACTGGCGATGGCCTTGCCTGCATCCGACGCCGGATCAACGCGGCGGGCATCAGCAACCTTATAGACGGGTTTCTGGGGCTTAGCCGCCACAGGGGTAGCAGCGTTGACTTCACGGGCACTAGCGGGCAGTTTTACGGCACCGACAGCGTCCACCAGTTTCAAGAAGCCAGCGACATCCGTGGCGCGATAGTTAAAAGAACGGGTAATGCGGTTTATATACACCAGACCGTCCACAGGATTAGCCTGGAGCGCATCGAACACAGCCGCAACCTTATTGACCGGGTTAGTGTAACCAACGCCAAACTGGCCGCCCTTAGTGTTCTGAAATTCGACACGAATGCCGTTTTTCGCCTTAACATAATAACCAGTGCCGCTATACTGAACCGGCGTATAACCAGCCGCAACAACAGCCGCAGAGAAGTCAGCAAACGACACGGGGGCAAAAGCGATATTTTCCATATTACCTACTCCAGTTAAGACCAGCGAACCGTTTCGCCGATAGTTAGAGATTAGTCCTAACATCGCCCCAAGTAAACTCTTTTTTTCGTTGTTCGGAATCTTTTTAAACTAGCTTCAACTGAGCCATGCATAATCTATTATATAAGAGAGAGCTGAGACTGCACCATAACACACTATGAATTCACTGAGAATAATAGTGAAATGCACTGTGCGCCATGGCTTGTATTCATGAGCATTACATATGGATTGAATCATGAGATTTCTCCATGAATGCAAACATGATTAATTCACTGAAACTAATAGTGAAATGCATCGTGTATTGCATAGTGAAACTCTGGATGTCTTCGTGAAAATATCAGTGAACCACGCAAAGACAACCACGGAGTCATTTAGATTTCGCCATTTTTTATTCCACTAAAAATCACCGTGAATATCACTAAAATATCATTAATTATCTCACTGTATACTCTTGCGAAGCTATCCACTATTCCTACACTATTCCTATCCACGCGCCTATGCATATACACTACGCTACGAAGCATGTATGTTATTCCCCATATACATCTATACTATTCCCTCATGTAGTATATTATGGGCTATTAAGTATACATATTAGGTCGCAATGTTGGTCATGATGTTGGTCATGATGTTGGTCCACGCGTAGGTCATGATGTTGGTCATGGAGTTGGTCTTGAGGTTGGTAGGGATAAAATAAAAAAAGAAAGTGAACCGTTGGTGATCCACTTTCTTTAATCTAACAGATATATTCGAGCCATCGACCTATAGTCTGTTATGCGCCTACTGTGACTGCACGAAGCTCATTGTAGGAATTAGTGATATGTCTTAATAGTCTCTACGTGTTTCCAATGAGGAAGTAGCAGGAAGAATACTCGCTTAGCATCCCATAGAACAAGAGACTCAACGATTTCCTCAGCACGGATGAGTTCTTCATTATTATATACAGCGCCGATGACTCTGTAATAATCACCGTTCTTTTCAATTAAAATCTTGCGGGTCATGATTGTTCTCCCCCTTATTTGATTTTATTATTATAAAGAAAACACGAGCGTCAGTCTACTGGTTTAATACGGAGCGCCACTGATTAGCTGACTCCTCACCGAATACCCATATTGGCTGTAGTGCTAGATCATCTTCCGCATAGCGATTAGCTTCTTCCCAGCTATCATGATAACCGATATCAACTAGATCGCCATTATAGGCTAAACAATAGAATTTTTCCGTGTCGAACCTTTCCATGGATATCTCCTATGAATAGTGAGTAAAGGCAAAAAGAGTGAATGGTTGATCTACCCAGTGACTATACTCAGGATATTCCTCACGAAACATTTGTTTATATTCAGCTTCTAATTTAGGCAGATTAAACACATCAATATCTGAGAATGAAGTATTAGAGTCTCCATCCCAACGATGATTATATGACTCCCAAATAATAGGGCCAATAACGATATACTCACCGCTCATACCGTCAGCTATAACATTTATAATATGATCGTCCCAGTTTTTCTCATAGGCGTCCATGAACTCGTTATCCCATAAGACCTTACGACCATATACGAGATAGTCATTGATATTAGTTCCCATGACTATTCCTCCACCTCTGCTCTTCTCACCTGAACATAGCCGCCCAATTCATACATATGAACAGCATAGTCCTCAGTTTTAATCTTATCAGAGAACACGCGCAGAACGCCTTCATCGGAGTAGCAGACATATACGATCATTTCTTCAAGTTCCTGATTAGTTCGATGAACTTAGCCAGTGAGATATAGCCCTGCTGTAATAGCAATTCCATAGCTGCTATCTTGGCTGCTTTCTTTTCTTCTTCGTTCATTTATCTCTCCATAATTCACAGCAATCATAGCCGTCAGTATAGCAGCTATCAGCACTATTCATTGATACTGCTAAGCGCCTAGCTATGCCTTCTGAATGAAGGAGAGCCACGATATGACCTGTTATTCTATTATATACCGCCCATGTTAATCCGCCTACAGCTATATCACGCTCTAAATAGGCGACACTTACGCATTTGATAGAACCTCTAATGTTAATAGTCATGATTAATACTCCGATAAATCTTTCACGATCTCATCATAAACTCGGTCACTCTCGCTTAAGTATTCATCTAGCAGAGTTACAAGCCAAGCGGGAGTCTCAAGATAATCCTTGGGCTTATAATCGACGCCAGGTTTATCTTCATATAATCCCGTAAAGAATGTTTCGTATTCCATAGGAGAGGATGGTTCGTCATATGACTGAGGGATCGCCTCGCAGGTGATCTCATAGTCGAACTCAATAACTACATCCATACCTAATAGGTTAGTGCAGACTGTAGCGGAACCTACAGAGCCACGCATGCGACGACCTTTCATGGCAGTTCTCCATTAGGGCTGAACTTGATAACCCACGGAATGACGCCATCGAAGTCAGGCGTGCACTTAGCATAGGCAGCTAATACTTCAGCGTGAGTCTTGAATAATAGGACGATTGGCCCACGAGTCTCTTCAAGATACCACATTGACGACTCCCTTGAATTCTACCCATAGAGGATAGGGACAATTCTCAGTGTGATTCATATACTCCACGACATCCCACGCAAGTTCCTCAGAGCCGCAATCTTCAGCTTCTAATACAATTTGCCCGTTTTCTCGTTCAGAGTAGACATTCCACATGATCGTCTCCTTCTCTATAATCTAATAATATAGAATACAGGAGTAACATTCTAGATGTTATTATTGATCCTCATAGAAGGCGTCCCACCAAGCGTCATACCATATACGCTTTAATGTTTCGTTGACGCCGTCATATGGATTATCAATTAGGTTGACTAAATCCTTGTAGGCGTAGTGACCTTCCGCCCAGACGATCTCTTTAACACGGTCGTCCATGTTACTCTCCTTAGCAGTAGTGCGGAGTGCGTTCCGGGTATGCACGAGGATAACCCTCGCTCACTTCCGCCTGATAGATACCATCACTAAGGACTGACGATACCTCTCTGCGATCTTCGTTGAGAATAGGAGAGACATGACGATTGAGACGACGAGCGTATTCATATGCTTCACCCTCCGTTGAGAAACCACGAGCGAACCGATCAAGCTGCGGCTCAGGAATACCGTAGTCAAACCACCAACCGCCCTCTTCAGGGCCACCATAAGCACGGTCAACCATATAATAAGATACGATATACATGTTACTACCCTCAGTTAAGTTGCCCACAGAGTAACACTCCGATGGCAAGGAAGATCATAGTCGCTGCGAAAGCGAAGTCCTGAGTGTCGTCATCATACATGTTACTCTCCTAAAATGTAGTCTCAGCAGAAAGACCACGCTTGCGCATTTCTTCTTCAACGTCCGCATACTCTTTTTTAGCTTCACCACGCTCTTTGGCCTCAGACGACCAGTTGCCTTCAGCGGCCATATAATACATGACTTGACGCCATAGACGATAGAATTCAGCTGTTAGTTCTTCGTCAGTCATAGCAGTATAGTTCTTCATCGTGTATACTCCGACATGCCATGTCCGCCCAACCTATTACCAGTCTTAGCAGACCACTCATAGACTTCATAAGACTTGACTTTACGAGTGGATAGGAAATGATCGAGATAACGCTTCAACGCTACACGAGATAAACTACTAAAGTGATCACTGTGATTGACGCCGTCATCAGACCACATTACCCAGAGCGTGAATGTGTCTATCATCTCAAACTCCTACCGTTTCGATTTTATTATAATAAAGAATACAGGTCTAACATTCTAGTTGTATATTAGACGTGATGTCTGTTCTTTTCTTGCCGGAAAGAATATCATAGATAGTTGATGGGCATACATTATATTTCCTAGCAAGAATAGTTGGTTTAGTTGTTCTGTTTGTATAGATAGCAATAACATCGCTCTTGCTTAGTTTATTTGTCTTTTTGGGTGGAAGGTTGTTCACATCCTCATATCCCTTGACTGGAATGTATTTCCAACCACAAAGGAAGTTTGGATTGCGAAACTGTTTTAGGTATCTAACAGACACTCCGTATTCCTTAGCAAGAGCATCGAAGTCATCAACCTCAAAGTTCTTGATAGCTCTAACTACATCTTCAGTTAGTTTACGGCGAGTCCAATCATTGGGTCTGTTTGGATTCTTGAGGTGATGTAAACGATTCCAACGAGTGCCTTTTATAATGCAACGAATGGTATCTTCGTGAACATGATAACGAGCGGCTAATTGAGCGCAACTCATATCTACGTTCTGTAATATCTCAATGACTTCGTGTTCTTTTAGTTTTCTATGTTTCGCTTTATTACGATCATGTCCCGCCATATGATATTTAAGATGACCCCAACACGATCCGTTGAATATCTTGCGAATAGTCTCTCGGTGAACGCCATATTGGTTTGCTATCTCAGAGACGCTATCGGTTTCATTCTTCATAATCTCTATGACTTGAGATTCTGTCAGTTTCTGGTTCTTAAACATGATTAGCCTACCTGAACGCCGTTGAGTTGTTGAATATACTTGTGAGTTGCTTGAATAGCATCGTCATCGGAAGCGCCTAGCATGAGGCAATGACGAGCAAACTCAGAGCATTTACCTAGTGCTAATACACTAACAGGATTGTTAAACGTAGCACGAGCGACGATGTTGTTGATACGACTAGTTGTTTCTTTAGGATCAGCTAAAGCCGCATTACGACGCTTGATCTTGGTGATAGATGAGAGGTTCTCATATGTCTTAGGCTTCGTCATCGTATTCCTCCTCATAGTCAGGGTCGGTATCAATAACTACATCACCGAAATACAATTTGCCGCCATCGGTATAGGTGGGAAACTCTTTCTCGAACAGATGAACGTGACCGTCAGGAATATTTTCCTTATCTGATTCGGATATATCTGCCGTGCGAATACAACCGATAACACCGGCATCGACGCCATAATCGTTATCGTGTTGATCATAATATACACCGTCACCGTAGGCAGTGTTATATACAGCGAAGCGACGACCATCCTTAAGAGTGAACTCGCCTTCGATAGCAGAACCACGTTCATGATCACAAATAAAACCACAAACCTCGTCCCACTCGTCATGCATAACGTAACATAGGTCGCCAATATAATATTCACCGGCAGGCATAGTCATAGCAGTCTCCTAAGAATGAGTGTATCCGTCTTTCTCAATACCGATCCACATACCCCATATATTAATCATAATACAGTCGTAACCAGCATGAATGCGACGACGAAATTGACGGTATGTAGCTGATGTCGGTAAGTTCTGGCTAGGATCACGAGCACGTAACCATAGACGATGAATAGCTAGTCGCTGCTCTCTGGTAGTCTTAATCATGACCGTCTCCTACTTAACCCAGACACGATTAGCGTCGCATACATCATACATGAGATATAGAGCCTCGTCAATCTCTTCAACTGTAGTGCAGTTAGACATTTCCCAAGCTACGTCCTCTATCTCATAACGCAAGTCAGCGTTAGCACTGAGTTTAGATACGAATGCTTTAAGGCGACCTGTTAGCGTCTGTGCTAACGCAATGACCTGCTCTTCGTTAAGCTCATCGGCGTTATCAACGAACGCATCCTTGATATGAAGTGTATATCTCCAGTTAGTCATGACGATCTCCTTTCTCTATTTTCTTATTATAAAGAAAACATAGCTAACAGTAAAGATAAAAAAAGGGTGACCGAAGCCACCATGGTTGTTATTCGGCCAGAGGGAGAGTATTATAGTCCTTGATGACCTCAATAACCTCATCCAGAGTGTTAGCCACGAACTTCTTGTTGATCCACTCATCCGATAGGTCACGACCACCAATCTCTACCATAAACCCGTTATCATAACGGTAAATGGAGACGTTATCATTGACCTTGAAGAACACATCCTTTAGCTTTTTCATTCTCAAGCTTCCTTTTGTAATTGTTAATAGTCCTCTTTATATGACCACTGGTTATACCAAATCGCTCTGCGATCTCAGTGGTGGTATAACCCTTATCATATAACTCAGCCATACGCTTGCTTCTCTCAGCTGTAGCGTTACGATAATAGCCCATATTATACCCCAAAGTTCGACATGTATATGAGCCAAAAGACTAACGCTAGGGTGATTAATTCAATCACAGCCATATAATACATAACACCTTCTAGCATTAAACCTCCTATGATACCCAAACAGCTAATGTTCTACCCATAACAAAGAAGAACATAAGCCACAGGATGATCTCTGAAGTAGACATGATAACGTAACGCATGATAACCTCCGATTGGAGTGAAGCATTTACTTTTACTCTTATATTATATCTAATACAGAGTGAAAAGTAAATATTTTATTAATGATAATCCTCAAGAAGCTCATTGAGAGCGCTGGATAGTTCGTCGTTATATGGTTTACCACGAGCCGCTAGTTCACGACGAGCCATATGCGCTACGTCGCACTCACTTGCTCCGCTAAATCCGTTGTTCCAGAAGATGATATAGTTGAGAACATCATCGTCCATACTAGTCATAACACGATTGAAGTCATCGTATGCCTTGGATAGCCGATCTGCTTCTTTATTAACAAGCATTATCCAAGTCTTGTATACACGAGACTGTATATCCTTCTTGATCGCATCAACGCTATTACAGTCTCCGATCATCGTCTGGACGTTAGAAGCACGGAACTGTCGCCAGTCATCGGCGTCTAAGTCCCAAGCGATAACATTCTCGGGAACACGCTGCTCTGGCTGATCCTTAACGCTAAAAGGATCAAGAGTGCAACGCATTTTACGAATAGTCCCATCCATCTTCTTAAAGATAATAGTATGAGGACTAAGCTTGAGAGCGGCGATGATAGTGTCCTTATTCATAATAGTCTCCTACCAATAGGTAATCATTGAGTCAGATTCTTTCTGCTCTTCCTCGGCGAGAGGATCTGGGTCACCAGCTTTGATGTTATCCCAGTCTCTAACGACAACGTCGAGTTCAATGTTGTCCGGCAGCTTATCGCCATATACGGTCTGGACTACGCCACCTTCAACTTCAACGATGATACGTTTGATAGCCATCATAATTCTCCTTATTCTTTATTATAAGGGAAACATTCGATCAGGGTAATATCTCCCAATCGTCACGATCAAAGTCAGATAGGAAGAAGTTTACATATTCTGATGACCGACCATCAAAATGATAGATAAACTCACCATATAAACTCTTGACAAAGTATCCAGCCATGTCGCCATGAGTGAATTTCACTCTATCATCAATCTCACTATTACGCAAGACCTTGAGAACTTCATCGAAAGTCATATCACTGCTCCCATATTGAAAGCATCATTCAATGCTACTTGAGCTTGGTATGTTACTATCTTACCATCTTTCAATGGTCCTCGGTATACCATACCAAATAGACGACCACGCTCATAGCTCTCACGATCTCTACGTTCGTCACAATAAACATCGTAGTCCATCGGGATGCCATTCAATACCTCCTTAAACCCACGCACGAATGCTGCGCGATGAATAATTTGGTAGGGCTTAACCATTCTAACAGTTCCACCCTGACAAGCCATGTCGCTCTCCTATTACCAAGAAGATTGATATACTACACTCCGAAACTGTTTGTCGTTATGCGTAGCAAGCCACTTACGTGCTTTCCTGAATACTTCAAGATCATACTCTTTCATTTCTTCGTATTCTGATTCGCCCTTCTGAGGTGAACGACCGAAGAAGAAACCTTCAGTGAACGGTAGCTTATCATTTTTGATAGCTTCGATGATATTTTCTAGGTCACTATCAACTAGTTCAATACGCTGACACTCATCTTCGCCACCAGCGAAGGTGTTTACGATATAACCGTGAAGGTTGGGATGCTTACGCCAATACGAAAGCTCAACTGTTTGCTTTGTTAGAGGATAACCGTCAAGCATAGGCTTATCATCACCAATACCGTAGTTATGGATCTCACCATAAAGCGACATATCTAGTCCCATGACACTCTCCTTTTCTATATTATAATAATAAAGGAATCAAGAGTAACATTAAAGAGAAAAAAGAACGGCTCAACCGTTAAGTCGAGCCGTCAAGTCTCAGGGAGAAACAATGAACGCCTTGTATTAGTCGTTCAGGATGCCAGCCTTCGTGAGGACATTGATAGCATAAGCAAGACGCTCATACTTGTCAGTGTTCTTACGGAAATACAACGAAACCAGGCGTGAGTTCTTATTGGTCGTCTGATCCATCTTGGTCGTAACATACCAATAATAACGAGCCGCAGTGCGCTTCGTGAACTTCTTACCACGGTAAGCAATCGGATGACGAGCGATCTTATTGATGATCGTCTCACGGCTGCTCTCAGGATTGTCCCGAACCATTTCAGCGACAAACTTTACCTTAGTCTTCAAAGCCATTGGAGAACTCCTATTGTTATGGCCTTCGTAGCTACCCAACGACTCTACTCTAAAGCAGAAGAAAAGTAAAATTGTTTTTTAGCTGGAAGCCCAACCGAAAAACAGATACTTACCCTTCTCTACCTCAATACAACCAGCTGGACCCCATTTATCAGAGATACGTGGGTCATCTTCTTCCATTAGTTTATTAGCATAGTCGTATGGATTAGTTCCTTGTGGGACTGGGATGATAACAAATTTACCTTTCTCTGCTATCGTTCCTGAATAGCCAGAGTGTCCGTGATCGTATAGTGCTTCGTCACGTGCTTTAGTGAACGCCTGTTTGGCGTCGTTAGCAGACGAAACGTGATAGAAGTTACTAGAGCCCATCTTAAGCCTCCACCCAAGCAGTGTTATCGGTAGCGTCAGCACGCTTCCTGAGTTTAATAACACGAAGATTGCTATTAGGATAATGATGACCCCATAGCATCAACTGACGATTGATATGCTGCTCTGCGTCCTTATCGTAACGCTTAACAGTGGAAAGGATATACTCGTTATCACGAAGAATAGCATAATACTGATACATATTATTCCTCCACCCAGATGCTGGCACGAGCAATGGCTTCGATCTCAGCGTCAGTTAAGTTAATCAGAACGAAATGACCCTCACGCCACTTGATGTCGATATCATAACCGACAACAGATGATGCTTGGTCGTAGTCTCGTTCGTGAATCATTGCTCGTTGCATAATGTTCTCCTTACGTTATATTATTATAATAACGTAATCAAGAGTAACATACTAACTGTTACTTCTGGTTAGACCAATACTCAATCAACTTATCATAGTTGATCTGTAGTCCTGTCTTCTGATCCTGAAGCCAGCGAAGATAGTTCACTTTCTCCTCAGAAGTCTTCAGTTTTCTGAAATCTTCGAAGATGATCTCTTTCGTCAGCATTGTAGTCTCCAGTATAGTTGATTGCTAGATAGAGTGAGGCTATAGGGAGTAATAACCACCACGCATACTTAAGTTCTCGTAGCACGTTGTATAGTTTCCACTTCTTCTTTCAGTTGTTCTATAATCTTCTTATGTTTAGACTTAGGAACATGCACGGATATAATACGAGCAAGCATAGACTGAGTATAACCAAGAGCATAAGCATATGGTTTACTCTGGCCGTCTACTATCTCTCTGGTTGACCTATCTAATTGAGTCATAACCTCATCGTAGATCATGTTAGGCTCCTATTAGTAACGGAACCGAATGGTAGCACGATTCATAGCTTCTTCGAGAGCGTTCTCAGCCAAGCTATCAATATCGGCGTTGGAGATAGCTGTCTCAACCTCACTCGGAACATCAATGTCATTGAGCAGCTTCTCCATGTTATTAACCTGCTTCTGTAAGCTAGTAATCACACGGTTAAGATCAGCGATTTCAACTTCGTAGTTCTTACCAAAAAGCCAGTTGAACATGACGACTCTCCTTTAGTTATATTTTAATTATAACTAATACACCGTAACATTAAAAGCTAAAAGTCGCCGTCAGCCACCTGTAGGCAACGCAGACCCGCTGACCGCCACATCTTAACTACACGGTTACGATCTTCCAATACCAAGATAGGATTGTAACCTGCTTCATAGATCTGCTCTAGTAATTCAAACTTAACGATGTCATCGTCACGACGATCCCACTGTTTACGCATATACAGTGCGTCGAATGGAATATCATTGTCATCTAACCATTTAAGCGTATCTTCTCTACACTTTTCGTCTCTAGCAGTGCATAGAACAATCTTAATACCAGCAGCAGAAGCTAAGTCAAGAATCTGAACTACTTCATCAATAGGCTCATCTTTATGAGCGTTAGCATGCCATGACTTCCAGTCTTTATGACCGTTAGTAATGTAATGGATGCGATGCTCGGTATTAGCTATCGTCCCATCTATATCTACAATATAACAATCCATACCAATCTCCTATTTGCATAAGCTAATCTTAGCGATTGAATACCAATCTGGCGAACTCTTACGCAAGTTAACAAGCTTGACTACACTACGTAATGATAACTCGCGCATGGTCGCATAGTTGGTCTCAATGAAGGTCACCACATCAATCATCTCATTACCGGACAGATCGTCTAGCAAACCTTCCTTGATTACCTGTCTTATTCTAACCAAACACTCTTGCTGAGTCCGCATAGTCATATCAATATAATAACTACGAGACATCAAAGCTTCAAGATGTGGTGCTAGTTTATGACCATAGCTTATTATGGCGTTGAAGTCTAGATTGGTTAGAAAAATAATAGTTCCTTCGTAGATGAACGAACGTGGTATAACCTCATCGTTGCTATCAAGGAACTTTGTCTTTGATGCCCAACTAATGTGTCTAGTTGAAGTTGTATCGGTAGCTGTCTTTAGAATATTCAAAGATACGGAATCCTCGAATATACCGTCAGCATCGTCAAATACAACCACTTGACCCTCATGACGATAGTCATATAGAATAGGAAATATACCGCCAGCTTTAGCGTGTCCCTTGACTATGGTATGAGCTAGTCTATCAGGATCATATTTCATTAGCTTTTTTTCGATGCTATAGCTTTTACCCAAGCCTGGAGCACCAGATACTATGAATGAACGGACGCTACCTAATATAGATGCTTCCGTCATATGATCTAGAACGTCAAATCGTTCTTTGAGGCGACGTTCAATCGCCTCATCCGTTTCATGCGTCATGATATTCTCCGATCTAAGCTGCTTCTACTTGATTTAGTGCAGTTGCTAGATCGTGATATATCTCGTCTCTTGATCGTTTGTATACCCATTTACCGTTAGTAAACAGATAATAATACTCAGACCAGTCGTAATGATCTTCAAACTCTTTAGTCGTATCAAACGACTTGGCTTGCTGATCTGTCTCGTTTCGATCACGAGCATAGAAACAGCACCAGTCAGGATGATGCGTAGATGCCTTGTCGAAGTTATGTTTACGACCTAATTCGGGAGCAATAAAACTAGCATTACCATAACTCAATAACTTCTTGGCTCTGGATAGTGAGTTATAGTGATGCTGTAGCATCTTTCCATTATGGGAAAGATAACCATCCCAGTGACAGTAGATAGCAAGCACTCTACCATCGTCACTAAGAATACCTATGGCTGAACGTGTAGACATAGTCAATCTCCTATTAGACGATTTTATAATAAGGTTAAGGCAGATGGAAGTAAATACTATCCACCTTAACCTATCTTGTTACTGAGGAGTCAATCCATCCACATCTTTGGCTTCTTCGTATTGCTTATCGAACATAGAGATATAGTCAATACCAACCTTCTCTTTCACTGCGTTCTTCATTTCAGATTCTGTTCTAGCAAAGATAGTCTGCATGCCCTTGTAAGTGGCATAGATATGAAGAAACGGATCATCCTCGTAAAAGGGTTTCATTGACTCGCCAAATTTAAGATACGTGTTACTAATCTCTTCAAAAGCTTTGTCCATGAGAACGTGCATAGCTTCTGTCTTTTCATCTATATCCATATCAATCTTCCTTCTTCGCTTCAGCTTCTTCAGCTTCTTCTTCCGCCTTCATTTGCAGATAAAAGTCATACTCTGACTCTAACATATCTGCAACATCATCGGACATCGTATCTCTCCAATTATCATCGGAGAAATCATACTCACAATATTCTTCTTCGCCAAACTCATACTTACCTGCGAAACCCATACCTGGTTCGTGGTAGTATGCTTCGATCTCGAAACCCATTTCTTCTAACGTGCGATATGCTGCGATGGGCGGTGCCCAAGCAGTATCAAACCCAGTAGAGATAGTATCTCCATTAAGTTCTGCGTCGCAAGTAAAGTCCCACTTCGTTCCCCAGTTGGCTAATCGCCAATCATACCAGTCGTTATAACCATACTTCTCCATAAGATCTGGTTTAGGTGTAAAGTCTGCCTTTGCTTCTATGAGTTCATCTGGGCAAGGAACAAACTCCTGAAGAATACCTGTCTCTGACGCTTTAACGAAGCGTTGAAGCATAGCAGGATCTTTATGCGTAAAGGTTACGCTATTCCAGCACCAATTAGGCATAGTTATTCTCCATAGATTTCGTTTACGACACGCTCAAGAAAATACATAGGCTCTGAGTCATAAGCGCCATACTGCTTAAACTTTTTTAATTCGCCCATCATAACGCCTAGAGTGAATGCTTTACTCTCGCCGCTGTTAAACAAAACCTCCAAACCTTCGTTTAGATCATTAACAACATGACGAAGTTCAGAATCGTCAAACTTATTAGTGAGTAACTCCCATTGATTAGGAGTAAACTCGCATTTTATCTTCTTGGTTATAGTGAGATTACGCATAGGATGCTCCTTTATAATTTTATAATAAAGGAAAGCGAATAACAAAGCTAGATGTTTTTAGATGTATTCATCCCCGGCATAGTCGATTATCAGATGAATTCTATTCTCATCTGAATCGTTAACGCCTGAATGTAAAATATTATTATTAAACAAAGTAACTTCTCCAGCTTTCATATGTAAAGTTTTGTCAACGGAAGGAAAAGTGAATACTACATTTTTGTTTGTAATGATAGGGATATGAACCCTCGTTGTGTTCTCATAATGATATTTGTAATCTATATGAGCGGGAATAACCGAATGCGCTCTCATGTTACTGAGAGTGATTCTCTTAGGCTCTTGATTGGGATAGTGATTATTGTATATTGTATTGATTAACTTTATATCTTCATCGAATAATTCAAGTAACTCTTCATTAACTATCATATTCTGCATTATTATATTATCTATCTCTGGATAAGTGAATAAAAAAATCATATCCAGAGATTGTATCTTGTTCATTTCATTCCAAGGAGGGCCAGGATCGTAGCAATAACTCTCCCAACCCTTCTCTATGATTTTATTAACTTTACCAACTAAAGAGTCAACCTCAATCGTTCCTAATAACTTGAACGCTTCACTCATTTACATTTTCTTTTCGTATCTGAGCAATGATCTCATTTACCATTTCTTCAGTTACGCCTTTTGGCTTACCATGTAGACCTGCTGCTAGATCATAACCTAATTCTTTAGCAACCTCTATCATTTTATCAAAGTGCATTTCTGGCTTAGCTTCCATCCACTCCTTATGGTCTGTGTTCCATAGATATTCTTTACCATCATCTGGCTTTGGAATTGGTGGAACTAGTGATTTAAGGTTTTCATCATAAACCCAATCTTGAAGATCTGGATTTAGTTTCTTAAACGATTTGATAATATCCTTACGTTCATCGTTCTCTATTGTAGCTATATGATGAACTTCGTGCCAAGTTGGTTGTTTATACTGTTCTGACAGTTCTGGGCTATAAGCATACTCCAAGTAATCATATTTCTCGTATGGCCCTAACTGAGGCATGGGAGTCTTTACGAACTTAACAAACCCTTTAGGTGGATCTCTATCATAGAAATTTTCAAATATATCTCTTAGGTTTTGTTCTATAATTGGATGAGACGCTGGCTTACCATCTTCATCAATCATAAGATATAATGGTTGTTCTGACATATTATTTCTCCGATTATCTTATTGATACATATACAGCGCCAGAACCACCAGTTCCACCGGCGTTATATCCACCGGCTCCACCACCACCAACTCTTATGGCTATAGAAGTAGTGTATCCTGGTCCATCGGAACCTTTTGTATAAGTCTTTGTAACTCTACCACCAGGATTACCAGCACTACCGTTGCTACCAGTACATCCGAAACCGTAACCCAAAGTGCCACCGGCTCCACCGCCGCCTGTAGTTACAGATCCACCATAACCACCACCTGCACCACTTGAAGTTCCAGCATATGCTGTTATATCTTTACCGTCGCCTCTGAAATAACTATCACCACCTGAATCACCTGCAGCACCGCCTCTGCCGTTACAGCAATAGTTAAAGAAGCATAATTGTCCACACCATCCAGTACAAGTATCTGAACCCGTTCCACCATTACCACCCTGACCTCCGCCACGAGCATCAACGTCTATGTTCTGATATGGTAGAATTAAAAGAGTGTAATCTCCGGCAGATGTATATGAATAAGAATTAGCTACTGGTTTGCTATAAGCAACGCTGAATGATATTGTACTAAGATCAGTAGTTGTATTCAATAACTTTCTAACGTCAGTATCATTAAAAGAAACTGTAGCGCTGGCATTATTATAAACAATTTGTGCTATCTGCGAAAATGATATTTGACCGGAAGCTGGTGTAGCCATAAATGTTATTCCTTATGATTTTCTTCGTTATCAACTCCCCACTTTTTCAAAGGACATGACGAACTAGCAAGAATTGTTTTTAACAACATAATACAACCACACTCATTACATTGAGTTGTAGTATGGTTGTATTTATCGCAATCCATGCATATAGCAAGACGCTCTTTTGCTACTTCTTTGCGTCTTTGTAATGATTCTGATAAACTTGACATCAATCGCTCTTTGGGAATGTTTTTCTTATTTATCGTCCAATTCCACAGTGACCTTGCTACTCTTATAAAAACCATAGACATCATATTTGTCATATGATATCATCTGGCATAATACACCTCAATCATTATGTTTGTCTGGAACGCAGCCTATTTGTAGATATAGATCACTGACATATTCTTCTAGTTCTCTTACCTCAAACTTATCACAATTAAAATGCACATGTAGACAGTCTGCTTTATCATCAACATATAAATGTAGTTTTGCTTCATAAGCAAAGTCTTTGTTCCTATGATTAAAATGACGCCAATCATACTCATATACGTTGATAAAATATAACAATATACCGTCAGTTATACGGTATATTTTCTTTTGATAAAAATAGCGTGTTTCCTTGACATATTCAGGTGCCATATGATCAACACACTGTTTATATCCCGCCTTCAAGAGTTCCTGTGAGTTCATGGCTTCACTATATCCCTAGTAATGAAAGAAGGTTCGACTTCATATTCAGCATCAAAATGACCAAGATAGTTTCTATCACTATCCCACAAATGGATGGTTTGAGTTTGACCATACTTCCACCATTCCCAACCATCATGACCATAATACATTACTTTTGCTATATCTTCTGTCAACCAATTTATATCACATTTCAATCTATTGATGTCTTCATACTCATATGCAATATACTCAAAGAACTCATCCATATCCTGTTTTTCATTAGGATATTCTGTAGAATAATAGTATAGGGTCACTTCTTATACTCCAAGTGGAGATCGTTCCGTATAAGATTATCTAACACATCAGCCGGAATACTGTCGATAACATATTCAGGAACACCACCAGCTTTTGTTATCGCTGCGTAAGCAGATTTAAACCATTTAGCACACTTGACAGCATATTCTTTATCTGCTATCTTAACTTCTTTGGGCATGGGATCAAGATTGTCTACATGGACGTTGAATGTATTATATTTTGAATACTTACTATCCACTTCAATAGTATAATACTCATCATCACAGCAAGCAATAACAGTTGCTTTTCTTTTCTTGTTATATGCCGTATCATCCCATATAACACGATCACCGGGTTTGAATAGCGGTTTGATTTTAGCTGTGTGCATCTTATATACTTTTACAAACCTACTAACATTATGGTAAACATATTGGCTGTCAAGGCCAAGGCCGACGCAGGTGGCGCGTCGACAAACGTCAGCTGGAGGCGTGATCCTTGATGAGCGCATCGACCACGCCGGGGTCGGCGAGGGTCGAGGTGTCACCCAGCGCGCCAGAACCTTCGCGACGATATCTTGAAATTTGGTGATAACGGTGCCGGCGAATTCGCTCTCGATCCCCCGCTGGCCGAGTACAGGACGACCGCCGAAGAACAGGGCGGCCGACGCGACAGGCTCGTCGCCGGCGGCGTCGAGCCGAGCGATCTCGGCCTGCAGGTCGGCGAGCCGCGCCTCAAGGCCGAACCGTGCCATAACGTCTTCGTCGCCGAGCTGCGCGAGCAAGCCGTTGACGGCAGCGGCGTCGGCATGAGCGAAATCGCGTTCGAGCTTGCGCATGCTGCTCATGGCGTTCCTCCTGGATTGTGCGCGGCGGGTGCGAGAAGCGCCAGCGCAGCGGTGTCGTCGGCTTCGTCTTCGAGACGCACTTGCAGCATCCCTTTCCAAAGGCTGTCCTGGCGGCACCTTCTCGTGTGATACTATTTGATCGACAGGTATTACTACTGTCACATGATCAATATTACCTTCACCGATAATCTCAACCCCTAACAATCTACCAGACATACAGTTATACCGCACAATTGCTCTGACTGTTACCTTATCGCCGGGATGATACTTTCTCATGCTCGTTTCCATTCTGCCCATTCGATCTTTTCTTCCATGCTAATATGGATTCGTTTTCCATTCTTAGCAATATAGAAATTCTTTGGGTCGTCCCAAATACCAGAATAACCGCACTTCCACTTTACGTTAGGAAAGTGAGAAAGTAAACACGTAACAGAGTGTTTAGCATCAAACAAGACGCTATCATAATAATCAGGATAACCACGTTCGCTATCCCAAAGATGAGCGTAGTCACATCCTACCTTGAGCGTCTTAAACTTCTTACCTGTCTTGCGTTCATATTGCTCACCCTGTTCATAGAACGTGATGCCGCCGTGAAAGTCAACATCAGGAAACGCATAATAGTTATAGTCCAACCCCCAATCTGTAACTTGAGGTTTAAACCACATCTTTTTCCAGTCTTTGGGATTGAACATGCGTTCATCTAGTAATAGATAATAGCACCATGTTCCTTCGCTCTGATACTCAGGACCATTACGATAACCATGGAATGACAATAGAATGCCAATATCCTTATAGTTATCACGCCACTGCATAGTTCCTTTGAGTGCTTCTTCGTATGTCGGTTTCATTATATACTCCTAAGCAGCGTGTTTTTTAACGACTGTCTTCATCTTAACGCCGTGAGCGCTGTAAGCAATTAACTTAACGCTCTTACTCCAGCAAGCTCTACAGTCACCGCACTTACCGTCTCGTTCATAAGCATCGCACTTCTTTGCCTTGATCTTAAAGTCATGATCAGGGATAACCACCGATCCGTGAATCTCACCGTGTTCTCCCGTTATCGAATCAGACGAATAACGAACCATAACATTAGGAAGAAGTTTCATTTCCTCTAATGTTTCTCTGATCTTAGGTATCTTGTAGGAACGAGTAGGAAGCCAATGCTTAACCTTTGGAGTTCCTTTCATAACCTCTAAAATCTTAACGGCAAGATTAGGATGATAGATGTCGCCGGAGTCAAACCAACGAAAATATCGTTTACCTTGCTTATCGGGTTTCTGAGTATTGATCGCTTCGATCATCTCACTAACCCATTCTTTGCGCTGCCAATCTTTACGATTGTTAATACGAATTTTCTTGGAGGCAGGCATCTTATAGAAACCATAAGAGGCGTAACAACCTTCGCAGACCGGGACTGATTCCTTGGTTACAGGATCAACCGAACCTGGGCAAGTTTTTCTTGCTTCCAGTGACCAAGTAGCGCAAGGCATCTTGGAGGGACGGGACAGCTTAACCATTAGTGATCTCCACCGTTTTCTTATTTTCTTATATTAAAGGAAAGCGCCTAACAAGTAAATTAAAAAATAATGTAACCCAGAAGATAATTCACTTTACTTGTTAAAATTATAATAGTATAATTACTCTGTGGACGATGAAATAACTAATTATGAGGATAGAGACAATGACTAATAAGTTCTTAACTAAGAATGCAGACACAGCACTAGTGGAAATAAAAGAGTTTCTTTATGACAGGCTTCGGAACAGAACCAATTATGCAGCGCAAGATCCACTGAAAGACCCTTATTATAAGGGATTACAGAAAGGCGCTTTATCTGAGGTTGAATTCCTGAAGGGTTTACTGGACATCATAGAGAGGTCGTGATGACTTGGGTAAAGACAGAAAATAGTGGTTATTCCGATACATGTCAAGCTGTTAGTTGGCAGAAGATGTTAGAGTGGCAGGAGACAATGTTTCTATACTCCTGCTACTTATACTATGAACTAGATGATCCGAAGTTATCAGATGGTGCTTTTGATTATACAGTTACTCTGTTGGAAAGAAACTATAATGATCTTTCTGATAGAATAAAAGCTGTAGCACCGAAGGGTACACTGAAGACCGAAGCGCATCATATCGCTCACATCTTAACTGATGATGAAAAGAAAAAGGCGCTCGTTTGGAGAAATGAATAATTTTACTTCTCAGACTTTTTAGTATATTATAAGTGTATACTAATAACGGAGAATCCACGTGTCCAAGCGCCGACATAAAATACCAAAAGAAGAACTATCCAGAATACTTGTTATCGGTAAAGGCGTTGCGCGTAATGGTGTTGATCCCGAAAAGTTCCTAAAGAGTAAAAACTGGTGCGACCGTAGACAAAGGTCGTTCTGGATAGGTTATAATCTCAAAACACAGTGTATGACAAAGCAGACCGAAGATACTCCTAAATAATACAGCCTAACAGGCAATTCATTGAAAGGAGATTATCATGAACGGTTATAAGACTTATCTCGTAGCTTTCCTAATGGCAGTTCTACCAATCGTCAGCGAAAAGGTTGGTGGTATTGATTGGACATCAGTGTTAGCTGGATGGGGTGTTCCAGAGAATCTAGTTGTACCAGCCGCTGGTCTAGCCGCTGGTCTAGTAATGGCTGTTATGCGTTTCCTAACGCAGATTACAACAGTTAAAGACGCCGCAGGCAACTAAAGATTAAGGCTCCTGACTTTGGAGCCTTTTTTCTTCCTTATCCAAAAATGATTTAATAGATTGCATTGAACTCTTGCAGTTCAAATTGTTCTTCTGTAGCTGTATTACTGTCTTTGCAACTTGTGCATCAGTTAAAGTCTTCCAATTAGGAAATTCTTTAAGAACAGGGCAATAATACATTGCTTCTGACGGATGAACTACCATATATCTGTAGCTTGTAATAACTTGACTTTGGTCATTACAGCTGGTCAGCAAGATGGTCGCACATATGGTTAGCAAGTAGGTCAGCTTCATTTCATAACTCCTAATTTTCTAAATGTATCCTTAAGAATGTTAGAAGAAGGTCTATCGTTACCTTTACCTACCTCTATATCAATATCACTCTCAATAGATTTTAGTTTATCTTCAAGATCTCGTCTTTCTTGCTCAAGTAGAACCACAGCTTCATCCTTATCCTTATTAATCTGATTAAGGTTCTGAATCTGATTTTCTCTGTCCTTTACTAATTGCTCAAGCTGTTTTATATTATACTGGTATTGAGCTAATTCTCTTTGCAACTCACCGTAGTTCTTGTAGGACACATAGAAATAAGTTCCGCCAATGGCTACGAGTAATAGGATTACTATATAACGTAATGATCCTGAAGTTATGAGAGATAATAGTATTTCCATGTCATCCTCCGTTTAGGATATTTATAAAGGAGAACATAATGTTTGATATTACATCTGAGACAAAGACACAAGCAGTTGACGCTATGGGAGAAGTTTTCCGTGAGCGTGGAGTGGAAGTTGATGAAGTCGTTCTAGGCGAAGCTTTTGATATCGCCGTTAAGATCGTCAAGGCACAGTTTGGTTTCTGATGAAAACTTTAGTATTAGCAACTGTATTCATGTGTGTGGGTAGCGTTTGTCAAAACCAAGAAGCCAAAGTTGAACCCAAACTTTGCACTGTTGGTACTACCCATGCTGAGATTAATATGTTAGGTAATTGGGTAGAAGGTAGAATGGGCATTAAGTGTCATAAAGATAAATGATGAAGGCAGAATTATAATGGCACAGTTACAAATTGATCCTGATAAACTTGAAGTTGGTGATATGATTTTGGTTGAAGGATTTGTTGTTGGATTTACAGAAGATCCAAGCACATTTGCACCTGAGGCGATTATTGACTTTGGAACACTTAAACCAGCAAATGTGCAATATACAAGGATTAGAGAAATCCTAAAATGAAATCAATAACTCAAGCAGAGTATAACAAACTGTTTGATGAATATTTGAAAGAACAAAAGTTTGACGGTGGAGACTGGGACAGATGGTATTGTAATCATGTGTTCAAGTTCTATAAACAAACACAGGATGAATTAGAAGTCCGTGCTGGTTTCCACGTCAATGAAGTTGGTGAGAGAATAGATGACTGACGAAGAATGGGCCAATCCTACATTTGATCTGCTTATGGAAGAGTGTGGTATTCTTGACTACGCCATGTTTTCTTCTGACTTGAAAGTTCTTCTCAGAATACGAGCATATAATGATGGCGCATTTTTGTGGGGTCGTAAAATAGAAGAAGTAATTTACTGGGGTGCATGATGAATGACCACGACGAAATAATCAAACAACTGCATGAGTTAGCAGATTGGATTGAGAAGAACAATCATGTTAAATGTATGTCTGTTCCTCGCAAGGCTGCTTATCTAATCTCTGCCCTACAAGCTGACTATGATAGACTATGGTTACTCAATAACAAGCGTGACGTTTATCTGACAGACTATATAAACAGAGTCATTGGTTTCATAAGACTCCAATGGTATTTGTTTAATAAAAAACGGAAAAAGTCATGAATCTATTCAATAGGGGAAAGTTTATTTCCCACGCTGGACATGAGTTAAATTGGAAAATTGAGTGTGACGCATTAACAGATGAAGACTGGAATTGTTTATCAAGGATTATACATGAGCGTACTAGATTTGGTAGTGTTTACGGTATTCCTCGTGGTGGCGTTAAGTTGGCTCAATCGTTAGAGAAGTATATTACGCCCGGACACCCATTACGATTAGTCGTTGATGACGTATATACTACAGGCAAGTCAATGAAAGACGTTATGGAAGGCAATGATTTAGGTTTCGTTGTATTTGCTCGTAACCGTATTCCATTTGATCCTCAACACTATATTCGTGCAATCTTTACTATGGATATTATTTAATATGACCGATTATGATATGAGCATACATCAAAATCCAGATGCACAAGCATGGGCCAAGTTTTTTATTGAAACTACAAAAGATATGGATCGTGATGCTTTCCGTGATGAAGAATATATGATTGGTTGGTTTGCTAATGCTATGATGGCCATGCACGATCACTTATTAGGAATTAGATTTCATAATGGTGATCATATAGAATATGAAATGAATGAATTTCTTAAAAAACAAGAAAGATTAGGTGAAGAATTTGAAAAGGTTTTATACGAAAATCTTGATGAATTATATGTGACGGACAAAGACAAATGATAGTAGAATATTATATCGAACAGCAGTCCTTTGAAATGGTTACTGCCTGTTTTGAGATTGATCCATTATTGGATAAGCCTTATTGGGCTGCTGTGTCATGGTGGTTAGTCCCTGGAACCTTTGAAATGTAAAATGGACGATCTAGATCATATATTGTTATGTCAGTATCACGCTACAAAAAGGCAACTTAAATTGATCAAAAGGATTAAAAAACTATTAAAGAATGATCCCAAGGTTGATGACGTTGAATATCAATCAAAGATGAAATTACAATTCTTTGAGGATATGATAGAAGATAAGACTTTATTAGATAGCAAACCACCAAAGGTTAAAAAAGAAGAAGATGTTCTGGATAAGAATCCAGTGTATACTATGTATAAGAATACTATGATGGTTACTATGTTTGGATATAAGGTATTCTCTGATGCAATGCAGACTTACCTTTCAGCTTTTTATAAGAAAGATAAATGAAAAAATTAAACCTACAAGATTTAGTCGAAGTTCCAGAAAACGTTGTTATAGCAGCAGCTTCTTTTATTCCAGAAGACGAAGAGAGCGGTCTTAGAACTGTTCTTAAAGTTGCAGAAGAATATAGAGCAGCGAATATGACTCCAATATTCATTCTTGACAGAAGAAATATGGATATTCTTTGCACAGCCAAAGAAACTTTCGGAAAAAAACTTAACTAAGCCAGTTGACTTTTCAATAGAGGTATAGTATAAATAACACCAAGAGTGGCGGTTCACCGTCACCAAAGGCGAAACTGACCACTTGATTTTTTTCTCTATGGAGAATAATATATGAGTACAGTAACTACAACCGCTGCAGTCGCAGCAAAGTCAGATGTCGTTGATCTCCGTGGAATGTGGATTGGCCTTGCGCTTCTAAACACATTCTATCTAATCGTCAGAATCTATGAGCAGGTATTCGGCTGGAGGGCTGGTCTTGACTCATTTGCACCCGAGTTTCAGACATATTGGATGTCTATTCTCTGGACGGAGATTCCGCTTGAGTTAGTCTCAGGACTAGCACTTGCTGGTTATCTTTGGAAGACGAGAGATCGTGACATTGACGCCGTAGCTCCTCGTGAGGAAATGCGTCGTCTAGTAGTTCTTGTTCAGTGGCTTGTTGTGTATGCTGCTGCCATTTATTGGGGCGCATCCTTCTTTACTGAACAGGATGGTACATGGCATATGACTGTTATTCGTGATACTGACTTTACTCCAAGTCACATCATTGAATTCTACATGTCATATCCAATCTATAGCGTAATTGCAGTAGGTGCTTTCTTCTATGCAAGAACCCGTATTCCATACTTCTCACATGGATACAGCCTTGCATTCTTGATTGTAGCTATTGGACCATTTATGATCATTCCAAACGTTGGTCTCAACGAATGGGGTCATACTTTCTGGTTCATGGAAGAACTATTCGTAGCACCATTGCATTGGGGCTTCGTGTTCTTTGGCTGGATGGCACTTGGTGTGTTCGGCGTTGTTCTCCAAATTCTAGGACGTGTTCATGCTTTGCTAGGGCGTGAAGGCGTAGCACTTCTAACAGAATAAAAAAAAAGTTGAGGGGGAGGTATTGACTTCCCCCTCACAATTACTATATAATATGAAGCGTTGCCTGATTGGAACGCTGATTATTTTTCTCGCTTAAAAGGAGATAACTATGACAAACGATCCATTTGCATTTAACAACTTCAACAAATATCTTGTAGGCTTTGATAAGGTTCTAGATACCTTGAATTCTGTACAAGATACCTACGCAAAAGCAGCAGCCCAAAATTGGCCTCCATATAATATCGTGAAAGTTGACGACAACAATTATACTATTGAAATGGCTGTTGCAGGTTTCGGCAAACAAAATATTGACATTGAACTCGCCAATAACGTATTAGTCGTTAAAGGTGGTATGACAGTTAACGATATGGCTGATGCTACAATCAATCCACTACAATATATCTATAAGGGTATTGCGGATCGTGTATTCACACGCAAATTTACTCTTGCCGATAGCGTTGAAGTGAAAAACGCAGAAATGCTCAATGGTATTTTGAAGATCTATCTGGAAAATATGATTCCAGAGGAAAAGAAACCTAAAAAAGTTAACATCGTTTAAGGATAACAATCATGTATAGCGAAGGGGAGTTTTTCTAGTGTAATACTCAAACACTAGGAGGACAAAATGACTACTTTGTTTCGTTGGGAAGACGAACTTGGTATCATTCGTATTAGAAGATACAATCCAGATCATGCAATAGGTGGCAAGAAATTTCGTAGAATGCCCGTCAGTGGCACTCGTTGTTTTCGTGGTGGATTTGGATGGTATCGTTATCCAAGAACCTTTCAGGAGCTTCGTGAGATTGACTCTTTTTATCATGATGAAGAATGTAAGCTCCTGAAAGTAAAACACAGAGCAAAAAGAAACAGAACGCCCACTTGCTGGGACGATTATATGAGATCTGATTTCAATCACAAAAATTGGAAAAGACAGAGGCGCCACCAGTGGAAACCTAAATAAAGGAAAACCACTGGGGGAACCTATGTCAAAAATTACAGATATAATCAAAGAAGCCATAAAAGATAAGCTAGATGAGGAAGCTCACGATCATGGTCGTGGGTATACTTCTGAGATTAGCAAAACTCCACATGGTGTGATCACTATGGTTTCCCATGAGGGTAAAGAAGTTGGCAAAGTGATTATGCCTAAAGATTTACGTGGCAAGGTCTATAGATCTACACATAATAAATCTAAGATTTCTGCGAACACCGCAGACCATGATACTGCAATCAATCGCGTTATCCGTAATCACGAAAAGCATATTTTCAACGATATGTATATGAAAACGTTTCCAAAGCCCGATAAGGATAAGAAACCTAAAAAGAAATAATGGAGTATTAATATGAGTAATAAATGGCCAAAGCAATCTGAGTGTCTTGCTAAATTTGGAAATCCAACACAGCGTTCTTTTAGCAAAAATCTAACACTAGTAACTCTTCCTTATACAATGTATATGGGAGATATTGTCATTAAAAGATGTACAATGAATAAGATTTGCGCTGAGTCTTTACTTAGAGTTCTAACCAAGACTTGGGAATATTATGGTAAAGATAAGGCTACTATTAAACATCACGGTCTAGATGTTTTCTCTGGCGCACATATGGTAAGACCTATGCGTGGCGGAAGAAACCTATCGATGCATGCTTATGGTTTAGCTATTGATATTAACGCTCCAGAGAATCAGCTTGGATGGAAGCCAGGTTATCATTCCGAAAGTTTTACTGATGAAAGCCCAATGGTTAAGTTCTTTAAAGAAGAAGGTTGGGTTTGGGGTGGTGACTGGAAGTCTCGCCCAGATGGTATGCACTTCCAAGCGGCTGTAATAGGCTAATGGATAAGCTACAAGAAGCATATAACGCAGAGAGTTGGTATACCAGATATTGGCGTGCCACTCTCGCTTGGGCTTATGTTGCTATATGTTTATTTGACTTTATTATCGGACCAATCTTTTATGTTTGGTATGCGATGCAATCTGGGAGTAGTAACTTTGGAGAATGGCAACCACTTACTTTACAAAACGCTGGCGTATTCCACTTATCTATGGGCGCTATCTTGGGCGTGTCTTCTTGGTCTAGAGGTCAAGAAAAAATGAAACAGATGGACTTGATCAAGGACAAAAAGGACGAATGAAATCTTTTTTACAATTTATATCAGAAAGTAAAAGCCAAGCACCATATGGTGTAATCTTTGATGGTCCAACTAAAGCTTACGTTGGTAGCGGTCATGGCTCTCCAATAGTTCTTTCTGACGAACTAAAGGAAAAGGTCTTATCCATAGGTAAGAAACACGGTATTTGGTATGAAGGTAATGGTGGAGACATAGAGTCTAATGTTAAACTCTTTGGTTCTAATAAAAGTTATGAAGGTTCTTGGGACGATGAGTTTGCTAAGAGCGTAGACGGTTATCCAATACAGTTTATGGCTCCTATGTTTAGTAATGTTAAAGCTAATAATATGATTAGTAAATTTGTATCACCAAAACTATCTATATTTGATTCATTAATTAAGAATCAAAAAGGCAATAAGTATTTCCAAGATAGAGATTATGACGCAAATGATTTAACTAAGTTTCTAAAGGCAGGCAGCGAAGAAGACATAGATTTCCTAAAAATGTCTAGAATGCCAGCAACAGAAGAAAACGTAAAGAAGTTTTTAACAACAGGCGAAAAGCTTGAATGGCCAAAGAACTGGCAAGACTATCCAAATAAATTAGGAAAATTAGCTAAAAAGTCTGAAGACGAAAGAAATGGCTATTTACTTAATTGTAAATCCGGGGTATATATAGTGGGTTCTGGTCATCTTTTGGAACTTAAAAGATTGAATAAATCCCTAAAGATTATCGGTGGAGAAAAATCTAACTCATAGGTCGGCTCCCTCCTCTGAAATTCATGAGAGCGCTAGAATTAACTAGGTGTCTATATCTGAGTGCATGCTTTAAGATATAGATGGAGCCATCTTTTTATTATAGGGTCTGTGGGTCTTTTAGACCGGACGCCGTTTTTGGAGGTAATTTTGGATTTCTATACAAATATTTTTTCTCGTGGTGATAAAGTTTACGTTCGTGGTTTTGATAAAGGTTCTAGAGTTCAATACGTAGACAAATATAAGCCATATCTATTTCTTCCTAAACCAGATGGTAAGTATAAAACTCTAGATGGCAAACCCGTCGAGCGCATGGACTTTGACGGTATTAGAGACGCTAGAGACTTTATGGAAAGATACAAAGATGTCTCCAATATGGAGATCTATGGTCTAACTACTTTCCAATATCTTTACATCTTTGATAAGTTCAAAGGCGAAATCAATTATGACCCGTCCCTCATTAATATTGTTACTCTTGACATTGAGTGCGGCGGCGACGATGTTGTTGGCTTTCCTAACATCGAACTTGCCGATCAACCCATCACTGCTATCTCACTTAAACTAAGAAACAAGATTGCTTGCTTTGGCGTTAAGGACTTTACTCCTAAATCAGAAAATATCTATTATCTAAAGTGTAAGAATGAAGAAGATCTTCTACAGAAGTTTCTACAGGTTTGGGAGAGTAAAGACTGGATGCCGGACATCCTCACTGGATGGAATATTGAGTTCTTCGATATTCCTTATCTTGTTACTCGTATTAAAAATCTGTTTGGTGAAAAAGAAATTAAACGTCTTTCTCCTTGGAAGATGGTAGATGAGAAGATCGTAGAGTTCAAATCAAAAGAGAGCAAGAGCTACGATATTCACGGTATCTCTGTTCTAGATTACTTTCAGATCTATCGTAAGTTCACATTCGGTAATCAGGAATCATATAAACTAGATTATATCGCAAGTATTGAACTTGGTGAGAATAAGATTGACTATTCTGAGTATGGCAGTCTTAATAATCTTTACAGAGATAACTTTCAGCTTTACCTAGAATATAACATCCATGACGTTGTTCTAGTAGAACGTCTTGATGATAAGTTGAAGTTTATTGAGCAGATTATGGCTCTAGCCTATGACGCCAAGGTGAACTTTAACGATACAATGACAACTATTCGTCCTTGGGATATTATTATTCATAACTATCTCCTTGAGAAAAATATCGTTATACCACAAACCAAGCGTAATCATGGATTTGATAACCTAGTTGGTGGTTACGTTAAAGAACCAAAGCTAGGACTTAATGATTGGGTAGTCTCATTTGACTTGAACAGTCTATATCCTCATCTTATTATGCAGTATAATATCAGTCCTGAGACTTATTGTGGTAAAGCGTCGGAGCCTCTTTCTATTGAAGAGCTTCTTGATAAGATTCCATTTAGAAGTCAAAACACTTATACTTACGCTGCTAACGGTTGCTTTTACCGCAAAGACGAACAAGGCTTTTTACCAGCTTTGATGGAACGTATGTATGACGACCGAACAAAGTATAAGAAGTTAATGCTTGAAGCTAAACAGCGTTATGAAAATAATCCTAATTCAGAAGACGAGAAGCTAATCTCACGCTATCATAATATGCAGATGGCTCGTAAGATTCAGCTTAACTCAGCTTATGGCGCACTAGGTAATCAGTATTTCCGTTGGTTTAATTTTGATCTAGCAGAATCTATTACAATGTCCGGTCAGCTATCTATTAGATGGATTGAGCGTAAGATTAACGATTATATGAATAAGATTTTAAAGACAAAGGGTGTTGATTATGTTATCGCCTCAGATACTGATTCGATTTATGTTAGTATGGCCGGTGTGGTTGATGTTATTGGCGGCGATGATCAACTACTCATAGTTGAGTCGCTAGATAAGTTCTGTGAAGATAGAATTCAACCATTCATCGATAATTGTTACGCTGAATTAGCAGAGTATATGAACGCTTATCAACAGAAGATGAAGATGAAGCGTGAAACTATTGCTAATAAAGGTATTTGGAAAGCTAAGAAGATGTATATCCTCAACGCATGGAACGTTGAAGGTGTACAGTATAGTGAGCCAAAGTTAAAGATTCAGGGAATCGAAGCAGTTCGTTCTTCTACTCCACATGCTTGTCGTGAGAACATCAAGAAAGCATTAAAGATTATTATGAACGGGACTGAGGATGAACTCAAGAAGTTTATAACTACATTCAAACAAGAGTTCTTGGATCTGCCGCTAGAGGATATTGCATTTCCTCGTAGCGTTAAGAATATGGGAAAGTATACAGATAAAGCGTCTATATACAAGAAGGGAACGCCTATTCATGTTAAAGGCGCTTTAATCTTTAATAATATGCTAAAGTTTCATGATGTTAAGGAAATCCAACCTATCATGGATGGTGATAAGATTAAGTTCGCATATCTTATCGAACCAAATCCTATTCAGGAAACGGTTATCGCAATCCATGACGTTCTTCCTAAACAGTTTAACCTAGAAAAGTATATCGACAGAGAGCAACAGTTTGAGAAATCATTCATGGACCCTCTGAAAGCTATTACTTCAATTATAGGTTGGCAAACTGAGAATATTTCAACGCTAGAAAGTTTTTTCACATAGGAGAATTAAATGTCTGATACGCCAGAAGATGATTTCAATATAGATTTTGATTTTGGTTTTACATCGGAAGATGAACTAAAGTCGGGAGAACTAGAGTTACAAGATCAGCTAGGATCTGTTCAGGTCAAGCTAGATGGTCTACGTAAAATGATTATGCCTCTATTACTACAGCTAAAGAAGAATCCTGATAAGGATATTATTAAATGGGCTGGTGCTGATAGAACTAAACAGATCGATGCTTTCATTAAGAAGATGGATGCTTACATTAAGAGCTAAGTGGAGAAGTATATGTCGTTAAAGGATAAGTTGATTAAAAACTCAACGATTGATTATACGTCAACGTTGACTGATTCGAAGATTTACACGAAGAAGGATATGATTCCTACTACCGTTCCTATGATTAATGTAGCGTTATCAGGAACAATCGATGGTGGTATTACTCCCGGTCTAACTATGTTGGCTGGTCCATCAAAGCACTTTAAGACAGGATTTGCTTTACTATTAGCATCTGCCTATCTTAAGAAGTATCCAGATGGTGTAATTCTATTCTATGATTCGGAGTTTGGTACACCACAGAGTTATTTTACGAAGTTCAAGATCCCTCTTGATTCAGTTGTTCATACGCCTATCACAGACGTTGAAGAACTTAAGTTTGATCTGATGAAGCAACTAAAAGAGATAACTCGTGATGAAAACGTCCTGATTATAGTTGACTCTATCGGCAATTTAGCGTCTAAGAAAGAGGTTGAAGATGCTCTAAACGAGAAGTCAGTTGCTGATATGTCTCGTGCTAAGCAGCTTAAATCGCTATTCAGAATGATTACCCCACATCTGACGTTAAAGGATATTCCCCTTGTGGCAGTCAATCATACTTACAAAGAAATTGGTATGTTCCCTAAAGATATTGTTGGTGGCGGGACTGGCGCTTACTACGGTGCGGATAACATTTGGATTCTAGGACGGCAGCAGGAAAAAGATGGCACTGAGATTCAAGGCTACCATTTTGTCATTAATGTTGAGAAATCCCGTTACGTTCGTGAAAAATCTAAGATACCGATTACCGTTAGTTATGAGGGTGGTATTAATCGTTGGAGCGGTCTGCTCGATATTGCCCTCGAAGGTGGTTATGTGGCTAAGCCGAAAGTTGGGTGGTACGCCAAAGTGGATAGAACAACTGGGGAAGTGGATGGAAAGAACTTCAGAGCGGGTGATATCGTGGACTCTAAAGAATTTTGGATGAGTATTTTCAAGGAAACAGATTTTGCTTCCTATATTAAACGTAGATACTCACTTGACACTGAAGGCTCTTTGGTTTACGACGAAGAAGACAATACGGAGGTTTGATGAACATTGAGAGAGTTATACTTTCTAATTTATTATTCAACGATAAATACAACAGAAAGGTTATACCTTTTATCAAGAACGATTACTTTCAGGATTATTCAGAACGTGTAGTTTTTGATATTATTGATGACTATGTAAAAAAGTATAACTCTTTCCCTTCTATAGAAGCGTTAGCAATAGACCTGTCTAATAAAGAAGGACTAAACGATCAGACTTTTAAGGATAGCAAGGAAGTTATTGCTGGTCTTGAAGCTGATTCTAACACTCAACTAGATTGGCTCTTGGATCAGACAGAGAAGTTCTGTCAGGATAAAGCACTTTATCTTGCGATCATGAAGTCAATCAAAATAATGGATGAAAAAGATGGATCAATCTCCAAAGGAAATATACCGACAATCCTCACTGACGCTCTTGGTGTCTCTTTTGATACCCACATTGGTCATGATTTTCTGGTTGACAGTGATGAGAGATACGAGTTCTACCATCGTAAAGAGAAAAGAGTTCCTTTCGATCTTGACTACTTCAACACAATTACAAATGGTGGATTACCGAACAAAACGCTCAACGTTGCCTTGGCAGGGACAGGCGTTGGTAAATCCCTATTCATGTGCCACTGCGCAGCAGCAAATATCTCAAGAGGGCTTAACGTACTGTATATCACGCTAGAAATGGCGGAGGAAAGGATAGCAGAACGTATTGACTCTAACTTGTTAGATATTACTGTTGATCAGTTAGAATCTATTCCTAAACAAACTTATGATACTAAGATTAATAAGTTAAAGGAAAAGATTACTGGTAAGCTGATTATTAAAGAATATCCAACAGCTTGCGCTGGTTCTGCTAACTTTCGTCATCTTCTTAATGAACTAAGAATTAAGAAGAACTTTGAACCTGATATTATCTATATTGATTATTTGAACATCTGCCTATCTTCGAGGATTAAAAATGGAGCCAACGTCAATTCTTATACCCTTGTCAAAGCAATCGCAGAAGAGCTTCGAGGGTTGGCAGTTGAGTACAACGTCCCTATCGTCACTGCAACTCAAACAACTCGAAGCGGATATTCGAACAGCGACGTGGGACTGGAGGATACATCGGAATCCTTTGGACTCCCAGCCACAGCTGATTTTATGTTTGCACTCATCAGTTCCGAAGAACTTGAAAGTCTCGGTCAGATCATGGTTAAACAGCTCAAGAACCGTTACTCTGATCCTGGGTCTAATCGCAGGTTCGTCCTTGGGGTGGATCGCAGCAAGATGCGATTATACGACGTTGAGCAATCAGCTCAAGATGGTATTACAGATGATCGTCCAGTAATGGACAAAGGTAAGTTTATGGAAGAAGAAACAGAGCGGCGCAAACCTAAACCTAAGTTTGAAGGATTCAAGTAACTATGCCTGAATGGGCTAGAGTAATCGTTCCTGCTATATTATTTGCTAGTTTATTCCGGGTTATCCTTGCGCACTTCGTTCCGTTATTTGTGCAATGAAATTAAACCCACTAGGTTGGGCAGCTTTTAAAGCAGCAGTAATCGCAAACGCACTATATGTATTTCTTAAAACTCTAATGCAATATTTGGGGAACCCATAATTATATAAATAGATGTGTCCTTCACGAGTTGGCGCTCTAAGGACTCTATGCTCTAACGGGAGACACAGCTATGCGTATTTATCGTCGTATTTACGAACAATATTATGGTCCTATTCCTAAAGATGAGGACGGTAGAACTTATGATATTCACCATATTGATGGAAATGATAAAAACAACGACCCTTCAAATTTAATTGCTCTTTCTATTCAAGAACATTACAATATACATCATTCTCAAGGAGATTGGGGTGCTTGTTGGTTGCTGTCTAGAAAGATGAAAATGTCTTCAGAACAATTATCAGAACTATCTAAAAAAGTTCAAGCCGATAGGATAAAGTCTGGTAAGCATCATTTCATAGGAAACAGTAATCCTATGAAAATAGCATCTAAAAATGGAAAACATCATTTTTCTGGAGAAAGAGGCTCTGAACATAACAGAAAAATGATAGAAAATGGATTACATCCTTTAATTGGCGGGAATGTGCAAAGAAACGCTCATTTAAAATTAATAAAAGAAGGCAATCATCATACTCAAAAAATACATAAATGTCCTCACTGCGGAAAGGTTGGAAAAAGCAATAGTATGTATAGATATCATTTTGATAAATGTAAAGAGAGGAAACAAAGTTGATCGTATGTTCTTGTAACGAAATAACCACTGAAAAAATTAGGGATGCTATTCAATTTGTTCATGAACCAAACGAAAGACTGGTTTTGAATATGATGAATTGGCAACCAGATTGTGCTGTGTGTAGTAAGGTGTTGGTTGAAGAGATCCGTAGAGTTATGAAGGAGGTTATGGATGGCGCTTGATTATAAAGTCGTAAAGGTCGGTGAGGCTTATTGCGTTGAAGAAAAGGCAACAGGGTATCACATCAATACCTTTAAAAAACAAGAAGATGCTAAAAAATATATGAAATTTCTTAATTTAGGCGGTGGTTTTGCAGGATTCACGCCTTCCTTTATACTAAATAAGAGTAGCAAAAATATGTAGTCCACAGTAGTGGAAGCGGCACGAGCCTAATAAAGAAAGGGCCACGGAATAGTCGGGAGTAAATGGTGGGGTTCCACCCGACCGTATTTTTGTTAGAAATTCATCGGGGCAAGTCGAAAGGCTTGCCCTTTTTCTTTTCCTAAATAATACAAATTGTAGAGTTTCAGAGGATCAATATGCTTTCTTTTAAAGATTTTTTCAAAGAAGAAACAATTTCCGGTGATGTAAGAGGTCTTGGTTATGTTACAGGAGATCCTTCTGCCCCAGTTGATGGTGTAAGTCAATATGTCACGACCAATCAACTTGCTTCCGATAAAGTCAATGGCGCTATGTTAAAGGTGATGAAAGATTTCCATCATCATGATAGAGACGATATTGGCATCAAAGCTCACAATCCTACTGATATGAACAATAAGAAAACCAAAGGTAAGAAATAATGGCACAGTTTCGTAAAGATACGCATCAATACTTACCAGATGGTAAAACTATTTTCGAAGTTGTTATGCTTGCCGATCAGTTTGGTAATCAAGTTGGACCAGCAAATCCTACAGGAACAGCCGTTGATGCTTTTGGTAGAGCCAGAGTTTCAAGTCCACTAACTCTTTTTGATTCCTCTCATCGTTACCGTGATAACAATCTATGGTCCACTTCTAATACCGCTGGTGGAACTTATGCCTTTTCTACTAATGAAGGTCTTGTTAATCTAAACGTATCTACGGCAACAAACGCAGAAGTTGTTCGTGAAACAACTAAAGTATTTTCTTATCAGCCTGGTAAATCCCTTCAGATTATGAACACTTTTGCTTTTAATACAGCAAAAACTAATTTAAGACAACGTGTTGGATACTACGGCGCCAAAAATGGTTTTTATTTAGAATTAGATGGCACAACTCTTTCTTTTGTTGAAAGAACTTTTGTCTCTGGTGGTTTGCAAGAAACAAGAGTTTCTCAGGCAAATTGGAATATTGACAAATTAGACGGCGCTGGTGCTTCTCTTCTAACATTAGATATCACAAAAGCTCAAATTCTATGGATGGATATTGAATGGCTTGGTGTTGGTTGCGTTAGACTTGGGTTTGTTATTGATGGTAAATTTATTCATTGTCATACATTCTATCATTCAAATTTGGTAACAACAACTTATATTACAACAGCTTCATTACCATGCCGTTATGAAATTAAAAATACTGGAACTACTTCTGGTTCAAGCATCTTAAAACAAATTTGCACCTCTGTTATTTCAGAAGGCGGTTATGAACTAAGAGGATTACAACAAGCCATTGGAACAGCTATTGGCGCTCCTAGAGATTTAACAACAGTTAATACATATTATCCAGTTGTCTCAATTAGATTGAAGGCTTCTCCTGATAGACTTGATGCTATTGTTATTCTTACTGCTTTATCGATACTAGGAATAACCAACAATGCTAATTATAATTGGAGAGTAGTAGCTTCTGGTGCAACTACAGGCGGAACATGGACTACTGCAGGAGATGATTCTGCTGTTGAATATAATCTTACAGGAACAAGTTTTGCTGGTGGAAGAATTTTGGCGTCCGGATGGACCAGTGGTTCTAATCAGGGTTCAAGTCCTGTTGATATTCTAAAAGAAGCACTATTTAAGTTTCAGCTGGAAAGAAATGGACTTACTTCCTCTCCTTATGAGTTAACATTAGTTGCTGCATCTGATGCTGGTGCTGCTGATATATACGCTTCTATGGACTGGGAAGAAGTATCAAGATAATATCTTTTATAAATAAGATTGTTAGTGCAGTAAGGCTACGGCAGACCTGCTAAATATTGGATAAGCCTAAAGGGAAACTCCAAATGGTAAAGAAATTCAACGATTATGACTCTCAGCTAGAGGCAAAGTCTGCCGTAGTTCTCACTAACGAAGCTAAGCTATCTCTATACAAAAAATCACAAAAATCAGGTATTTCCACCGATATTCTTGAGGAAGTATATCGTCGTGGTTACACGACTTGGGTTGAAGAATTTGGTAACTCACCAGAACAGTTCGCCTTTGATCGTGTAAATTCTTTTATCGCAGGAGGATTTGCAGTGGAATTGGACGAAGACCTTAAGAAGGCATGCTGGAAGGGCTATGAAGCCATTGGTATGAAAAAGAAGAATGGTAGAACCGTTCCTAATTGTGTTCCTGTTAAAGAAGAGGAACTAAACAAGTCTGTAATGTCTCCTGAACAATTAGCTAAGAAATACGATAAGCCTGTTTCAGAAATCAACAAAGCTGTTAAACAGGGCATCAAGGTAGAGAAAGAACACACAACTCATGCCGCTGATGCTAAAAGAATTGCTCTTGCTCATTTAGGCGAGAAGCCAGATTATTATACAAAGTTAAACAAAGCTGGTCTTGAAGAAGGCAAAGAAAGAATGGAAAAACACTCAAACGATCCAGATAAGTCAGCATCAAGATTCGATGGATCTGATGAATTAGTTGCCATTTATAAGGGATCAACTCCCGGTCAAGTCATCAAGAGAGTTGTTAAGGAAAGCGCAGCTTGGCAGCGTAAAGAAGGTAAGAACCCAGAAGGCGGTCTTAACAAAAAGGGCGTTGAGTCCTATCGTAGAGAAAATCCAGGCTCAAAACTACAAACAGCTGTAACAACTCCTCCATCGAAATTAGATCCAGACAGTAAAGCAGCTAAGCGTCGTAAGTCTTTCTGTGCTAGAATGGGTGGTATGCCAGGTCCAATGAAGGACGAAAAAGGCAGACCAACTCGTAAGGCTCTTTCACTACGTAAATGGAATTGCGAAGAGACAGAAATTAACGAGACTTCAGAGAAGCTAAGATTAGATTATACAAATAAAGCTATGAAAGCTACTAGAGAAAAAGAAAAGAAGCCTGGTGAGCATCATAAGAGAGAAGAAGGTATTCATCGTGCTGCTCGTCTAATGGTAGCAGCTAAGAAGAAGAAAGAGGTATCAGAAGACGTTGGTGCTACTGCTACTGCGGCTCATGCTCCAACCGCTTCTTCTATGGGTCCATCAAAACTTTCAAGAACCGCTCGTATTGAGCTTTCAAGACGTTCTGCTCCCGGTGGCGAAGGACTAAGAAGAACTGGTCCAACAAGATATAGCACTTCTTCTCCAAGCAATCCAGGCGGTATGAGATCAATGACTTCTGGTTCAACGTCTGCTACAGCAAAGACGTTAACTCCACAGCGTGTTTCTGCTAATCAGCCAGCACCAAAGACTGCTTCTGCTCCAACGTCTGCTCCAAAGCCAACGGCTAGTTTCGGTTCTTCTTCAAGACCAACTACTGTTAGTGCTACTTCTGGTGGCGTAGAAAAGAGCGGTGGATTTAAGCTATCTTCTGGTATGAGCGACGCAGGTAAGGCTAAAGTTAAACCAACTGCTCCAGTTGAGATTCCAGCCGCTGCTGGTAAGGCAGCTGGTCTTCTAGGTAAGGTTGCTCGTATTGCTACAGGTCCAGCTGTCACTGCTGCTGCCACAGTAATGGAACCAACACCAGCTGGCGAAAAGAAATCAGAGTTCCAGAGACAATCTGATGTAGCTAAAGGTATTTCATATAAGGCACAAGGTCGTTCTGTTTCCGATTATGAGAAACAAGTTCTAACGCCTAAGAAGTATGAAGCTCCAAAGGCACCAGAAGCACCAAAGGCTTCTAATCCAGTAGTTAACGCACCAACACCTCCAAGTCGTCCTGATTACTTCTCTCGTGGACAAGCTTTCAAGGCTGCTCGTTCAGAAGTTGGTGGTAAAGGTAAGTTCTCATACGGTGGTAAAGAGTTCCAGACAAACGTAAAGGGTGAGAAGTATCTACCTTCTACAAAGTTAAAGGCATCAAGCGTTAAAGAAGAGTTATCAGTTCCAGAAGGAACAACAGGTAAAAGAACAAACGTTTCTACGCCTATGGTAGCTGTTCGTATGGCATCTGGTAAAATTGAAAAGCATCCACCCGGAAAGAGTGGATCATCTGGTGGAGGCGATGAATAATGGATTTAACTGAAGCTCTAAAGGTTGCTTTAGCTGACACTTATGTTTTTGCTATTAAGGCACAGAACTTTCATTGGAATGTAAGAAGCACCAGTTTCTCTGAATATCACAAGTTCTTCGATGAGATATATAACGAAGTATCAGACGCAGCAGATGGTATTGCTGAAAGTATTAGAACTTTAGATGCTTTTGCTCCCGGTTCAATGATTCGTTTTCTTGAGTTAACAACTATTCAAGAAGAAAAGAATGTTCCAGAAGCTCTAATGATGATAACCAAATTAGCTAATGATAATGAGAGAGTATTAGCTTCTTTGAATAGAGCATATGCTTTAGCCGAAAGAGATAGAAAATTCGGTATTTCAAATTTTATTCAAGATCGCATCACTGCCCATGAAAAATGGGGTTGGATGTTAAGATCGTTTATAAAGGTATAACAATGAGCGATAAACTAAGCTTAGAACACGTCATCAGAAATATTGCTACAGGCAACTTTACTCCATCGGATCAACCTAAGATTACTCTTGAGCACGCTATCAAGAAAGTAGTCAGAAAGGAATCGTCCTTTGGTGCTAAAGATAGCAAGCCAATTGATGAGGACGTTGGCGGATTAGTTGGTAGCGGCACTGGTGGCGAAGGTAAGCTACACGCCGAAAGCTCAAAGAAAAAAGTAAAAGAAGATGAAGAGGATAGCAAACTTCCTGGCAGTGAAGATAAGATGGATGAAGCTGTTGGTCATATGGGAACCGATAAGTTTCAAGGTAATCAATTTAAGTCTGTAAGAACTTCAACTCCTCATATCAGACCACCTGGAAAAAGCACAGAGGGAAGCGAATCACAGGCGCCTGAGAACGTCTCAAGACAAAGATCGCTTGCTAAAGAGAAGTCAAGTATGACTCTACAAGGTAAGGTTAATGAGGGCGTTAAAACTAAAGTTGTTGATTTTCTAAGTCATTTAAGAACAGCACCAACTCATAACGTTCCAGCTGTAGTTACAAAGTCTGGTCTTCCAGCCGCTGCTGGTAGTAAAGAAGTTGCTACTGTTACGAAGAAGTCAACGTTACCTACTACAACTACACCTGCAACTAAAACAGCAGTTGCCCCTAAAGCTAAAGTAGCACCAGAAACAAAGACTGAAGTTAAACCAGAAACAAAAACTACAACTACAACTGGTGTTAAGACAGATACTCCAACTAAGACCGAAACACCAACTAAGTCATCAACTACTACACCAGTAGTTGCTCCTACGGTTACGACTACACCTGCAACAGAACCAAAGGTTGCTGCTCCAACTAATACTAAGCCAATGGTAGCAATCCCACCAATTCCACCAGCCGGTACAAATCCACCAACCCCTGCTAAGCCAAAAGCTTTTAGTTTCAAGGGTCCAAAGCTTGGTGTTCCACATGATGCTAACTTTGATATTTTAGATTACGTTCCAGTTAAAGTTAAGACTCACTTTGCTAAAAAAGAAACAAGATATGCTTCTATGAAAGAAGAAAACGAACGCAGAAGCATTGAGAATGTTCCTAGAAAAGATGCTGGTGATCGTAAAGAACTAGAATATGTTGGTAGAAAGAATACTAAGCAAAAGACACTAGCAAGAAACGCTTCTATTAAGAACGTAATAGATGAAGGTAGAAACTTAGCCAAAGTTGTCAAAAAAGTTGTTAAGGAAACTGGCGCTGGTAAAGATGATCTTACAGATGGTAAGACAAGAGTTTATGATAACCCACCAATTATCATTAATCCTCCAGAAAAGATTGTTGATCTTAACGTAGCAGAAGGCGTTATTGGTAAATTAGCTAAGAGCGCCATCGGTACAACTGCCGCTACTACCGCAGCAAGTGGTGCAGCTGGTGCCGCCGCTGCTAAGTATTACGGTGGTGATGCTAAGGACGTTAAACAAACTGCTATAGATACCGCTAAATCAGTTTTCACCGATCCCTATGAAAAGTTTAAGAAAGGTGATTATAAAGGAGCAGCATGGGATGTTGCTACTACTGCTACGCCTCCAGGTGCCGCAGCTGAAGTTGGTGGATTACTTTCTAAAGGCGCAGAGTATCTAGCTAGACAAACTAAAGTTGGTCAAGAAGTTGGTAAAGCTATCGGTAAAATACCCGGAGCAAGCACAGCTGCTGACTATATGAGAAAAGCAGGCGAGACTTTAGGCGTTAGAGAACCTAAAGAACCTTTAAAGAGCGAAAAGCCATTAGCTCCCGGTGAAGGTATTAAATTAGAACCCAAGGCAAAGGTTAAGCCTTTAGCTCAAGGTGAGCCAATAAAGCTGAAATAATAAATATTACAAAAACTTTCAGAGGAACAGTTTAAATGGACGATATTAACGAAGGATTGGGTAAGTTTTTTTCTTACGTATCAAAGGTAAGAAAACCAAAGGTTAAGCCTTTGGAAGGTGAGATCCATGGTCCAAAGTCAACCGCTGGTTCTTCTGCTAAAGTAGTTGGTGGAGAGACAGCAAAGGGCGGTGAATCATATCCATCACCAAGATATACTCCTACAACTCCAAAAGCAAAAGCTGAACCAAAGGGTCCAGCTAGACCAGTAACTTCAACTAAAGCTGATAAGGTTTCATCGGTATTATCAGGAGTTGCCGGTGCCGGTGCTGCCGCTGTTGCTTTAACTGGTAAAAAGGGAGAAGAAACTCCTACAACTCCAGCTACTTCTGCTCCAGCTTCTGGTGGTTCAACTCCAGCTAAGCCAGCTGCTACATCTACTACCACACCCTCTAAGCCAATGACTTTTGGTCAAGCTTTCTCTGCTGCTAGAAAGGCTGCTTCGGAAAAAGGCGCTAAGACTACAGGACAGTTTGAATATCAAGGTAAGAAGTATCAGACAAACATTCGTGGTACAGGTACAGCTAAGAAACCAGTAGAGAAGTATGTATCTACTGGTAAGCAGACAAAGGTAAATGTTGGTGGTGATGTTAAACCAATCGAACCTGCGCCAGTTAAGCATACATTACCTGATATTAATATTGGTGGAGCTAAGCCACAAGCTACTACCCCACCAGCAACTGCACCAGCTACACCACAACAAACAACCACTACGGCACCAGCACCAGCTGCTCCAGTAGCAAATCAATCCGTCAAAAACATGGCCAGAAGAGGCAAACAACCAACACAGGAATCAACAGAAATGGAAGACAATAAGGATCTAATCTCAGCTTTTCTAAAGCTACAATCAGTAAATTCTGGAAATATCTTTGAAGCTGCTAAGAAGCTAAAGAAGCTAGATCCAGTTGGCAAGGAAGACGATGACGTTAACAACGATGGTAAGGTTGATAAGTCAGACTCTTATCTAAAGCATCGCCGTTCAGTTGTTTCAAAGAACGTTGAAGAGGGCGTTATTGGTCCAAAAGGCAGTGAGAATGTTGGTCCAGCTGTAACAAAAGATCCAAAGAAGTATGTTGACCCATCAACACCAACAAAACCATACACTGGCTATAAGGGCGGTAACGCTGCTGGTGATGTAATCTCAAAGGCAAAGGGCGCACTTGATAAGAAGGGCGTTCGTGAAGAAGCTGAAGAGATCGAAGAAGGCGTTTGGGGTAGCGCAGCTAAAAACTTTAGCAGAGGCGCTAGTGGTTTAAATGTTTCTCCCGGTAGAGCCGCTGGTAAGTTTACTTCAGCAACAACAGCTGATAGAGCCGCTAATGTAGCTGGTAAAGGCGCCAAGGTTATTGCTGATAAACCCGGTGCTGCCGCTGTCGCTGCTGGCGTTGGTGGTGCTACGGTTGCTGGTCATTCTATGATTAGAGATAGAGTAAACGCTGCTCAAAATAGAGATGCTGCTAAGACTCAAACTCTACCAGTATCAAGCGGTCGTCCACGCGATAATGTTGCCCAAAGTGGTGGTACAGGCGTAGCTGCTCCACTCCCAAAACCAAAGGTAGATCAGGCAAATAGAGCGCCTGGTCAGGGAAGCAAAGCTAACGTTGGTGGTGCTACTAGCCCATCACAGTTATCAACAACTGCTCATTCAAACTATAGCTCAGCAACAACTGCTCCACTACCACCACATCGTCCATCAAGCCTCGGTGGTAGCTCAACTGCTAAATCAGGTTCTTTCGGTGCAGCTTTCGCTGCTGCTAGAAAGGCTGCTGGTGGTAAGGGTGGAGACTTTACATGGAAGGGCAAGCAGTATCAGACAAACGTAGCCGGTGAAAAAGGTTCTTCAGCTTCAAAGCTAAGAAATATGAATCCAAAGGGTCCATCGGTTTCTGAAGAAGTTGAAGAGATTATGTTCTCAGAGAATGAACTAGCTCATTTCGAATCGATCTTCGAAACAGCTTCTGTTGCTCCAGCCGACTCTGGTGAAACAGTAGATAATACAACTTCTGAGAAGCTACCAAGAAAAACACTAACTGATTCAAAGAAGTAATGACTATTATTTGCAATAACCTTATTATAGGTAAAAAGGAGGAGCCAAAGAGACAGGCTCCTCCACCAAAACCAAATACTGTAGAAAATCTTTCTATTATAGAAAGAAAGTCTGATGATAGTGAATTAATTGTCGCCAAGGGAACTAAAAATATTAAAAATGAAAATGTTAAGTTCCATAAAGGTTATCATACGATTCAAGAAGGCGAATTACACAAACTTATAAACAGCAAATCTGATTATCTATCGGATATGCTAGGATTAAAAGATTAATAAATACAATAAAATATCTAGGAGGACTAAAAATGCCATTATGGGGTAAAAACGACGCTGCTTCTAATTCAACTATCTATGCTCCTGCACAGTTGAAAAAAGCACCTAATACAAATAATAGAGATCTTCTATTTGGTAATACTACATCTAACGCATATTTTGACGGCGTAACGGTTGGTCAATATGCCGTTGACGATAACGAAATTGCTGCTGGTAGCGGTAGAACAGCTCATACTGGTTGGGTTCTAAGAACAACTGGTCAAGGCGGTCGCTCTGGACGTATCTTTGACGAAGTTCTAGTAGCTGGCGGTATTACTGGAGATGCTGAGGACACTTCATTCCCAGATTATACACTAACTATTACAACTAATCCAGCCGCTAATTCTGGTAGCGTTTCTGGTAATATTTCTAGAACGTTTACTGCAGCAGCTACTTCAGTTCCATCAGGAGCTTCAATTAGCTATCTATGGTATAAATCAACAGATAACGTTACCTATACAACTACAGTTGGTAATACTGCATTTAGCGGTCAAACATCAGCTACCCTTACCGCAAATATCGCTACACTAGGCGTTAATACTTGGGTTAAGGCGGTTGCTTCTGCTACCGGTGCTGCTTCTGTTAATACAGCAGTCGCTAAATTCACAGCTACTGCTTAATAGGTGATAAATGGCTGATAACAGTAAAAGAGTATCTGAACTTCCGGTCACAACTAACGTTGCTTCCACTGACAGGGTTTTAGTCCTCCGAGATCCTTCAGGGGCACCTTCGGTCAGAACTATTACTGTTAACAACTTTATTTCTAACGTCGCTGCATCTATCGCTACAACCGCAGCTAACTTAGTAAATACATCAGCAGCCACGGCGTATTCTAATGCCGTGGCTTACGCCAATTCAATCTTAACATCAAATCTTGTTAACTATCCAACTAAAACACAACTACAAGCTAATCTTACTAGCACTTCTTTAAGCAGAAGTATGTTAACTATTTCTTGGAACAATCATTCAGCTAATAGTTCTCAGGAAGTTTTTATTTGTAGATCTGATGTTTCAGCTTCTATTATTACTGTTACTTTACCAGTTGATGGTTCTATATCTAATGGTAAGATCTATACAGTTAAGTGTGCCAGTAACGGAGATCTATATAAGACAACAGTTACTACACTAAGTCCAAACAGAATTGAGAATCTATCCAATGGAGTATTCACTACTAGCGTTGACTTAGCAAACTCTGGTTCATTCGCTACTTGGATTTTTGATAATGGTTATTATCGTCGTATAGGTTAAAGATAGTTGTTATATGTATGAAAAACTGACTGATAAGAATTTTTTATTATATTGTGCCTCACATTACGATAACGTAGAGTATGCATCTACTGAAGACTTTTTAGAAGATCTGAATAGAATAAAATATATTAAAAAATTAATAACAAGATACATTGAATATGGTGAACTGAAAGAGAGATTAATTCTCAATCACATTATTATTCTTAATAATTGTTTTGGTCCTGAAGTTTTGAATAGAGTTCTTTATTTAAAACTTAAACCTCAGATGAAATACATTAAGCCATTTCTGATTCTTCTGGAAATTATGCCTGATAAAATCTATAACGTAAACGATGAAACCGTTATAGATACGAATATGATTGAGATGGATCTGAACATTGTAGACAAATTAAGGAAAGTTTGATGAAAGCGCCTAAAGAAATCGAAATGTTCGTAAAGTTTGCAGCTAAAGAACTTGGTCTTACTAAGTTACCAACGATTCATTACGTTGGAAGCGCAGAGAACAAAAAGGCAGCTTTCGGTCATTCTATGGGTAATGATATCTGGATAAGAATAACAGACCGTCACCCTATTGATGTCATGAGAACTATTACTCATGAGCTTATTCATTTTAGACAAAAAGGCGGTAGTGAAAGATTTAAAGAAGATCAAGCTAACGCAATCGCAGGACGTGTAATGAGAAAATTCGATACTACCTTTCCAAGCGCATTCAAGCTAAAACCAATTAGAGAAGATGTTGCTTCTACAGTTCCAGCTAATTCAGCCGGTGCAGGTGGAGTTGAAGGTATTGGTGTTGGTCCAAGAGGCGAACCTGGTGGTAGAACGAAAAAGAAAAAGATTGTAGATATAATTGGTCCTATTTCTAGACTCCAAACCATCGGGAAGAAATAATGGATACAAGACAACTAGATATGTTCGAAAATAGACAAACAAAGATAGAAGATGCTATTTCGAAACTAACAGAAATATCTGGTGATCTTAATAAGATGATAGCCGTTCATGAGTTACGTCTAACTCAACAAGAAAAATTTATGGATTCTCTTGAGGATATAGTTGAAAGACGTAGAGAAGAATCGGATAATAAGCTAAGAACAGTATACGAAACGATGCGTGCCGAAGATATTCGTGTCATCGATGAAATTAATAAGTTGAGAGAAGAAGGCGAAGAACAATACAAGTCTCTTTCTACTAAAATTAATAGTATGGAAAAGACGATGTATATGTATATGGGTGCGTTTACGGTGATAGCTTTTATTCTAGCTTATGGTCCACAGATCGTAAAAGTTCTTAATTTAAGCTAGAATTTCATTTACTTTCCCCGATAAACTACTATAATAGCCCACCTTTCAACAAAGTGGTTATAATATGGATTGGCTTGAACACAAGTATATTGGTATGGTATCATCCCGCTTAGATAAATTCAAGCGTAAAGGTCCACAACTATATAATTTCAGATGCCCTATCTGTGGTGATTCCGAATCAAATAAGAATAAAGCCAGAGGTTACATCTACGAAAAAGAAGGTAAGATGTTGTTTCACTGCCATAACTGCAGTGCGACTATGGGCATACCTAACTTTATTAAGATGTTAGATCAAAATCTATATAACGAATATCAGTTAGAGAGACTTGCTGATCGTAAATCTCCACAGCAAGATGAATTTGAAAAGTTCGTAAACAAAATGAAGAAGCCGGTCTTTATGAAAGAAGGACCACTTAAAGGCTTAAAGAAGGTATCACAACTTGCACCAAACCATCCAATTAAAGTATTTGTTGATGAAAGAAGAATACCTACCCCTTATCATGCCAAGTTATTCGCATGTCCTAATTTTATGCATTTTACTAATAATTTGGTGCCCAACAAGTTTTCAACTGAGTCTCTGGCTAGAGATGAGACGAGGCTTCTTATACCTTTTCTGGATAGTAATAAGAGTGTTCATGCCTACCAAGGTCGCAGCCTTAGAGCAGGGAGTGCCGTTAAATACATTACAATCGTGCTTGATGATAGCATACCTAAGTTGTATGGCTTGGACACTATGGTTACTAACAAGCCTATATATGTCGTTGAAGGCCCGATTGATAGTATGTTTCTTACTAATGCTATTGCTACTGCTGGAGGTGATCTGGTTAGCGCAGTTAGAGATTTTGACAAATCAGGACTTACGATCGTATATGACAACGAGCCTCGGTCTATAGAGACTAAAAAGAAACTTGACAAAGCCATTATGAACGGGTATAATGTCTGTATTTGGCCAGAGTCAATGGATCATAAAGACATCAACGATATGGTCCTTGCTGGATTGTCTCCTGAATTTATCGAACATATTATTAAAACGAATACGTATAGAGATTTGTCAGCGAAACTGGCGTTACAGAAATGGAGTAAGGTATGAAGTTTGTAAAACTTTCTAATACTGGCAGGTACAGGGGCGATCCAATCTATATTAATATTGACTGGATCACAAGCGTTTTTGAAGAATCCAGCGAGAAGTATGGTTCTTTATCTACCATCGTTTTCGGCGGACCTGGTGGTGGAACACGTTGGGTCGTAGAAGAATCAGCTAAAGAAGTTATTAAGAAAATTGCAGAGGCAACAAATGAAAGTCCGTAAGAAACCAGTTGAAGTTGAAGCTCGTCTCTTCACAGAAAATAAAGCAAAAGAAATTGCAGAATGGTGTAACGCTCTGTTAATTCCACGTGGTGGAAATACAGAACCATTTATCCAGATCATGACCCTCGAGGGCATTATGACTGCTCGTCTTAATGATTATATTATTAAAGGTGTTCATGGCGAGTTCTACCCATGCGCTCCTGCTATTTTTGAAAAGACTTATGAGGTAATTGAACTATGAGCATACCAACCAGGTTCAATGTGTTGACTCCAACTAACACATATAAAAATCAAAGTATGTTTACCATTAGTTATGGTCAAGATTTGAAAGATAGAAACGTATGGAAAGAACGCTTTCAAGAGTGTTTCAACGACATGTCGGTGGAAAATAAACAACGGTTCTGTCCTTGGTATTTCGAGGAAGATTTTATTATAGAGATTAGTCCTGATATTTCTTTTTTTAAAAAAGATTTTCATAAATTATGAGGAGAAAAACATGACCGATGAAGAAACAAATAAGCTAAAGAAGATTCTTTTTGTCTTAACTCTTATTAAAAATAAAGAATCTGATGAACGCAAGCTTGCATACTCAGAAGCAATTGAAGAAGCAATTGAAGAAGCAATTGAACATGCAAAAGAACTTTTGGGAATAAAAGTTAAATTGTGAGACAATTAATGAGCGAAGAACAGTTTGTCAAATGTTATGTTGTTTTTGGCTGTGTATTTCTGATCTTAATAGTGATGGATATGTTTGGATTATGGGGGAACAGTGATGAATGACATTCATCAGCAGCAATTGAAGCAAGTAAGAGAAAGCGTATATGAGGAAAATCTGCGGCTTCGTGCCGAACTCGCCGCAGCCAATGAGTTTAAGAAGCATTACACTGATTTGATTTCAGTCAATGCTGAACTAATGGGAGCACCTAATGACGGATCGATTACAGACTCAGTAGTTCAAATAGAGAAACTTGTAAAGAAACTTCGTGCCGACCTCGATGCCGCTAATGAGGAAGTCGAAAAATTACGGGAACGCCTTGGTCCACATGGACTAGTCGTCGTAGACATAGACAAGACGGGGCATTACGTGTCTGAGAAAGTTGCCGACGAAATCACCCGCCTCCGTACCGACCTTGCCGTAGCCAATGAGCGATGTGAGATGCTGACAAAGGAAGTCGTAGAGTGGCGTAGTCGCCCCGATGCTTTGCGGGCTGACAAAGCCGAAGCCGACCTCGATGCCGCCATTTCAGAGCGTAATGGCCATTACGCTACATTGAAGCATGTGGCTAAAGAGCGTGACGAAGCCTTGCGTAATCAAGCAGAAACTCAATCTAAACTAGATGCTCTTGAAAAACTGTTTCAGATGACCTGTCAACAGTTTGAAGAAAAGCGCCAGCGTATTCTAGAGGTTCTTGACTAATGACGAAGCATTGTGTATATTTTTAGTGGAAAGGAGCCTACACATGACCAAGAATAAAGCAGAATCGGAGTATGTTATGATAAGGCGAAAGTGTGAAGATTCGGATATGGCAGAGTTAACATTCGCTAAGAATAACGAAAAACTTGACCTGACAGATTATAGGTGTATCCGAATGTTTTCAGAGACCACAGAGGAATGGGTTCATAAAGATGAATACGAGCATTTCTATGAAGAGTATCGCAAATTCAATGGTCTGATGATGAGGCATGGTGCGATACTATCATATATAAGTGAACCGTGTGAAGAAAAGGCTGTCACCACTTTCTTGAGGATGAAGGCGAAAGACTGATGACCTATACGTGGAGTAAGTATCCTGATGCCAAACCTAACCGATCTGGATACTATTACACATACTATTTCAATAACGAAATGAATGATTGTTTTTACAAAGCGATATACTATAATACTTCCGCAGACGAGTGGATCGGGTGGAGAAGAGGTATAGAACCTAAAGTTATAGGATATGTAGATAAGACGTATGCGAAGTTCTATGTTCCTTGTTTAGATTTGGTAACGCCAGACATAGGGAGTTTCTTGGAATGAGTGAAGATATTGTCGAGCGGCTAAGAAGCCTATCAATCTTGGATGGCTGGCTCCCTATGATGGAAGAAGCTGCCGTCGAAATAGACCGTCAGCGAAAGGTCATATCGGCCATGATTGAGGACTGCCAATATCTGAAAGATAAACAGATAGAAGCCGCTGATGAAATCGAGCGTCTTCGTAAGTATGAACAACTAGTCAATTTCATTGCTACGGACTATGTTGAACTCTCGCATGATAAGGTTCAAAATGAATATCTTCTTATCATAAAGAAGTGCCGAGAGTTGGTTAAGGAAGATATGGTAAAGATATTTGATGAATACCTTGAGGGTCTCAAAGACGTAAAGGATATTTTCTGATGGCCAGACAAATATAGAGGAGGTCAACGTGGAGGAGATAGAAATGACTGACGATGTATATGTGATTATTCTTTCGAATGGTAGAGCAGAGAACGTTCCACCATCATACAACTGGTATGATATTCTTATCCAAGCAGAAAGCGCTTGGAGACATAGTTGCAGTTCTTCGGCTATTCCTGAGAAGCTAATAAAGAACGGTAAGATCATTGTTGAAAAACAACTTTGGTATGTAGCAAGTAACTATGTTATAGAAAAAAATCATCTGGTAGATAAGGCTTACGAACAAGCGAAAGAAATGTTCCCAGAACCAAAAGGTGAGTGATGAACTACTGCTTCATGTATGACGGGATAGTTCTAGTGTTTCACAATGATCGATATGCTCATTGTTGGGACAAACAGTTTGTGACAGAGAACTGGTGAGAAAGATAATGAAATACAATATTGAACTAGACCATGACCAAACTGATGCTATTGTCATTGCTTCTCTAAAGGAGGCGTATCGTCTCAATGCTGATCCTCTTCCGGACGAAGGTGGAGAGAAATGGGTTGATGTCGAGTTTCTGGCTGCTATAGATCATGTCCTAGAATATTATCATAACTATGAGCAGAAGAAGTTATGGATTGTTGAAAAAGAATCGTTTAATAATGGAAAGAGTAACAAATGAACAACGCTAAGATTATTGCAGTAACACAGTCAATTATGAAAATCGAGACAGATGGAAAATATGGTGACGTTAACACTCGTCCAATGAACGCCGAAGAGTTCATTGCCTATACTGCCCGTGTTTCTAATCCCGGTAATCAATACAACACCCTCACTGCACCAAAACTCCTAAAGTATCTAATCGATCATAAGCACTGGTCGCCATAGATGAAATCCTGGAAAGAACTTGACTTCCGAGAACAGATGATGTATATTAGACAGGCTGAATATCTCCAGGAAAAAGGATACTTTCCTGGTATGGATTCCTTTGTTGTGGCGGAAATCTTGTATAAGAGAAGGAATAGGTGATGTCTAACGATACCGTTTATTATGAACTAGTGAAACGAACTATTCCATACAATCCTAACACCTTTGTAACTGCTGCTATATGGTCGTGTTCTCTTTGTGGTGAAACGATTGATGGTATGGGTGGACCTGGCAGCGGTGAAATCTGTGTGAAATGCGGTGATGAAATACTAGCAAAAAAGATTGTGTATAGAAGGGAAGAATAATGAGTGATTTTATTGTAATAAGACATATGACAGATAATCGAGGTAAAATTCATGTCGAAATGACAAAGAAATCGTCTGTCGACCTTACAGAATACAAAATGGTACAGGTTAGAGATAATGGTATGGAAGAGTATGTCCATGTAGATGAATATGATATCTATAAGAAGATGTATGAAAAGATGGAAAAGTGATGACTATACATTACTCAACAAACTGGATGGGTCCAATCAATACTAAATGGATAGAAGAAAATGGTAATGATTGGTCTACTGGTCGTATTGATGTTTCAGGCGATGTTCCTGAATATACCGAAATTGGCCTTCCTATGATGAAAGGTGATGATTGGAATAGATTTAGTGCTTGGTTGGATAATTTCACGACTCCATACCGTATATGGACTCTTGATGAAATCGTAGAAGAATACGAAACGACTAATCCTAAGATAACATGGTGGATGGATCAATGAGCATTGATGTAGAACGGTTACATGACATTCTTTATGAATGTGATGGTAAATTGAGAACCGATGAAGAACTTATGGAAATCTACACTTCTCAACTACCAAAATCTATAAAAGCAGAAGTAGATGTTTGGGGTATGGACACCGTAATTTCCGATGAGATATATCTTTTTTGGAAAGGAAGGAAACAAGATGACTGAAAGTGCTGATTTACTAAATAGAGTTGTAGGCCACGGAGTACCAGTCCCGCCTACTCTAACACTGTTTAGGAGTGCCAGCATGTCTATTTATCGCCGTCTATACGAGCAACATTTCGGTCCAATACCGAAGGGTTATCATATACATCATATTGACGGTAATCATTCCAATAATCACATAGACAATCTTCAATGTGTTTCGGCAAAAGAACACTATGATATTCACTACTCGCAAGGAGATTATGGTGCCTGTTGGGCCATGTCTGTTACAGGTCATATCTCTCTAACAACAGAACAAAGATCGGAAATCTCTAGTAAGACTCAATTAGAACTTTCAAAAGATGGTAGGCATCCGTTCCAGTTAGAGAAATCCAGAGAAAAGAACAGAATAGCAGTTATTGAACGAAACAAGTCTATGACTGGTAAAACCTATGAAGAATTATATGGTGAAGATAAAGCACAACAGATAAAAGACTCAATAAGTGCGGCAGGTAAAGGTAAAGTTTTGAACTTGACCGACGAGGAACGATCGGATAGAAGCGAAAGATGTAAGATATATAATCCTATGTTCAACCTTTCCGATGAAAAAAACGAAGAACGTAAGGACAAGATAAGACAAAAGATGAAACAGAAGTTTGAAAACTCCGATGGTAATACTAAAGGCAGAGTATGCTATACTGATGGAGATAAGAATATCTTTCTAAGTATAGATGCCGAAATACCAGAGGGGTTCTCTAAAGGAATGACTAGAAGGAAGAGAAAATGAGTAATGTGAAGATTGTTGGAATCACTAAACCTATGGTAGAAGATTATCCTGGTATGACGCCAGAGGAATATATTGTTTATGTTGCCCGTGTAAGCAATCCATCAAATCAGTTGAATATGATGACTGCACCAAAACTTATGAAATATCTTATTGAGCATAAACATTGGAGTCCTATGGAACATTGCTTCCTTACGTTAGAGATTACAACCACAAGAGATATCGGTAGACAGATTCTTCGACACCGTTCATTCACTTTTCAAGAGTTCTCACAAAGGTATGCAGACCCCACGCAAGATATGAATTTTGTTACAAGGGAAGCAAGACTTCAAGATCATAAAAACCGTCAGAATAGTATTGAGACTGATGATGACGATGTTCATTATCAATGGAAGATGCAGCAAAATCTTATCAGAAGTGCCGCTGAAAAAGGATATAAACTTGCTATTGACATGGGCATTGCCAAAGAAGTCGCTAGATCAGTATTACCAGAAGGACTCATTGAGACTAAAATGTATATGAGTGGATCGTTGAGGTCATTTATCCACTATATTGATGTTAGAGCAGAAGAAGGCACACAGAAAGAACACCGTCAGGTTGCTCTAGCAGCACAGAAAGAAATCCTCATGCACTTCCCATCTTTGAAAGAGTATTGGTATCCTGATCTAGATCCTAACATGCCAAGATTTGAGGATCACTGGCTTCCAAGGAATAGATCTTCTGTTGTAGAACAAGAACCTAAATCATGGTGGTGGAAGTTCTGGTCATGAATAGGATCGTAACCATGATCAATATCCATGGAGAAACAATCAGGACTATACAGGCGCTTGATGATGGCACATGGTGGATATATCATGACTGCTTTCATAACGCACCGTGGTCAAGAAAGAAGTTTGGATTATAATGCTGTTTGATAGATACGACTTTAAGAAATTCGCCAGAGCCGTTCACAGAGTGAATAACAGGTTCGAGGGTAGAGAGATTAGACAGCTATATTCTGGTTATCTATATCCAGAGTTACCTTTATATTTGAAAATCACGGAGATTCTTGATGCCTAAAATCGTATTAGTTGAAACCGTCTCTATGTTCCGGCATATATACGCTGTAGAACTTGAAGATAACCAACCAGCAGATTATGCTGTAGAAGATGTTATGTATTTTACTACTGGTGGAGAAACAGAATTTGATGAAGTAGCACAAGAACATGTTGGTGAGAACATATTATCACACCGTGTAGTAACTGAAGAAGAATACTTAGAACTTTTTGATCAACATAATCCATATGCCGCTCCTATGTGGACAGTTGAACAAAAGAAGAGATATATATACAAGGCTAAGCAATGCGAAAGCGAGATTCCAAAAGAAGATGGAAAGCAAGACTGAAACTGGGAAAGCAAATACCAATTTGGGTTATGATGAAGTATCGAGTATATCCTCCGCCCAATGAAAAACTCAAAGAAATTTATAATATATATAGAGAAACCGTTATGTTCAAAGAGGAAAATAAATGACAGACTTTACAGTTTACCAGCAGTATATTCATAAATCCCGTTACGCAAGATTCCTTCCAGAAAAGAATCGTCGTGAACACTGGAATGAAACAGTCCAGCGTTATGTGGATTATATGTTCACAAAAGTTTCAACAGGCCAGGGATGGACGGTTGATCAAAAGCTAAAGCAAGAAGTATTTGACGCAATTTATAATCTAGAAGTAATGCCTTCTATGCGTGCTCTTATGACAGCTGGTAAGGCGCTAGATCGTGATAACGTTGCTGGTTATAATTGTTCTTATTTGCCGATTGACGATCCTAAAGCATTCGACGAGGCTATGTGTATTCTTATGAATGGCACAGGTGTTGGTTTCTCTGTAGAGCGTCAGTATGTTAATAAGCTACCAGAGATACCTGAGAATCTTTATGATTGTGATACTCTTATTACAGTTCGTGATTCTAAGGAAGGTTGGTCAAAGGGATTGCGTATGCTTATCTCTTTGCTTTACGCTGGTGAAGTTCCAAAGTGGGATCTATCGCAGCTTCGCCCTGCTGGTGCTCCACTAAAGGTATTTGGTGGTCGTTCTTCTGGACCAGATCCACTCAACGATCTATTCAAGTTTGTTATTCGTATCTTTAAGAACGCTCATGGTCGTAAGCTAACTTCACTAGAGTGCCATGATATTATGTGTAAAATTGGTGAAGTTGTTGTAGTTGGTGGCGTTCGCCGTTCTGCTATGATTTCTCTATCTAATCTTAGTGATGATCGTATGCGTCATGCTAAAGCAGGACAATGGTGGGAAGCAAATGTACAAAGAGCTTTATCAAATAATTCAGCAGTCTATACGGAAAAACCAGAAGTTGGACAGTTCATGCAAGAATGGCTCTCCATCTATGAGTCTAAGTCGGGCGAACGTGGAATCTTTTCCAGAGAAGCAAGCCAAAAAGTTGCTAAAAGAAGTGGAAGAAGAGATCCATCGTTTGAATTCGGAACTAATCCCTGTTCGGAGATTATCCTTCGACCATACCAGTTTTGCAACCTCACAGAGGTCGTTATACGAAGCGATGATAGTGAGAAATCTCTTGCTAGAAAGATTAGAGTCGCAACAATATTGGGAACGTTTCAATCAACTATGACTCATTTCCCATATCTTCGTAAGATTTGGCAGAAGAATACAGAGGAAGAAAGGCTTCTAGGTGTTTCGTTTACAGGCATTTATGATTGCCCACTAATGAACGATTATAAAGATCCAGAACTTCCTGAGCGTCTAGAACGTCTTCGTCAGGTTGCTATTGACACGAATAAGGAATGGAGCGAAAAGCTTGGAATTAACCAGTCAGTTGCTATTACCTGCGTTAAGCCCTCTGGAACCGTCAGCCAATTGGTTCTTAGTCCTTCTGGTATTCATCCCGGTCACGACCATTATTACATTCGCCGTGTTAGAAGTGACAATAAAGATCCTCTTACAAAACATCTTATTGATGCGGGTGTGCCTAACGAGCCTGACGTTACTAAGCCTCATTCTACTACTGTATTTTCATTTCCTATGAAGCTACCAGAGTCTTCAATTACTAGAGAGAGTGTATCTGCTATCGATCACCTAGAACTTTGGTTAAAGTATCAGCGTCATTGGTGTGAGCATAAACCTTCTGTTACGATTAACGTAACGGAGGCAGAGTGGCCACGAGTCGGTGCTTGGGTCTATGATCATTTTGATGAAATGTCTGGCGTATCATTCCTTCCATATGATGGTGGTACATATAGACAAGCTCCTTATGAAACAATCACTAAGGAAGAATATGATAATACTATTATAAATATTCCTACAATAGTTGATTGGGATGCTCTAGTTGAAGTGGATGATAACGTCGAGGGCGTTCAGACATTGGCTTGTACAGCAGGGAACTGTGAGATATGAGTGACGACTGGAAAAACGGTTACGATGCCGGTTATCAAAACGGTTGGGAAGCTGGATATAACAAAGGGAAGTCTGAAAGGCTTCCCACCAATCCTTACCAACAACCACATCAAGATTGGTTAAGACAACAAAACGTAGGAACTACTTGTATTGTTTGCGGTATGTTCTTTGAAGTTGGTAAGGCGTATGGTTATGTCTGCGGCAATTCACGTTGCCCATCAAAAACATATTGTTCAACCGTTCCATTAACAGCGTCTAGTGCTGCTAATGCACAATGGTCATCTTGGATGTCTGGTAGACCAAGTTCAGCAGTAAATGCTATTCCAGATGGTCTATCTTATGAGGAGATTTATGGATCAGTAGTATATCAACAAAATAAGAAAAAGGAATAATAAATGGCAAGTTGGTCAAACGGAACTTCTATATTTGAGGAAATTGCTGCAGTAATCAGAGCAAACGTTACTGATTACGAATCAAGATGTGATGTCTATAGAGAACTGATTCCTATCTTTGAGGATAATGGAGCAGAACTATTTGATATTTACGAATCGGTAGATGAGGCGTTTGATGAAGTTTGGTCTCAGATGTATCCTCAAGACGAGAGCGATGGTTGGTGATAACTCGTATAGATCCGCCCATGCCTTTGTATACTCCAAAAGGAAAGGCGTTGGCTCATTTTCTAATAGATTATGGATTTGAGCTAGATTTATATTGGGTTTGTTTTCAAGACGAAACTGGCGAATGTTGGACTTGGAATAATAAGGATATAAGAGCGCAAAATAATACAACCGCTGGTAGAATAAATATCCCGAAGGAGATTCGGGATGTGGATATACAGAGGTGAAATATTTGAAGATATTGGTAATTATGTTGGATTCGTCTATATAATTACCAATCTTCGCACAAATAAAAGATATATCGGTAAAAAGCTTTTTCATTTCTCTAAGACTAAACAAGTAAAGGGAAAGAAAAAGAAATTCAAGGTCGAGTCCGACTGGTTAGATTATTATGGATCCAATGAAGAACTCAATCATCACGTCAATATCTTTGGCAAAGATCAATT